CTAGTCCTTTCGAACTGGGGATATGAAGCCATCAACTAGGATGAATGTTGCGTCGCCATCTTTTTTGTGGTTTATGCAGTAATGTTTGACAATCAGTTCCCCTTCATCATAACAAATGATCTTACAGCTTCCATATGGATACAAGTATGTTTGTTTTGTATATCTGCTAATCATGATTTTAACCTGATTGGAACATCCTGGATGGTCACATTGAACTGGTCTCTCCTCTGGCCAGTTTGTGAAATGCATATCATTCTTAAACTTGTCGTAAAACAGCATCATCTCATCACTCTTCTCTTCCGGATACATCTTTGGCGTTTTATCGAGATAAAATGATCGATATTCATCAAGATCAATCTCATCTGGAGACCCACAGCAACATTTGTGATATATATGAGACTTCACGTGCATATAAATATGACCGGTGAAGATCCAACGATCCGACGATCCGCATGATCCACAAACGGGTAGCCTCGAAACGTTTTTCATTAATCGAAGTTGTTAAATGTAAAATCAGATGGATTGATCAATAAAATAAAAATTCAATCTTTCACTTATCACCTTCCAGGATTCTCGATGCAAACGCCTTGTGTGATTCAGTCAGATCGGTATCATACGACAAAATCATAGGTTCAAATACCGGATAGATCTCTTTGAATGTCACAAAATCGTCGTCTGTTATCAGAGATAGACTCTTGAGATGCAGTAGATAATCATTATAGAAGTTACGGATGGATTCTCCTTGAACTGGTGAGATGAGACCTTCTCGTCTCATCATACGATCTAACTGTTCGAAATATCTGGAGTTATCCAAAAATCCGAATCTGAAGAAGATATAGGCTTGTCCCATCATATACCTGCGAAACATGTTGTCATATCGAACCTCAATCGGCTCTAACTTGTTCTCTTGTGAAAACGCCGGCACAATGTAGAGCTCTAATATTTTTTCAAAGATCAGTTTGCAAGCGGTTCTAGTATCCTTTTCGACGATCGATGAAAATTCAGGTCCCAATAATCCGACAAAATCATCAACGGTTAGCAACTTATTGTTCCTCTGCCAACTATTAACAGATGCCCACCATTTCGCATAAGTCTCTCCTCTAGAATTCATATCCTCATAGTTATGAGCAGTCCACTTGAAATCTTGAATGAAGAACTTTTCATATTTTCCGACGAACTCCTTCAGTTTATCAGGATCTGGATTTCTCTTTTCGAATCCACTGGGATCACCCATTAAACAGAAGATCATATCATCCCTCATAACGTTAAATAGCTCTCCCGGTTTAGAGAGGTCGACATTCATGCTCTTGAAGAACGGATAGATCTTTCGGCCATCGACGGTTTCGTAGTTGAAGCCCGATTGGAACAGGGAATGGACGAAGGACATATCTGCACATACCAGAGTTACCGCCTCACTCATTAGTCGATAGGCGATATATGTGAAACGGATTACGCGTGAATCTCCTCCGACGTAAACAAGGTCAGGGATAGCCTGATGACACATGTCATGAATGAAATATACCAGTTCATGGAGAGGATCCTTCGGTTTGCTCGTAAACGGAATCCCAGCGTTCAGACCAGGAAACCAATATAAACCCTGACGTCTGTTCTGACAGGCCCTAAAGAACAATCCTCTGTTCAGCACATATCGAATCATGTTCATAATGCCATAACCCACAGCCACCGGATTATTAACATGAACATTCTTTTCGAAAAACAAAAATGGATCACGATGTAACTCCAACGGCTTTTCAAAGTGCTGTGGGGTATGTTTCCAATCAGCTAACGTAGTTCTGTATAGAAACTGTTTGATGAACTCTGATACACAATGGTCTCTCGCAGATAGCTTAAATCCCAGTAGCTTAAGTTGATGATAAGATTTGCCAAGTTCAGTAATGACAAAAAATGAATCAAATCCAAAAGTTCCATCGACTCTCCTATCAAAATCTAAATGTCCTTCGACCTGTTTAGTAATTGACCCGACCTGCTTATCTCCACCTTTGAATACAGTGTAGACTAACGTACTGGCGTGAATAACGGGTTCTAATTGCAAGTTTTGTAGTTTTCCATACTTTCCCTTGAGTTCGGTATGTTCAGTTATCTTCGCGAAATACTCTTTTGTAGACTTGGCTGGTTTAGTTGTAACTACTTTCACTCCATATCTTTCAAACTGCCTGGCCACCTCTATCGCCTTTTCATTGTTCGATGTCTTGAAATAAACAGTTTTAGACATCGCTGATGATGTATGTAGAAATATATAGAGGAATTCTAATATTAAAAAAATCAAATTTTTCATGATAGACTAATTAGCTGGCTCACTTTCACTATGACCATCTTTGTTATCACCCGATGCATTATCATCAGATCCATCGTCAGTTCCATTCTCATCTCCAGACCCGTCTTCGGTATTTTCAAGAGGAGCGTTATCCGGAATAGGATCATCGAGCTGGACTGATTCAGCAATAGGAGCATCACGTTGAACCGGTTCAATACCAACACGATCCCAGTTGCAAACGACAAACGTATACTGACCATCAGAAACATGATCTTTGCAAAAGTCCTTCTTAATCAGTTTCTCATCATCATCTTTTGATGGAACCATTGTACAAGATCCGTCAAGATACAATGAGATGTTCATCTCTGGGAAGAGACAACCTACTACATTGACGGTATTCGAACATCCAGGATGGTCACAATAGAGCAGTTGTTCCTGAAACGCGATGACCTTTTTGATCTGATTGTACCTCTCTTCTAACCACGTTCCATCCGAAACGTCAAAGAATGTTGGCGTCTTTTTAAGATATGATGACCTGTTCTTGTGCGAAACTAATCCGCTGAACGGATGTCCGCATAGACACACATGATTTAAGGATACATGTCTATCACTAAGATCATGTTCGGTTTGACCATCAAATATCCACCTATCTGAGTTACCACAAGCTTCGCAGTTTGGTGGATCAAAATCTGTTGATTCCTCATCTTCGTTATCATCTGAATCAGATTCGGTGTCATCTTTTTCTGATAAACCACCAAAGAGCGACATAGACATAACAACGGCAAATGCCACAGCGCCCGCTACTAAAGCTATGGTTGATGTAAGTGTGATAACAACCTTAAACTCATCTGATGTTCCTGTCAACAAAAAACCATGCAAACACGCAACAACCCCTATAAACAGAGCTACGTAACCAAACATCGTCATATTGCCTTGCCTGTTGTTAAATATGATTTTAAATTCAGAGTAAACTGGTTTAACCGTATATATTTCAATTTTTTATCAGTATAGTATATAGCATGTCGGAAGACACACCTATAATAGGATTCATACCGACTCACGTATCGAATAATATTCAAAAACAGTTACCGGCGATCATCGTTGGGTCATTAACGTTAACGGCCAGTTTGGCATGGAATGATAGTTTTAAGGCGTTAATTGATCAGTACGTTCCTGATCAGTATAAAAATGGTAAGAATGCTTGGTTCAAGATGTTATATGCGTTTATCTTAACCTTAGTTATCGTCTTAGTTATATCGATTATATTAGCATACTCAACACCAAAGACATAGATTAAAACTGCCAAATACCATGAACAATCTCTAGGCTTAGGCCGATGGGCACGGTTAAGCTATGTGATTTCAAGATATGTTCTAATTTCATGGCTTGATCGAACAGCTTGGATCGTGCTTCCTCAAGAGACAGATTTGAGAACTCATTGGAACGATACTTCCAAACTTTTTGGTCTTTGAAGATGAACCATCCACCATTGTCAAACCCCGCCTTGGTACATTCGTCTATTAGGTTTTCAAGTTCTATCGGCATATTTTGAAATTCCGATTTGGGTACATCAAATCCGAAATGTAGTTCGAACGGAGGAATCTTTTTGTTCAAAAAGGGCTGATATTCTGAAAACACTAACATATCAACCTTCTTCTCATCATACACGACATTGTCTGTAAGTTTTCCATCTTGGAATGACCATTCGCCGAGATATTGTTCTACTTCGATCATGTACGGTTCGCCGGACTTTGTTGCTAGGTTCAAGAGCTGTAACAGAATGTTATAGCACATGTCATCACCCATGCATCCGGTCGCGAACGCTTCAGATTTAGTGCCCTTATATTCATTGATTTCATGAAAGTTCATCATAGTCTGATACGTAGCGTCAGTCTTTGCCTGAGGGCCTAACTGAAGATGACCGATCGGATAGATCTTGATCTGGCCGTTATATTTTGGTTCAATGGCTAACAGTCGCTTCGTCAGCTCCACTACAGTGGAATGCCTAGCGCCATCAATATGAAAATGGAACCTTGTTGAGTTCGGCTTAACGCCAGGATCCCTGGGTACTGGATGGTACGAATTCCAATATGATCCATCGAAGAAATTAACATATGCATCTGATGCCTGTTTCTGAATAAGGTCTACATCGTCGATGTTGGCATCAATGATGACGAGAGGAGAGCCCTTAAACCAATCGTTACGTAAGACCTCAATCGGAGGTACTCTTGCATGAAAAACTTGCAACCGTCTCTTCGCTTTGTCCTCGGTGTCTGTCACTCGTTCGCCTCGACCACATTGCCTTTGTATCGCCTTCTCATCGGAGCACGTTAGGGCGATGACCAGATCCGGACTAACACCGGCCTTCTTCAAATTCTGAAGGTCATCGTATGACGGTGGATAGCCGTCCAAAATGAATCTATTTCCTTCTCCTAATGCCTTTAGCACGATCCCGCACATAAGTTCCGACGGAACTAACTCCCCCTTACTCATGTACTCATTGACCTCCAGTCCCAATGGAGATGTTGGATCTAATGATCGCAGCAGTTCACCAGTGCTAACGTACGGAATGTTGTACATTCTTGCTAAAGCCTTGCCCAATGTGCTTTTTCCAGATCCCGGCGGTCCCGTGAGGTAGATCCGATCACTAGCCCCTTTGGTAAACTTTGTTAGGCATGCATAAAACGTCTGTTCATCATGATAGAACATTACGGTGGTATGATTAGATCCTGAGATCATTGCGGAGATCTTTGGTAAAGGTTGACCTAACTCTCTCTTACACAAACATAAAACACGTTTGTTGAATTGAATCCCTTTTGCGATCATATATCCGACACCCAAAGATGCTGCAGTAATGTCTGCAATGACGATGTCTGAAGCACCAAGGAGTCTCATATCCTCATCATGGATCTGTTCATCAGACTTCCCCATGTCAACGACAGCCTCCGAATCAGACCCAAGATGCTCGGTCAGTACGGTACCGAACTGTTTCATAACCCTGATATGCATCCTAACGGTATCTTTTGATATCGTACCACCACGAACTGAAACTGTATAATAGATCTTCATCTTCCATGTTAACTCATATAGAATCAATAGAGGACGTCAACGATAAAATAAATCAATTTTTCACATATACTCTACACATATTATTACACTGATGATGTTTTGTATGTCCACTAGAACAGATAGTCTCGATACCATAATTGCATGTATGACCACAGTTATTTTTGTTTGTATGATTTCTAATGCATCCGTTAGCTCTATATCTATAGCCGAGTTTTATGGTTACCGGCAAGTTTGTGTAAAACACTATAGACCAGTAAAAGGAGCTGCAGTAAATGAATGATGGTATATATTCGATGGATACGTACTTTGTCAATGCATGGATAACATCACATAGTTCCAAAAATGAGTTAACAACCTGCATATCCATAATGGCATCAACGAACTCCTTCCATTCGGTTTTAATGCTCTGCAAACAGGACTCTGGTTTCGTCCATCGATTTCCAATCGACGGAGGAGTATTGTTAAACATCGCATATTCCGCCATACCCGCCGCATAAAACCTACCATACAACAGATACAATAGTACCAAAATTAAAAAGATGCCGAACAGTATCATAGTTTTCTAGTTTAGAATGTAAATCATGAGAATCGTTTATTATTCCGATTTCAATTTTATCTTTCTTATTATATATAACAATAATGAATAGATTGTTGGAGTTTAGTTCAAAACTACTAATGAACTATCGAAGAGTTCAGATTGGTGGTGCTAAGGAGCAGATTAAGACCACCGATATGGTTTTCGAACTGTTAGGGAAACTAGTTCCAATAGTTGAGTTTAACTATACGTACCATAAAGACAAGAACTACGCTGATGAGCAGACGAATAAGTTCATTGAGAGATCCAAAAGTTTGGTGGAGATGATGGATGTTAAGTATCTTAACGAGGCACTAATGTACATCATATACTTCATCTTATCAGGCGAACTTGAATTCTTCTATGCGATACTAACGTGCATCTCTGAAGTCGAACTTCGAGAGTATAAATCTGTTGGTGAGTTTTTGGATCTGATGGAAGCCACCACTAAAGATCTTGTAAATCAGAAGGATAAGGTACTGATGAACGTTAGTCGATATCCATTACTGTTCTCAGATAAGGGAAAGCCAACGGATGATCTATTTGCAACGCTTAAGCAGTTAAATATGATCCTTGAATCATCCGTATACAGACCTCTCCCGAATAAAAATATCAGCAAACTAAAAGGGATGTTACAATATGATCCCTCTCGAAAGTATTTGCTTAGGAGATCGATTAGGACGTATCTAATGAACGTTCATGCAGTTACCAAACAGATGCTTGAGGATATTAGCAAAAAAATATCATCGAAACCACAATTCGAAGCCATAGTTAGCTCGATAACCACTGCATCTGACCGAATTGAAAACGGATTGGTACCAGAGGAAGCGTTTACAAACGCAAACTTTATATTCGTCATATCACACTACTATAAGCTTAAGGCGATATATGATAGTCTGTCAAGATTAAAATCGCCCGTTGATCTAAACGGACCTATTCAAGATGTTCAATATGGTGGTGGATTTGGACAATGGTTCAAAAATGTGCTATTGGGATCATTAACGATAGGTCAGAAGACTGAAGTGATAGATACATCGAGATCATACTTCAACAGTAAATCTGATATATTCAATCTACTGAACGAAATAGATTTCAATAAAGATAGATTTACTACATATCTAGGTGAATCGTTGCGATATGTTGACTCTTTCAGAAAAGTACATGTAACGTATAAAAATAGAGCTGACACAATTGAATTTGATCATTACTACGCTTTACCATCATTAAGAGCTCTTAAAGCGTACATGGATTCGATCGATAACGTTAAGAATAAACGATTTTCAGATCTAATGAAGTCATTGCAGAGTCTATTTATGGAAGGTGTAGATATGAATGTTATAAATAGTAACAACAAGTTATTACAAGAGAGGGAAAACATCCTAAAGGAGCCATACGTTTACAACGCAACTAATCAGTATATTAACGAACTCTTAAATACAAAACAATCAGTGGAAATTAATGCTGAGCTATTTTCAAACACAATCATCAAGCTATACAGATTCATCGCATCGATTAATGATGACATTGATGAAGAGTATGATGATAAACTCAATATAGAAAATCGATGCATTGCGAATTATCATCTGGTCTACATGTACAACAGACTAGTTAAACTTGGAATAGACAATAAACTGTTTGATGAAAAAGCAAGGAGTCAGATAGCTCTAAATACAATCAAGCTTGTATGCGGAGATGATGCTGAAAAGATCTATAATCCAACCATGTTAAAGAGTAAATGTACTGATGATAAGATAGCTGCTGCATTCGACAAAAATGCGATGAGTATGATCACATCAATGAACTGTTCACAAAAACTTCTCAAACTCCGATTCTACGGTCTTAAGACTAAACTAATTCCTATTGAAGCGTTGGCTAAGTACAGAATAGACAACACAGTTGCAAATGTCTTCGCTGCCTTAGAGGATGTACTACGATATTATAAAGACCTTTATTACCATCGAATAGCCTTAGGAAACTTAACGCCAAACGAAACGTTATTAAAAGGGAAAGATGAAGGTTTTCTAATGGTATCCAGTCAGCCTTATGACGAAAAACATTATAAACTGTTATCATACATAAAATATGCAGAGAACGGTTCAATGGATACCATCTTTGTTGGTATTTCAAAAATACGAAACATTGATGGTCCGAAACCAAAATTTAACGCATTTATGAGTTATATAAATGAATTCGTACCTCAAAATCCAGATAATGTAACATTAGAAGATATAGCAGTTCTTGAACTCAAAGAGGACATTTACAACATGTTTGCGGACAAGTTCAAGCAAGAGATTGTAGAGAGTGTTGTATACGATCCGACGATTATCATCAACGGGTTTAGGGATGCGGTTAATGTGCATAAATCCGCCTTGAACCTTCAATCGATTTCATTTGATGAGATCATAAAGATCCTAAAAATCACCGAACTACAACCGCAAAAAGAGGTAATGTATGAAACATCAAAAGAAATAGTAGATCAAGACGCAACAAACATTGTCGTCGATGCATTAAAACAGATAGTCGTTGCGTCCGATGAGTTAAAACAGTTTTCACATAATGACCTGTTAGAAATCATGGCCGATTACACCAGCGTTATCGGCGAGTCATCATTGTTTGTCAAAAGTAATGAGATTAAGGAGTGCATTGATGAGTATTGCAAAAAATATAACATAGATGTGATACGATTTATGTCGCATTACGCTCGGACGTACTATGACCAGTACATGTCGCTGCCCAAACAGGAATCAAAAGAAGCATCCGATCTACTGGTTCAGATGTACTGTACGACTTTTACGTTCATGGCTAACGCGAAATACAATCATATCGAGAGCATTATGATTTCAACAATGGATCTTCTTGAGATCTTTACTCGAGATCTAGAATTGGCGGAGGATGAAGGGCTTGCTAGATATCTACCATCACAGTCAACTATGATTAAGATCTTGATACTGTCGGCAGTGTTTGGAATGGGTGCGAAGTATACGTTGGATACTTTGGGTAAGATGGAGCGGCCAGGTATTGTTGTTAACCAGGATTCTACAGCGAGAATTAGAGCAGGAACCAGCTCAGAATTGGCAACACTCGATCAGCCGATGTCCGAACCGGCCGTTCCAACTGCTACGACAACTACAGCTCTCATAAATGTATCAACCATGTCATCCGGTCTTCCTGATAATCGACATATCGAAGATGAGATCTTTAGCGACGCATATGAGATGGAGGTTGCACCAGCAATGATTGAATCAGATGCACTCGGCCTAGTTTTAACGAACGCTATCGCATCAGGTTCGGCTATTGATATTTCTAAAATAAAACCTGTTGAATTAGAATGTATAGTAGGCAACAATGTTGCAATTCTTAGAGTCGGAAATCAGACTGTGACAATGTTGTCTGAGAAGGGCGATCTGACTAAACTGGTTTTAGATAGATTGGGTTTCATGGATAAGTCACAGTTTAGTACATCTATATCACAGACTCCTGGTACGGCGTTGTCAGTGTTTACGGACAGAGTCACTCCGGACTCCCTATCTGTTGATCAATTAAACTCTCCATTGGTTTTAGCATCGAACAATTCAAGTGTTGTGATATCGAACGTTGTTTCACAAATTAACCGACTATCCATGAGGCCAAAAGACGTGCCAAGACAGTTACCAACGACTGAATTTAGGGGAACCGCGGCACTCTTTGATCTTCCTCGATTACATATTAGAGGAACTATCAATAACGGGATTATCCAGATAACCAATCTACAGCGTTATTTACCGTCGGCACGAACGGGAAACGCCGTAACCGTCTATGGTCAGAGTTATGATGTAGTCATGAACTCATTCGGAGAGTTCCTACAGACCCCAGCCGGCGAATTTGCGCTACCGATAGCCGCTAACGGTGATCATGTTGATATATACCAAGGCAGCCCGACTAATCCAAGCATAATCAAAGACGCATTAATGTTAATTGACGATAAACCAGCCGTTATAAGTTCAATCGGCACATCATTAGTTACCGATGAAGTCGTACCAGGGATGCTAAGCCCGATTGCTAATCGCATCAATACGATAGACAGTCGGTTGATACTAAAGATAGTACGCATGGATGAAAAAGCTATGTCAACTGCTCTAATGGTCAGACCAGAGGTTTTATCAATCGACGCACCGAAGGAGATGGCTATCGTACCTGTAACTAAGACAACGCCTCTAACCGATATAGTGTTAAACCCACAGTCACCTATCGTACTGGCCAATCGGATCGCATCAGTGAACAGTACAGTGGGTTCATTAATGACCGTAGTCAGACCCATCATCGAAGTTGTACCAAAACCTACTCCGACCGTTGCTGAACTTTCACTAATCCCACCAGTTGTTTCAGAGAAACGCCCTATGGTTATACCATCACTTTTACCAACGAAAGCGGAGATAGTTGAAGTCAAACCGGGTGCAAAACCTGATGTTATACCAACATTACCATCGGTTATTGAAACTGAACCGGCGTTGCCATCTGTTGAAATCAAACCAGCTCTACCACCTGTTGAAATCAAACCGGCTGCACCACCTGTTGAAATCAAACCGGCTGCACCACCTGTTGAAATCAAACCGGCTGCACCACCTGTTGCAAAGCCTCTTGAAGTAATACCGCCTTTAACTCCATCTGAAAAACCAACTCCATCGCCAATAATCAAAAAGTTCCAAGAGAAACTAGCCAAAGGAGACATATGCGAAACAGATCTAAAACAACTTCTAAATTTAGCCGGTTTTGTTCCTTTATTCGGTATGCCAAACTACGGTTGGTGGAGAGTTAACCCAACTGTCCACTTTAATGACAAACAGATATTTGACTGTCTAACAAAGTTTGGGTTCATTAGATTCATCCACTATGACAATATGTGGGTTCGAGTTGATTACAATAGAGATATGTCACCATTTGTATAAAAAAATTACTCATCACTTAGATCCATTTGAGTTACATCAACGGAAGTTTCAGCAGGTTTCACATGTTTGAAATCACATTTGTCTCCTTTCTTGCATGAGCCAGCTGCGAAGAATGAACATGTTTTTTGAGTCTTTTTCACAACGTGCCTAAACTCACATGCATCACCTTTGTTGCAGGCTCCCTTTGCGAAAAACCTACATGTTGGTACGTACTTCTTCACTACAACTTCGTGTGAGAATTCGCAAGCATCCCCCTTTTTGCATCCATCATCTCTGTTAAAGAATCGGCAAGGTCGTTTTCCCGTTGAAGAGTTATCCATGTTCGGATTAACGGTATGTTATTATTAGTTATCGAAAGATAGATGAGCACATTAATCATTCATCTTTTCAACTTTTTATAACTTACTTCGTATAATAGGGTATTTAACGACTGGTATCTGTTTTTGACATCTTTTTTGAAACCACCTGACCAAACAGATATAATCTCTCTGTTTGAACTTGGGTAGTTCCTCGAGCATCTCTCGGAACTCTTCTACGGTTAGCCCCAATATGCCCGACATCCTTAGAATTGACATGATGAATCTCAAAGGAAATATGCATATAATAATTCAAAATTTTGAAATATAATTATCATCGACTGGTACAATAGCTATAGTAAATAGTATATTATGCCAAAGCTAAATAACATTGATTATAGCAAACTTCGGTTTGATGATACAGGGTTGGTCATTTATGACGGAAAAGTGGATCCGGCGTTTGACTCACCGTTGGCGTCGTTAAGTGGTGACGAGGGGTTTCATCTGAATAATGGTAAAATTGAACTGACGTTTGATAACAATCAACTCATCTACGACCTGATGAGTACGTTCGTGAAGGAGCTACATATGAAAACAAACGGTTTTGTTAAAGTTCCGGTTGTGATGCACGAAGATCTATGTACCGTCACGTTCATATATTCAGGGGAGAGGGTACCGTTATACATTACTACGACTGACAAAGGCTCATCTAGATGTTATCTTAACATTAATTCCGAATTGAAAGAGCATCTGATGATAGGGTGGGGATTTAAGCTACAGTTTAAACTACATTATGGTATATCAGATATCCATTTCATCCTTGAATCCATACAGATACCCGACGTATTTAATGGCGATAAGGATTATCTAGAATCTGGTAACGCGGATACATCCGATGATGAGGAATGTTATAGCAATATTGACTCTGATATATATGTATCAGATCTCGATGAAATTGATACTATAGAAATGGATCAATTATCGGAAAACGATGAATATGCGGTTGACCTTGAAGAGTCGATCCCATCACCAGAAAAACCAATAGAAAAACTATCCGACTATGCCAAAAATCCTGTTTTCTCAAAGTACGCTGCGGAACTAAAGGAGTTGGAGAATGTTGATATACTTGATGAAGAATTGATTGATTATGATACAAACGTAGCACAATAAAACAATCTACAGAGCACCATCTTCGCGGGCACATGTCTTGCCGCAGTAATCCTTTCCCGGATGACGGTCCTTCTTGCAGCCCATCTTGATGCACTTGCCGGGCTTGAGCATCGACTTCACCGCCCTAACTGTCGGACACCAACCCTCGCCAACCTTCGGCTGCTGCGGCGTCTGGCAACTCTTGCACCAGACTCCCAACTGGCATCCACACTGTGACCAACAACCGCAGACCGCATGGACCTCAATACTTCCACCACACTTGAAGCAGCTGGGCTTGAAATGACCCAAATCGCAGTTATCCAACCCACACTTGCACTCACGACCTCGATTACGACCTTGATTCATCTTCTTCTCCTTCACGCACAATTGAATCTCGATACATGCCAAAATTAATGGACATGGCAAACATTTAAAATTTCAATTTTTTATACTTCTTTTTATACTTCAAAAGTTGATAATTAATCACTTTAATACGTTTATTGAAATTTTAATATACCAGTTCATAAAATGGACCTATTGGGAAAGATAAATGGTTTGTTCTTAGAGTCAAATAAGTTGGCTAGATCGAAGATCATTAATGATGCCCCGGTTATCCTCTTGTTAAATAGGGATGAGCTTACGTTAATGAGGTATGGAAAGATCGTGGCTACTAAAGGGCTCCAGCTAAAAGACTATCACACCATAAAAAGCGTATGTCATTACATATCTGGCCGAATAATTGGTCACATAATGGACGACTCTTTGGTAAACCAAGTATCTGAGTTCATTACGGATAACAAGCAAATATTTGAGTTTTCGGGGGTTAGGTACTGGTGCGGTCTGGTTGGAATGATTAAGTCTAACAAGATTAACTATGATGTTTTGGGGGTTGCGATGAAGCACGCGGCTGTAACCTATCAGACAGAGTTGCATAGGTTAGTGCAGGAGTTGAAGGAAACCGTGGATTATGATGAATGGAACCAACTATTGGTAATTATAACAGGACCACCATCACCAAGACCCGGACATTCAGCTAACCAGTACTTTAGTCGGCTAACGGGCAAGCCTGATCTCATGTACCAACCGTCCACTGATGACATAGAATATAAACACAACCGAAAGCTCTATTATATCGAAAACGTCTACGAAATCCCTCAAATACTCGAAATAGTGGCCCAATTATGGCTAGAGCGTGTCAAATATGACGAAGTCATCGATATGCGAACCGACATCCTCGCATACGATACAGATGAATATCTCAAGAAGGTCTGCAAAAATTGATTTTTATATTAACTCCATCAATGGCTCAATAATAATAAACTATCATTTCAGATGGATTCAGACTGCCTGCTCTTGGATGTTACAACAATTATAACCCTAATTTCGGACACATCACATAGAGCGTCAGAATTAATACCAAAGTTCTCAAACTATGTAGATAAAGCGGAACAAAAAAACAGGTATTATGACAAGATCAAGTCAATCACAGAAGAGATGCGGGATGAGATAGAGAACCCTCTATACCCAAAACTAATAAATATCGTAAATAACAAGAAGTTATATATGGTAGAAGAGGCTAAAGATCGAATACTTACAGACATGATGATGATCATGAACGAACACGAACGCAAACGGTTCGACGATCTGATGGCTAAGGTAACAATAATCAAGTCTGATATATCCGACAGATTCAAAGATCTCGATGCAACAAGATGGAAGAAATCAAATAGGGCGGTATTTGGCACTGCAGATAAGCTAACTATCAAGCTACTTACCGGAAACCGGAAAGCGGTCGTCACTGTACTCGATGGATATAGGTTCGATATGGATATAACGGTACATCGTTCCAGAGATCTGGTGGGGAATCGAATTCTACAGCATGTTAACTCATTAACCATTTAAAGTTTTCTCATCACATATATAACAACAATGCAAGTCAATGAAGAGATTCATTTCGACAACGGCACGTACATTAACAAGTACGGTGAATTCATCAATCCTAATGAGATAGAGGAAGATGAAGATAATGAATATAATGATTCTGAGATGATGGCTGATGCCAAAGCTATGAATACCATGTTCGTGGAACAAATACCAACAATAGATTCGGCTATAACAGAACAGATGCCATACTATCAGATGGGACATCATTATGATCTCAATTCAACTACCACCATTGATTCATATAATTTTGATGACATTGAAGAGATACTGAAGATTGATACTAAGTGTAATAATTTTCCATGTTCACACAAGATCTCCGTTAAAAAGACAGACGGAACGGTAGAGACCGACTCTAAACCGATTAATTATATCTGGAGCCTCTTTGAGAAATTTGATTATCCCATTGAGGTATTTAAAGTACCCACTTATAAACTTGCATCCACCATAACACATTTTCATTTTCAAGGTTTCGGAAAGCTTCCGGATGAATTAGAACAAAAGATAAAGGATAAATTGGTCAATGAGGGTTATAAAATATCAACTATTAAGAAAGGTCAATCGTATTTAAATATACTGAAAGATAATCCACAGATAACGTACTGCAAGAAAATCTTTAAAAAACCGACCATAAACCTAACGGTATTCAAACAGTTTCAACCTTTAGAATCAGTTTCGCCTAAATACGTATTCACGTTGCCGATTACACCAGATATTGATCTTAACTGGTTAAGTGGTATCGACCTACTAGGGGATGATCTTAAGAAAGTCCCAAAAAGTCAGATAAACAAGGTCAAGCTCATACTTTCAGACCAAAAAGGAGACTATACTGAGATATGCACCTGGTACGGTAAGCTTTTGACAAAAAGCGAAGAGTTCAATCTGTTATCAATGATACCATTAAAATTTACAGAAAAGACTAAGTCTATATCGGTAATCATAGACGCCGATGTCAACGTATCATCTGTATACGCATATATTCATAACGAAGAGTATATAAAATCGAAGATCATATCTAGTGACTATTATATGAATTCATATGATAGACTATATGAAGGTCCATTGAAAAGAGAGGTTATAATGGATTGTAACGGCTTTTATTATCAATTACGATTCTGTTTGATTAATCGAACATCTGGTTATAAACATGTCTTTCCGAACGATGTGGTTAAATGTTTTTCATTAGAGTACAAAGATGAGAAGATATACCAGAATGTACCATTTGCTTTAATCAAATGTGACAGTGTTGGTAAGCTCGAATTCGGTATGTGTGCACCTATTACTGGCCAAGTTGTAGGGAGGGTATTTACTGAAGAGATAAAATTAACTCTTGATTTCATGGATGAAGCCAAATGGAAAGATTATGATATAGTCGTATGCGGTCTGGTACAACGAATTATTGAAATTGCAATCCCTTATAACACTCATAGCGATACCACGAATTAAACTAAACCTATGAGAGCAATTCTTAGAACTATTGTTCAGAACCAAACAATGGTTTCTGCAGTGACTACTGGTGTCCTCGCTTACGGCTTTGGATATCAATTTGTGTTGAAATTTGAAGATGACATACTTGTCAAGGACAAATATGTTAAACATGAGAACGGTCAGACAATGTATATGATAACTGACACAGATAATCGGATCTACAAGTTCGAAAACAGTCTTTGGCGGCTACACTGGAAACGAGCTGAACAATGGAACTCAGTAGACAAAAACCACCGATACAGAGTCAAAGGGGTAGGCATTCGATCCCCTCTTTTAGGAATGTATCCAAACATCTATTCCGTTAAAGAACTAAACTAAATCTTTATAAAATACTGGGTAAAAGACAAATGCTGGATAATAAGAGTCACATACGTCGAATTCATAATGATCATCTAATTTGTGAAACCCAAAACCGTTATAAAACTCATGAAGAGATCGTTGAGACTCGAGATATCTTTCTTTATCTATCTCTACACCACAATCATTATATCCGTACATCTTATATTTATTTGACTCGGGAACTAAATATACCTTCTTAATATTTTCCTTTAGATAGTAGTCTGTTATGTTTTTGAGGAGAAGGGTTCCGACGCCTTTATATTTTGAATTTGTGTCACGACATAATGACTCAATGAATGGACCTAATAGAACTGTATTCGACATATGTTCATCCGAATCAACTGTAATTAACTCATACGTCTTAATCTTTCCATTATTCACAACAACGTCCTTATATCTAGTACTCGCAAACGCAACGACTTTATCGTTTTTATCCATTGACATCATACAGAATATATCATATTTAGCTATCCATGAATGATAATCAAGATAGTCTACATCAAAACATGACTTGATTATCTTATTTATCTCTGATCCATGCTTTTTAATGAAATTATTTAATTTATCGCTATTGTTCTTAAGATGAATGAATTTATATTCGGTCATATTAAAAAACATAGAGAAATTATTTTCGATAACCAGAACCTGTTTTGCCACGGGATTTGCCGTTACCACGAGTGTCTCGCTGCTCTCTTGGGAGCTGTTGTCTGACCTCGTCGGTGACCTGGAAAAAGTTATTACCCTTCTTAAGATCGACAATCAGGTTAGAGAGTTCCATTCCAAATGTTGAGACAGTTTCTGAACTACCATGTCCAAGTTCAGCTTCGAGACTTGATACGATGTCTGCGGAATCTTTTTCAAGTTGTTGAATTAGGGAATTTCGGAATTCACTAACAGGAAGTGGTTGTTCGGCGACGATCTGAAGATCTGCGAACTTTGCAAGGCATCTGTTCAACTGCTTGTCGATCATCGAAATCAGCTCATCACTGAGGAGCTCCTTGAACTTTGGCAAAACCTGTTCTGCAAAGGTGAACGAGATCTCATCTCTGCAGATACCATTGAGGAACTCGGTTTTGATCGTATCTATTACATGTTGACCCTCTTGTGTGTTTTTGTCGACGGCGACCCACAATCTCAACTGTGGATGCATAATCTCATCGTTCGTTTTGCTTCTCTCAATCTTCAACCTAAGTCCAAGAATCTTATCTTCGAATTTGGAGTGGTTACCGATAAGAAACAGCGACGCTGCCTGAAATACTGAGATCATCTGCGTGTAAGTAAATCTACGAGCAGATTTGATGGTGACAATTATTTCGGAGATCTTCCTGATCTTCTTGCCATCAAGACCGGTACATCCATCAAGTTTCTCATTTGATGGGCCGGTGAACTCAACACCAGGAATATCCACAAACAAATAAAATTCACTAGCATTCCTTATGTTTCCAGGGGTAATGAAGTTGTTCCATATCCCCCAAAAAGTCTCCACTGTGTCAATTTTGACTATCTCGTTATTATCACGACTCTTTGAGATGTGATGAGGTTCCCATCCTCCGTCTTTTTTGTTGTAACCACATCCAAATGTGCGTTCAAGTGGATGTGTAACACTTGGTTTGACCTCTTCTACTGGTTTGACTTCTTGCATCTGACGTCAAATTGTTTCTAATAAACTCATCAATAACCTAATCGAATAAGAGACCAACAAACCTTTAAAAATTCAATTTTTTATGATAATATAGTATAATAATGACCAAATATTACTGCTATATCCTCAAAAACTCCGATAATAACAGAACCTATAATGGGTTTACTGTTAACCCTAAACGGAGATTGAGACAGCATAATCAGGAGATAGTTGGTGGCGCCAAGTATACAAAGAAACATGGGAATAAGAATTGGGAGATGTATGTTCTGATAACCGGCTTTCCAGATGAGATCAATGCATTGCAGGCTGAATGGCGGATCAAACACCCTGATGGTAGGCGGAAACGACCAGTTAAATACAGTTCGCCTGCTGGACGTATTAAAGGCCTTTCGGAGGTCTTACGACTAAAACAGTGGACAAAACAGTCAACTATTCTAAATGATAGTCTAAAACTAACTGTATGGATAAAACGAGAATTTGAACATCTGTTAACCGATCTACCAACTAACATAAAAATAGTACCAGTTGATATAATTAATTTTGAGGAAATTAAGACTGATGATATCAGTAATGATAACATCAAAGTTGACCTCATTGAACCTTTAACAATAAATGAAGACAGATCTACTTTGGCCTAAACGTTATATTTATCCTCTCACCAACATTTTTCATTTTAGGAACCTCATGTTTATAATGGTATTTAGCGGCATTATCATTCATGATCAACAGAGATCCGTCTTCCAAAGTTATCTCCTGTTTTGTCAGACCATCATTGTGTTTAATGATGAATCTCCTTGATGAACCTAATGATATGGATGCGATAATATCCCCCTTCTCGACCTCTTTATCTGAATGTGGCCCGATATAATCATCCCCTGACCGATAATAGTTTAATTGAGCATACGTTATTGAATGCCCAGTCTCCTTTTCGATTCTCTTTTTGATGTTTTCAACTAACGGTAACCATTCCATCGATCCTGTTACAGAATATGATTTGGATATATCAACATCTTTATCACGCATTGCGTAAAGCAGACGTGGAGTCTTAACGGATTTTCCGTACATGTTATAAACACCATGTTGCCATGGTACCTTCGCCTTCAATTCATCAAATAACTGTTTCGACTCACTCGAATCCAAAAATTTCGAACAGTACTTAACCTCCGCCTGGTTAAGCAATGCATAAACCTTAGACATAATTAAGTATATAAAAATCATATATTTAAACCATTTACGAATTATTCATGGCATCATACAACAATCGACCCTTATCATCCATGCAGAAGGTATAAATATCACCAAGCGAGTTCGCAATATATATCTTACTCGAGTTGTTCATGTGTGGCCTATATGTCATGCATCCGTTCCAATAAGAGAGATAATAGTAGTTTCCATTATTCATCTTTCCGATTAAGTATATATTCTTGCCATATCCACAGTGTTCGCATGCTGATTCATGGTCCGATATATCATCCTCACCATATTCATGGTACCATTCGATCATCTCTGTATCCGAAAGTATATCAAGTTTGCCATCTTTATGGCCATGATAATTTATGGAGTAGCGTATCTCACTCTTTTCACCAGAATAATCGGATTCTGTATCCATCTTATCAAGAATTGATGATTTAATGGTTTTCAATATTCTTAATTTTAACTGTTCCATTTTGATTATTAAATGGAACCTTCGCAAATGAAAATCGATAAATCAATTTTTAATTAAATGTCCAATGTTCGAACCGATTGATAGCTTAGATATTTTATTAATCACATATGAAGAGTATCTAGATATCTCTCGAAAGTCAGAATCTAAGCCTGTCGGCTCTCTAATCATCTGGACCAACTGTCTTGTTTTAAAGACTCCTAGACCGATATGCTTCTCAGTTATCTTATCTACTTCGCCGTAGTACTCCTTGAAGAGATACTCGAAGTGTCGACTTATTATGTCATGTAGCTTCACATAAGTTTTATCATTAACCGGAAATATCAATATATTGCCATCTAACTGATCCTCTAATATCCGTCTTAAAAGGCTATTCGCTGTGGTTTTTAACTCTTGTGACATGAATAAGTAATCATAGAATCCTAACTCATCGAATGCAAACAGGTACTTGGTAAACTCCGTCACTATCAACCTGTTTGTCGCATGCTCAGTTATAAAATAGTTTACAACATTCTTGAACCTGTCCTGCATATCGGTGTCAAGTACAATCATACCGGCTGATATTCGGGTAACCACTTCATTAATTATCTTATCCAATTCTGGCATTTTAGGATCCGTATACTTACGTAGTTTCATTGTATTAGGAGTTGTTAATAATCCTTTATCCATGACAATTTTTCCATATCTGAAGATGTTATGATAGTTAACCAACTTAAATTTAATTTTACCGTCCTCATACTGCAGCATTACGTTCTCTGGAGAAACGTCAGCGTAGCCGATGATTACCATGAGTATTATCATCTTTTGGAACGATAGCCTATCGACAATGCTGATGAATCTGTTTAGGTCGTGGTCTGATGTTAACTTTGTTATGACGTCGTTGAGACTAATTGTACCATGATCTGACTTAATTGCATTTAGGGACTCTAAGTTGCTGATTCCGAAAGGAACGAGTTCTGTTACTGATCCGACAGTAGGTTCAATGGAACATTCAGCGATATATATATTAGGAACTACGTCCAGCAAACCAAATATAGTTGCTAACTTTTTAACTTTGTGTGTATTCCTACATACCTCTGGATCCCTATCTAAGATCCATACGCTCCGGTCATCATTTATCACACCGTCCGCATTCTCAAATATGGACCTAGATATCTTATTACCATATTCATCCCTCAGTGTTATCTCAATCCTATTCCCTCCCATCATACAGGTATATATTTTGGATTTAATTCGATTATACTTGTGCTTATATTTAACGTATTTATGATAATAATCCATATATACTCAGTCAATATAATAAATTAGTGGAACTGACAGTACATGCAGTCGCATTCAGATGATCCATCTATTTCAATGTCGGAGTCTATGTCGGAATCTGATTCCATGATAGATGAATCAGAGTTGCATATATATCCGAACCTATCCGTATGGTTGGTATGGCCAGTATTACTCTTAACTTTGCCGAATAAACCGGCTGTGATTGACCAAGATAGATATATCTGCCCTTTCCGGTGATCATCTTCAAAGTCATGGAAGTATAGGCCCAACTCCCTCAGTGATTCAGGGCACCCTTTCGAACCGGCCATGTAGTAGTACTTCTTCATTTTTTCATATTCATTTATCTCCCAGTACAACTTGCCAAGGTTATGCATTGATATGACGTTGTCCTGCTTAACCCCCTTTTTCAGATAGTAGATCGCCTCATCGTAATCTCCGATGTCTACATAGAATATTCCGAGATTATTCAAAGCATCTGAGAATCCTCTTCTCCCGGCTTTCTTATAACAGATTTCCATCTTGTTAAAGTCCCCGATCTCAGCATAAATTAATCCAAGGTTAAAGTAACACTCTGCACTACCTAACCTTGCACCCATCTTGTAGTACGTCTCTGCCATGTCATACTCATCCTCATTCTCTCTAAAGTAGTTCCCCATATACAGATAATCATCGCTATTCATCACATATTTGTTTTTTTCTTTCGATTTTATCGATTTCGTTTTACTTTTCATAGCTAGCCTATAATACTATATATGTGGGAGAGATATCTTTATATGAATTTAAGTTTATTCATAAATTAAGAAATGTTTAGACGTCTGTTGGTTCAGTATCTAACATGGGTTCTGTCGGTTTTTCTATTTGTTTGGCCGATGGGGATGACTCTTTAGTCGATCTTTGCCAAACACGTTCTCGGTTCTGGTTTCTGTCTCTAGAACCGTTATTCCGACGTTCGGGTTTTTCGTCTCTCATTATTACCACTACTGACCAAACGTACTTACTGAAGTGTGATACTTCAATACTGACGTTCTTTATAGTCAATCCAGAATACATTACGCGTTTTGGTTGTGAGCTCATGTCTATATCAGGTTCAAAACCATTTAAAGCTTTAAACACCGAGCTCGCTATCGGATTGAATAACTGAATTCCTGATCGTCCATCTCGATGGCTTTCACGTTTTCTGTTCAACATATCATAGACGTTAGCTCTGTCATCTCCATTAAAAACATCTTTTATGATGTCATCTTCCTTAATGTTAAATATCAGCTTGTTAGTTGAATTACCCGTCTCTTGATTTTCTTTGATCTGTTGTTCGATGTTAGCCTTTAGATAGTTGTATATATACGTACGAAGTTTGATCTCGTCACGAGACAACCCACGGTCGAAAAACTTAATATTAGAGGACTCATGTTCTTGCGCCTCATCGACCTCTTTAGAATACTTTTCAAAATCGGATCCACGTGTCCAACCATCAGAATCATGTCGGTTATCATATCTTCGACTAGATTCATCATGATTTGATCGTCGGTCGAAACGACCGTTTCTCCCATCAAAACCATCATTTCGACGATCAAAGCCATCATTCCTGCGGTCAGGATATCTATCACGGTCATCGTCTCTTCTTCGGCGATAATCTTGACCTCCATCAGCACTACCTTCTTTATATCCATATTTTGGTCCACGGCCATCGTCTCTTCTTTGGCGATAATCTTGACCTCCATCAGCACTACCATCCTTAGATCTTTGGTCAGATGATCCGTATTTCGGTCCACGGCCACCGTGATCGGCAAATATCTCCTTTGTGATATCAGTACCTCTATTTCTACCTTTTGACATTATTTTGTATGCTTACAGCATTATTTACTCACACGATAAAAAAAATATTTCATCTATTTTTAAAGGATCTTCTCCAGTTCCATAGAAAAATAGTCAAATTTGTCCTCAGCATCCATTGATATGGCCTCAAGGGCTATCTGGATAATCTGGGACGTTGGAACCCTGATCTCATCTGGGATGTATATGGTTAACTCTTTGTTAAAGTAGAACATTGAGATTTGTTGTAGAATAGTGCGGTTAACGTAACCGAAATAGACTGGTGTAAGACGGCCGGGACGGAAAAGAGCAGGACACATCTGTTTGATTTCATCATAATGATTCGTCGTCGCGATGATAATCGCACCATCATTAGGCACAGTCCCCTGAAACAGTTCTAAAAGATCGGTAAGTGAAAACTTCTGTTTATCATCAGTCAGATCGAGCTCTGGGATAAAACTATACCTCTTACGACGAGGTCGTTCCTTTTTAGAAGTTACAGTTTTGTCATCATTCTTGTTATCGGTATCGTCCTCTTCTTTGTCTAACATTGGTAACTTTGATAGATAATCATCGATATTGAAAGTATTAATATCATTTTCCCATTTTTTAATCTTTTTCTCTCTGATCTGCATCTCTTTGTAGAGTATCTTTATGCTTATATCGAACTCTTCGAAGACGAAAACGCAGTTTTTAGGATGTACATCAAGGCCCTTGATGTTAGGATTATTTAGTACTTGGAACATCTTACTTCTTGATCGTATATCACGAATATCAAGACTTACGATGTGTCGATTCAGAGCCATCGCAATTCGGTATGCAAATGATGATTTTCCAACTCCCGGAGGTCCATAAAATAGCAAGTTTGCCTGTGGTGCTTGCCCCAATGATCTTAAATATTCCGGCTTAAAATGAACGTTCTTTAGGAGTCCCCATAATCTATCCTTTTCTGGATGAAAAAACGTCTTGATATGGATTAATTCTCGCTCTTCGATAGATGATGGGTTTCCTTTAAACATAGTTGTAACATGATTCGTCGGGTTGCCATCATCATCACACAGAATCTTAACGTTCCGAAGAAGTACATACTTTTCATTATATTCATCTATTTTTCTTCGCATTAGTCTATAAAACTCATGGGGGTTGATACCTCTGGATTTTTCAATGTATATTGTAGGATACTTAAACTCAATCTTATCTGGAATCGACTTATCTCCAACTATCTTATTGATATCTTTTCGATGATTTTCCCATATTACGTACCCTCGGATATCCTCGATATCATCGCCTTTATGACAAAAATGTATTTTTGTATTGAGCTTGACCTGCTTCTCTGATGAACGATATATACATTCATTTGTCGCGTCTTTCTCCTTAAGCATGTCGCATAGGAATTCCGGATCTCCATAGTTGACCGAGTATGTATCATCAAAGAATTTATGAAAGATATTCATATAGTTGTTCAACAGACTGATATCTTCTGTCCTATACAAAGATATTGATATGTACTGTTTGGTTCCAACTATCCAATCATACATTGGTAACAATCTATGCCTACTGACATATAATGTGTAACATAGTACTCCCATTATAATCATTAACCAACTGTTTGACAATATGTGTATCATATTGACAGACTCTATCATTTTAAAATGACCGATGACCTGTATGATCAATGCGAATATAATTCCGTAGTATACGTTGTTCAAATTAAAGTACTGTACGATCTGTGTGGTCGCTAACGTCCCTATAATCGTGTCCAACGAATTTGATCCTATTGGCATCATCTGATTCATCTCCAATATATAGAGACTCTAATGATAAATATCATTGATAAATCAATTTTTTGGAATTTTTATTGTTGATATGATATATATGACTATAAATATAGATACGCATGTATTAGAGGAGTTCTTGCATCTCGATGATCTAAATGTTACTGATGGTGTGGTTAGGGTTGGAGATCTTGGTTCCATTAACGATGAGATTAAAAAAAGTTCAATGTTTCATTTGGTATATGAATTAAATTTGCCGACGGATGAATACTCAATGATGGTATATATTAAACCAGTTGGGAAGTATGGTAATAGAATCATGTCCATGTTATTCTTACCGATAACATTAATAGACGGTCTCCTTACAACCATTTTCGAAATAACGTTCGAAAAACTGGGTCTTGTTGGTGTTGATACTGGGACTATCGGAGTAGTCAATAAGACAAACTCAATTGATGATACATTTTTGGAAACCATAGAACTCCCATACGCCGACCAGGACGGAATATACATCAATTCTGGTTTTGGTGACGGTCTATACCCTCTATATATAGCAAAACGAAAAGGAAAAACAGTAGGACTATTTATTGACTTCTATTCACCGTATCTAGAAAGCAAATTTAATATGATTTCACCGTTTTCTGGTGATAGAAACAATATGATAGAACCATCAAAAAAAGAGACCAAAAAAGGATCTAGAAGAGGCTCAAAGAAAGGCTCCAAATCTGGCTCTAAGAAAGGATCATCAAAACGAGACGAACGACCGTCCCCATCGGTCTCCGCTACAACACAGAAGATTGGAACAATCAAGACTGGAAACGATAAGAATAAATGGATCGTCGTCGAAAACAAAAATGGTGTTAAAAAATGGAAACTACATGAGTCTCGGGAGAGACCAAGTCCATCTGCATCAGCCTCAAGACTCCCTACTGGAACGAAAAAGAAGGGCAATGATGGCAAAATCTGGATAGTCGTTGAAACTAAAAATGGAGTCAAACGTTGGAAACACGCTCAATAAATTAAATCCTCTTACCATCCATGCTATAAAACCTACTCACTATCTCAGGAGTCACCATCTTGCATCGATCTTGATGTTCCTGAACTACTGATGTTACAACGTTGGCACATATCTTTTTGATCTCCATCGTTAGCATCTTTCCGGTTGAGTATGCCAATCTGATTCTTTCGAGTTCATCATCATCCTCCATGAAATGTCTGAGCCATTGAAAGGGTACATCGACGTCAGTGTTCCCACCAAGTTCTCGATGTTTCTCCTTGGTATCCTGACCACCTGAGAACGCGAATTTGATAATCTTGTCATAGATATCTTTTGGCGAGTCCGACATAAACACCGGCTTTGAACTTGTCACAGTTGTTGACATCTTACCATCCCCCTCTAGTGATGGCAAGAATCTAGACATTATTCCACACGGCTTATAATATACCTCTTCACCAGCTTTAGCGTTGGCTGTGTGACAATAGTCTCTTGATAATCTAAAGTAAGGATCCTGGTCAATAGCGTACGCCACGAGGCATCTTGCTTTTTCGTTAAACATCTCTCCGAACGACTGGCTAAATGCTGCAACTGACTGGTACACTGCCCAAACTGCTCTACCTAAAGGATCATCATCCTTAATCCCAAACACAGCCTGAATGTCCTTAAATCTAATGACTTTCAACATATCATCCGCTGCTCTTTTAAACGCTGAATAGCTCTTAAAATCATGATTTGAGAATATAAACGTACGTTCTGGGTTAAACCCGAATGCTATAATTCCGATGGAGTTCTGTTTACCCAAATCGTAGATCTCATCAAAATCTTTGTCTTTGAACCAGTACTTTTCATCATCTGCTATCTGTATAATGACGAACGCTCGTAGGATTTGTTGGAGCCACGCCGTAAACTCCATAGGTATGTAATGTCCCAAATGCATCTCACCACTTGGCCCTCTACCAGTATACAGAAAGATCGGTTTTCCAGCCTCAAAATCATCCAAGATCTCCCCTAATCCCCTATGCGCAAAAAATAAACCACGTCTCAATAACCGATGTGGCTTGCATCCCGTTAACTTCTCAAGTCGATTCACAAGCTCCTGAGTTATCATCTGAACACCAAACTGTTGTGCAACTTTCTCATATACAGAGTTATTAAACGTTCCTTGAGCCTCCCATGGCGACAATCTAACATCTCCGTCATTAAACACTCCGTTGGTATTACCGCTCATTTTAACTGATAAGATGATATTTATATTAACTGATTATATGAATATCAACTTTTTTAATAGATAAATAAGTTTGGCTCAAGTTTATCTTAAGTTTTGCTTTATGCTGACGATGAGGTTGTTAGCTTTAAACACACTTGCCTATTTTTTTTACATCCCTACTTTTGGTGGGTGTTGAATTTAGCCATTTTGGGGTGCATTTTAGCTAATTTATTTTTTTTTTGCATAAGCATCGCTCAAGTTTCGCTCAAATGGTAGCTCATGCTGACGAGGTTGCGGGCTTTGATTCTACTTTCTTCTTTCCTCCGACCTGTTTCTTATTAGTTGTAGACTTAGTCGATTTGGTAGACTTAGCTGACTTCGATGATGGTTTGGATGATTTGGTTGTCGACTTGCTCGACTTCGTGGACTTAGCCGATTTGGTACTTGATGGCTTTGATTTGGTGCTTTTTGTCTTCGCTACGACTTTTTCAGTAGCGCTGACAGTGCCACTAGTTGAGGACGGTCCTGCGTCAGCCTTCTTAGATCCTTTTTTAGATCCTTTTTTAGATCCTTTTTTGGATCCTTTTTTGGATCCTTTCTTGGATCCTTTCTTGGATCCTTTCTTAGATCCTTTCTTGGATCCGGCCTTGCTTCCCTTTTTGCCCCCCTTACGTTTTCCGCCAGATTGGCCACCTGATGCTTCAGCAACCGGCTCTGCCTCTCCTTCTCCTTCGCCTTCGCCTTCAACGGCTACATTATGATGCTCCGCAACCATTGTTCCATCGGAAACTTGTAATCTTGTACATAATTCCTTGTGTGATCCAGAATCGGCTTCGAGGCATCCGTTACAACAGTAACCAGATGAGCTACAATCGCCACACACCTGGCTAGCCATGGCTCTCTTTCCGTCGGCCCCGGACTTGCACTCACTATAACAGCATTTTAATTGGTCAGTCATTCTATATTTGTATATATCTTGACATTCAGGCTAGTTTAATATAATAATTAAATATCAACTTTTTTGAGCCTCATAAAGTGGCATACTTTTGGGTAACAATGTTATAGATATCGTTAGTTAGTTCGTACGATATTATATCTTTTTTGGATGATGTTATTAGGTTGTTGATTATCTCCTCTTGATCATATTGGTCATCATTTTGATCATTATTTTGATCATCATATTGGTCATCATTTTGATCATCATATTGGTCATCATATTTGTCATCATTTTTGTGATCCTGATGGTGACCATCTTCGGCAACAGGATAATGATCCTCATTGGTCATTCGGATCTTGGCGAGATTGATATGAAAGTATGAAATGTTCTTGGGTAATTTCATCTTGATAAAGCGGAGCTTCTTGTCGGCGTTCTCTTCGAGAATTTCCTTAATGGTATCATATACTGTCTCAGTGAAGCCGAGTCGATCAAGATCGAGCTTTTTACCATCATGATATGATTCGATAAGATGGGACTCGATGGTTAACTCAGATACGTTTCTGGCAACGGCTATCTCAGCAATAGTCTTACCCTCTTTTTGGAACATATTGTAAGTGGCATCAACAGTTGATGTGAATCCGGATGATACCATGACTTTTTTCGGCATGATCTTTTTCATCTCATCGGGGACATTGAGAAGCATTGTTCTGTTTTTATCTTTCATCCAAGCAAGACCCTTATCTGATAATTTGATGGTAAATGAGAAGCCTCCCTGATAGGACTGTTCGGAGATATACCCTTCGTTTATCAACATGCGACAGAGTATCTTCCACCAATCATCCGTGTGGTGTTTACCCATACCGAACGATTTAATCTTCTTGTACTTATCTGGGATCTTTTTAGACTTTGCTCCACGAAGAATCGATACGATGATTGTCATTCCGTACGTGTTCCCTGTCTCGTACATTGTGGCTAAGAACATGAACGCATCTTTGGTGAAGTCTTTCTGATCGGTTATAACGTTTCCCTTGATACAGTTGTCGCAGTTACCACAGTTCTCATTTTTATACTCTTCGCCGAAGTACTCAAGGATGTACTTCCGTCGGCAGTGTGTGGTGTATAGATACTTCTTCATCCTGTCCGCTAAGCTTAACATGTGGTTGCGATAGTTGGAGTTCGTGATCTGGTTGATAAGAAAGTTGTTGACCATTGAGTCCTTTCTGGAGTAAAAGAGATAGCAGTCTGCTGGATCTCCATCACGACCGGCCCTGCCTATCTCTTGATAGTACGACTCCATGTCTTTCGGGGCGCCGTAATGGACGACACGGCGAACGATCTTATCGATACCCATACCGAACGCAATTGTGGCAATGACAACGTCGATCTCGTCATCAATGAACTGATTGTGAACCTCTTCTCGATCATCAGTCGCCATACCGGCATGGTACACCCCAACCTTAATCTTATGTTTAGCCAACATCTTCGCTATTTTCTCAGTCTCCTTTCTCGTCTGACAGTAGACTATTGATGTCTTGGAATCTCTGAGGAGGTCGACGAGGTCAAGTTTGGGTTCAGTCTTCACTTTGACGATAATATTGAGGTTCGGTCTGTCAAATGTCGTTCGGATGATCGCCGGTTTATTGAGATTTAATGTCTTTATGATGTCGGCTTGCACTACTTCTGTGGCAGTGGCCGTTAGTGACATCATCGGTACTTCCGGCAGCCAGACCTTAAGATTCGATAGGGCTCGATATGATGGTCTAAAATCGGAACCCCAATGGCTTAGACAGTGTGATTCGTCGATACAAATAAGGCAAAGAACGTCAAGGTCCTTGATCAGTTTAATAAAGTTCTGCTGCTCAACGATGTATTCAGGCGTTGTGTAGACTACACGATATTTGTTTTCGGAGATCTCTTTTTGGATCTTGTTCTTATTAGGAACTGTGCCATTCAGACAGATCGTTGGAATCTTAAGTTCATCCATCTTGATCTTCTGATCGTTCATCAATGAGATGAGTGGTGATACCACTAGTGCCGTCTGGTTCAAATAGACGGCCGGGAACTGATAGCAAAGTGATTTACCAGCCCCCGTAAACATCGTAGCACATACATCTCGTCCTCGTTCGATGATGTTCTTAATAATCTCCAGCTGCTTATCCCGGAAATCTGAAAACTTGAATCTCTCTTTTAATACTTTCCTGTAAGGTTCGCTCATTAATAATATAATGATTTAATTGAATTTAACAGATCTTTAAATGACTTATTAGTCTGGAATATTTTGATCAACTTTTTTATACCATGTATATATACTTTGTATATATGATCCTAACGTTAGGATTGGTTCTGTTTTTCGTTATCCTGTTTTTAATCGTATATGAGATAAGTAAGGATGATGAGAAAGAGGGGATGGTTACGAAGCGATCGGAGTTACCACTTTTTAATATGCAAAAGACTGGTTGTTATGGTAGGTGTCCAGTATATGATGCTGCGATCTATCCGGATGGAATCGTTGCGTATAATGGTGATGAGAATGTCAGTAGGATAGGTTATTATGAGTTCAAATTGACTAAAAGTGAACTTAACGATGTAAGGAGGCAGATTGATGATCTAGATGTACTGAATCTATCAGCTACATATGACGGCGACATCACGGATGTCCCAACTACAATCCTTACATTTTATTCAAGTGGGGCGGCTAAACGAGTTAGAGCCAGATACAATATTCCACCAAAACTATCATCGTTCATTAACAATATGCACATTCTCATAAATAAAAAAAATGAAATATAATCGGATAGCAGATAATATCTGGTTATAATGACTAATTCAATCGATGGATCAGAATCAAGAGCTTATAGATCAACTTCAATCAATAGTCGACAAGTTGATTGATCTTTTTGGTAGCGAATATCAGATGTCATATGTTGATATATCACAACAACAAGAGCATCGTGTAACGCACGTGACACACGTTCATCATAACTACCCATTGTACTATTATCCATGGTACTATCCAGATCGTCACTGTTGCTATCAGACAAAGACGAATAAGAAAAAGAAAGATGAAGAGGAAGAGGAAGAGGAAGAGGATGATAATAAGTCGATGGATAAATTTGTCGGAATGATAATTATCAGTGGAGTGTCTCTGGTAGGAACGGTTGTATTTGCAACCGATGGTTACGTAACGTTGAAGAGATCCAGAATCTCCGGAAATCTTGAAGAGATCGTAGAGAGTAGCCAATTAATAGGAAAGTTTAACGACGTACATGACGCCATTGAAAAATGCAAGAAGTGGCTCGGACAGTACGAACGCCGAACTAAGCCAATGTTCTGGTCAAAGGTCGGCCTCATCGCATCCGGCTTAGCGTTCGGGCTAGGTATGTTTATATCAAATGACAAAACAAAAAACGCAGCAATCGGAGGATCCATCCTATCAGGCTGTTATATGTTATGGAACTTCTTTAGCAGGTCTGATAGTAAGGATAAAGAAAGTAGATACTTTAATGATGCTGTTTCAAGTGTTAACATGACTAAACTAGCGTTAGCTAATCCAGCGTATGTTGCACCGGCTCCCTACAATCCTGCATCTGTTGCCCCTTCAGCACCTCATCTTAGCGATTTCAAACAGTAAACAGTCTATCATAAACATCATCAATACTCGGTCTTTTATTATAATCATTATCCGTCATATCTTTTATCAACTGGAGAGAGTCATGGTGGATGAAATCAAACTTTTCCCATTCTTTATCTTTTAGGCTCTGGATGACAATTGCTCTTTCCATTAGGGTCTTGAACGGATAAATGAGCTCAAGATAGATGATACCAAGGCTGTATACATCGGATTTATGGCTAAATTGGAAGTCATTCATCTCCTCCGGAGCCATATATGTAAAATTTCCATAACTATCATCCGCAACTTTAAGTTCGTCACCTGCGTGTTTTCTGGACAATCCAAAGTCTCCAATCTTGATATCAAATCCATCATCTTCAGATAACTCATCATGACCAGTGTACGTTAATCTATTTTTTGCATCTTTAATAACTGTCTTGTCGGTTAAGAATATATTCTTCGTTGATAGGTCCCTATGAATAATATCTAGTGAATGAATATATCGTACTCCCTTTACGATCTGAATAAATATCTCTTGTGCTTCATCATGACAATCCTCAATAGATACCCCTTGATAGTTTCGATTTTCAAGATATTCGCATAGAGTCAACGAACATAACTCCATTTGAATATATAACATTGGGGCTATCTTAACCTCATCATCTTCAACAATGTTATCGAACTCAATCCATGTTGTGTAATACCTGACGATATTTTTGTGATTCAGCATCGATAGATGTCTAACTTCATTTAGATAATAATTTGATTTTTCATCATTTAGGTTCCGTATTGGAACCTTTTTAATCGCATATAGGTTCTGGTCGATCTTGTTGAAACATTTGAACACCGATCCGAATCCTCCTTTACCGAGACATTCTATCTCGATGTAGTCTGATCTGTATCTGGATGAGTCGGTAAGACCTAATATATTTGAACTGGATCCATCATACTCAAGCTGCTTAGACGACGCTAATAGAGTCTTAATCATCTTAATGTATATCTCCCTAAGATAGCTAGAGTTCAGCGAGTACACGTCTTTCTTCTCAATGACACCGTTGTCTTTGAGATATTCGCATATCATGGTGAATATACCAGATCTATCATGGATGTTACATACGTACTCAAGGAGAGATACAATTAGAAGGTCCTTATTGTTGATGTTTAAGATCCTCCTATCAACAACGGGGGCTTTTGATACCGGTTTAACAAGTTTACTATCATTCAAGTCCTCCATCTGGATGAATGGTAGATATATAGATAAATTATGGTAAGGATAAATAATTCAATTTTTATGAGTAATCTATTAAGTTTAGTGAATCTCCATCGTTTTGGTGCCGATTAAGAACCTCTTCGGTGCGTTCGACGTGCTAAAACCATATATTCTAGTTTTGTTTGTGTTATTTATGACTTCATCGAGTACATTAGTCTTCATTACTGAGTTCATGATGTCCACGACTTTGTAGTAAACGTTAACGTGTTTATTTGACGTGTTTGTGCATCGTATATTGTCATACTTTGGTTGCGAAGCATTCGTAGCATCTATATTTTTGATACATCTCAATAGGTCCGATATATAAACTCTCGATATTCCTGATGTTTCGTTCCAGCCTTCGTCTGTTCGTTGACCGGATAATGTATTTTTATTATCATTGTATATCCCAATTATCGAGCGACTATGTTTTATGACTATGATGAATACCCTGTAATATGTATCAGTATGCGAATTGTATACATCGACATATGGTGTTTTTCGTAAGAGTTCATCTGTAATAGTTATCGCATTCAATGTCTCCTCTTGTAACTCACGTTTGGCGGTGTTGAGAAGTGTCTCATCAAAGTTCCCAACTGATTGTTCTACCTTTCCTCCCGGTGTGACGTACGTATTCCACCTTTTGTTATGAAAGAGTATCAGACACGGTTCATCCCTACCATCATGATTATCATACCTCTGCTCAATAATCAACACAGATGCATTATTAAACCTCTGCACTTTACCATTGATCTCCCTCGTAACTACATTATATTTGCCTTCTGATAGATCAGATTTCAGTTTAAGGTATTTGGATTTATATTTGAGATACTTCGACCTAATTAGATCGCTCATTATACAATAATGTTGGATAAATTATTTGAGAAACATTGTCGTAATATCGCTAATCTTCTTCTTGATCTCAGCCATCTCTTTGTTTTTTACGATCGTGTCATATTTAGTTATGGATTCCAGAACGTCTGGTTTTAGTTTATCTTTTTGTACTAATACGCTGGTATTGCTATTTTCTAATTCATGATTAAATATAGTTATAGGTTTTCTAATGTCGTTACATGAATTTGATCGTTTTAACTTGACAACTGTAGCAGATATCTGATTTTGAGAGATCCATGCATTACTAAGATCATGTACCATCTGTGGAAAATCCATCTGTTTTTCCTTCATAAACAGCTTCCGGTATCCAAATGTTATCAGTGATATACTTAGTGTAAAGAGTATGTGAATAAGCATTGATCTAATTATATTATCCATACATACGAGATAGTATCCCAAGATACATCTAACTATGAGGTTAGATAGTGCATATCCGGATTTGAGAGGATTTTTTCCTAGCATGAATTCAATCATGAAATATATCGCTGCATTTAGCTCTTTAAAGTATGGCATGTGCCTAGTTAGCGAGACTATCATAGATCTATAGATAGATCCATCAACTATGACACCAACTACGTTGGTCTGAATTATGCTCGTTAACTCTGTAAACCAACCAAATACATATATCGCGTGTTCATCACCTTCCATCGTATGCACTATCTCTTCCCATACCGATATAAACCAACAGATTAGCACGACGATCCACATTGAGAACTTTGGCAGCAATGCTTGCACTTGAGCCAATATCCACGGATCAGTAATATCTATCATTATATATTTTATTGTATAGCAGATAGATAAAGGGTGAATATTGATCAATTTTTTAGATTACATTATAGCGTATATATTGTAGTTTACATCCTTTGTTTAGCTCATCGTCAGGACAATCGATAAGTGTAACGTTCTGGTTAAAGCATGTTCGGATTTCGTTTAGGATTCCGTTGTCGTCACATACGATCACCGGGATAAATCCAGTCATCTTTTGAACAGCATCTGATACTTCCGCGATGGTGTAGTTTACATCGTTACTCGGTTTAATACCAGATCTTTGTAATGCAACATAGTAATCGTAATACGCTCTAAATGCCAGACCCATTTTGAAACAGACTAATTCATTCTGAAATATCGGATCCTCCTCAATGCAAGACATATGTTTATAATACTCATGAGCCCAGAATTTATGTGGATTTTTAAAGTCCGTCCAATACTTAACTAAGTCTGACTCAATATATTGCAACGTACTAACGTCGAATTTTGATGAATTACAATATTGCGGCCAACTACCGTTCCGATATTCTGGCCATAAGCCGTGAACGGTAAAGTAATCGTTCGTAAAGTTATAATCATGCCTGCCGTTTAGCCAAGATCCAGGCCATAACTCCACAAACATGAAAATATCCCACTTAACATTCATCGCAACAGACCCATAACATGCCAATACCAAAAAGATCAACGGAAACCTCATTTTAATTAGATACTTACGGATAAATATAAATAAACTAAAAATTTCAACTATTTGTGCGTTCATACTTAAATATAAAAATCCAATATATAACTATTAATATGTCAACTTCTAATTCTATAAACTCTATTGTAGACAAGCTACTTGAGAATCGAGGTTTGGAGAATAAAAAGAGATTTTATAACCTCGTTCAATTTTATTATATGGTGATGAAGAGTACAAGGAAAGGATTGACAACGTTAGAGGCCACTAGTGCGTTTAGTGCTTTTCCTAGTTCCATCACGAATATATTGAGCTCAATGCAGGCTCTTATGTTGTTAATGGAGATAGAGTTAACTGATTTTGATAAGTTTATGAAAGAGGAGATGAATATAACAGGGGATGAGATAAATACTTTTAAGGAATCAATGGTCGGTCTATTGGAAACACAGATAACTGTATCACCACCAACAGTTAATATGAGTATGCCTGAAGTTGCGCCACCTGATTGGGCGTCCATTATTAATCAGCCTATGCATCAGTTCCAATGTAATCATACGCATGATACTTTTCCGACGGGTCCAATTCTTTCATCTTCAGGCCCATATTTTGCACCTCAGGTCTATAGTAAGATGCAGATGCCCAAGATGCCTTATGACGATCCATCTCCACCAACAACACCAAAGATCTTTAAACATCCTTACCACAAGATGCCATTATATCCATCTCCAGACTCCCAAGAGATGGAAGAGTGCATCAAATCGCCTCTTCCGCCATCTCCGATCATCAAACACAAATTGAGTAAAAAACTTCCAAAGGATTGGAAGAAGGCCGTACCAACGCATGACATTCCGAAAAAGAAGCATACACTAAAAAAACACGTCAAACATCCAAAGTTCATTGATGACTCAGAAGACACCCCGTCCGAAGAGCATTTACCAACACAAGCTACTGATGGTAGTGAACTGCACGTAGAGATCTAACGAATTTAGCGCGTTTGCATTATATTTTTAAAGTTATAGATTAAAAATATAGATGAGCTTTGCGATAATAGAGAATAATGGAAATAATGAGATGATGACTGGTACATGTTCGTCAGAGGATGAACTGATATCGATACTTAGTACGGACTATGAGTATGTCCTAACGACCGCTGGAAGACCAGACGGAGATTATATAGTTAAAACGGATAATGGTTACGACCTCGTTCACAAATCAACCGGCGATTCAACATCGTTCTTCTTTGGTCCAAGTACGATCGAAACCAATCACACGATTAAGTCATGGAGATTAATCAAAGTGCGCCAATCGCTATCAGATATAGATGCCATAAATGAATTTAACTTATCCACCATATTCAAACAGGTTGGCGCAACGATGCTAGTTGGTAAAGCCACATCCGGTAGATCAACGATGGTTAAACGTATGTTAGACCTAGCAGATGCATCATATATAAACAACAGCCTAGTGATCGGCTCGAATGAGTATAAAGAGAAATATCCAAACATAACGTCAATAATGGAATGGAACGATAGCGAGATTGATGATTACTTCGTTAACGTAGGGAATAATCCAGGTGTCATTATTATTGAGGATATCAATCATTCATATCATAAACTATCCAAGTATACGATTGAATATCTATTATATAATTTCCGATACTACAACAAACATCTAGTTTTCGTATGCCACCATCCTAGGGCTTTGCCAATTCCTCTTGTTAAGCAGTTCACGAACGTATTCATATTTAGATATAGCACTAAATATACAACGGAGCTCATATATAAAGACTACTGTGATATGTTCGGATCGTATGATAGATTTTTTGATGTATTCAATAGATTAACCGACAAGTTTAAATGCATGATTATTGATAGGAATAAGGGTAAAGTATTTAAATGTCCAGACTATTTTTGAAGTTTGGATATGACCTCGTACTCTGCATCAAAGATTTTAAGGAGGAGCATTATGATATATTGGCTAAACTTCTGGACACTATAGTCAGTACCTTTCTTTTTTTGGCGCTTTGCGAAGAGTCTATTGAATACCTTTGTGTCATTCAATAGTTGGCTAGCCGTTTTTGCCTTTTTAGATTTATAGTTGATTCCTTCTGTAACGTTTTTGATGATCTTGTTATCTGCCGTTAGTTTATCGGATAGTTGGAGCTTGGCTAACTCAATTAAAGCCTCCCCAATATCTTTCCCCGATATCTGCACGTCCTCCTTTCCGGATCTTTCGACTTCATAATGATGCATCCCCTTTTTAACGTCAAAGTATAGGTCAACGAACTCTTTGTCTATCTTCGGAACTAACTGTTTGACCTCTTTGGCGATGTCAATTGATTTATCATTGGCTTTACCACCTAACTGACTAATCAATAGACCTGTTATGTTTAACCTCTCTAATACGTACTTCTGTTTGTACTTATCATACTTGCGCTGATAGTTATCCATCAGTATTTATATACTTTTAGATAACATAATTTTAATTCTTTTTGTGAAATATCTTCATGTGAATATGGCCTTTTTTGGCTCGCATATCTCGTTTAACACGTCGGCGTTGTTTCTTGCTCTTTTTGGTATTGTCTGTTGGTGGCTCGTCTTTATGAACATTTCGCCTTTTCTTTTTGTTTCTTGTAGCCTCTGTCCAATATAGGTGTACAACTGATCCGTCGGGCAATGTAAACCCTTTCTCTAACAACTCTTTGGTCATATCCTTAATCACTCGAAGCTTTTTAAGGAATATGATTTTCCCATCTTTGGCTTTGAGTGTCATGTTTAACCATATGTGGTTATTGATATTAACGAGTTTGTACTGTTTGAGATTGTAGTCGTTCTGGATAATATGCATTATGTCCTGGACCATGTTACCGATCGATCTGGTTATGCCGTCGTCTGTGCGAATAACATCCGGTAAATTGTTGAAGTCGATGTTTGGATAAGGGTCTTCAACATCTGATGGGTCATTTTGATCGTCGTTTATAGCCTCTTCGGCTGCATGGTCATTAATGTCATCGAACTTGATGTTGTCTTCATCTTGTTCGTCCGACTGTTCGGGGACTGATGGATCGGGAATCGGTTCATCCAATGCTGTTATGACTTGTTGTTTATCCGATTGGCTATCGGACAGTTCGGCTTCTGAACTATCGTCATCGAGCTCATCGATACTTTCGCTCTCGATTATTGGGATGTTAATTGTATCATCCGTTTTTACATCATCGTGTGTATCTACTTTGACCGGATCGTCAGCGATCTTATCCGATAAGGGTAGTGCGTTAAACTGATCTTTGGTGAGCATTGCCCATCTGAACCCTGTTTTCTGTTCATTTGGGGTCTTAATCGTAAGCTTTAGCGATAGAGTATGGTTAACTGCTCTATCATACGCTTTCATAATGTTCATATGCTCTCTTGTGATCGTGAATCTGTGCGGAGTGGGATCATCGAAATACACCAATGTAACCTCCCGTACATTTTTCTGGAACGACTCCTTCATTCGATACGTAACTGACCATCTCTTGCGGTACTTATAGTACTCCCATATAAGATCCCTCTTCTCTCGCTTAAGTTTAGTCAGCTTATGCGCCCAGACCTTCTTAACATACTTCCCATTAATCGGATCATAACAGTTGTTAAGAAACACCTGATTTTTAATCCCCTTTAATTTACTAGGAAGATTCGAATGATTCATGGTATATAACGAACTTTGGTAACTAAACTATTTAAATGTGTTTAGAAATTCAATATTTTATATATATGATATATAATAATGTTTACTGGTATAGTCCAATTTGTTTATAAGATCATTATATCGATTTATAAAAAACAAGTCTGTTTGTATGCAGATGATGATTTTTTAAAGAGTATTTCTATTGGAGATTCTGTTTCGATTGATGGGATATGTCTGACGGTTGTTCAGATATGTGATGGTTATTGTACGTTCGATATCTCTGATGAGACGATTAGTAAAACGACATTGAGGTTTCATGAGGAGAAGCTGGCTAATGTAGAACTTTCCATTAAGTTCGGAACGTTCCTTGGTGGACATATTATGTTAGGTCATGTTCATAGGACGTGTACATTAGTGTCTATATCCGATAACGGTGATATATGGATTGACTTGCATTCAGATGCTAGTAGCCTAACTAGTTATAAAGGAAGTGTTGCTGTAAATGGTGTTAGTTTAACAGTTGCAGAGATTGATGGGTCAAAGATAAGGATCTCATTGATTCCAGAGACGATTAAACGGACTAATTTTAAATATGCGTCAGTTGGTGATAAGTTGAATATCGAATTTGATCTTCAGAACTCAAAGCAGGAGATTCATGATGACTCTTATTATATGCGTTTGGCTATTATAGAGGGGGAGAAGGGACGGATTACGGCACCTCCAAATCCATGGGTAGGATGTGTGATTGTTAAAGATGGTGTAGTGATATCTACCGGACATCATAAGAGAGCTGGGGAGCCTCACGCAGAAGTCAATGCCATTAATTCATCTAAGGTATTAGTTGAAGGTTCAACGTTATACGTCACATTAGAACCATGTTGTCACCATGGTAGAACGCCTCCATGCACCGATCTATTGATCAGATCTAAGATTAAGCGTATAGTTGTCGGCACCATTGATCCGGATGCTCGTGTAGCTGGCAAAGGGATCAAACAGTTACGAGCAAACGGTATTGAAGTTATAATGATGAAGTCAATCGATCCGTTGGTCTATGATGCTGTCAGATACAGCCTAAGACAGTATATACATCACCGACAAACAGGCAATCCATACTTTACGGTTAAGATCGCCCTATCACTCGACAACTGTTATAGAGACTCTAACGGAGTGAGTAAATGGATAACACATGAAGAGACTCGAAAAGAGGGACATATATTAAGAGCAGGATGTCAAGCGATAATCGTCGGATCAAATACAGTTCAGCAAGATGATCCAGAATTAACGGTTCGTTATGATATTCCCGTTAATAAACAACCAGATGTAATCGTCATAGATGGTGAATCTCTCATAGCAACCAATAAAAAGATTCTAACAGATAGAACTACCATCATGACATCATCCGAATTAGCTTTAAAATGGCCCACTAACATAAATAAGATCATCACGCCTTACAATGACGGAGGATTCGATGTAAAAGAGGTCGTCAAAAACATAAATCACATGCACTGCTTAATCGAAGGCGGATCAAAGATCCAACGATCGTTCTGCGAAGCGGGCTTTGTCAACGAAGTGGTCATATTTCGAAGTTCTAAAATATTCGGGTCAAACGCATATCAGTGGTCAGTAATAACACCCGGCATGAAGTTAACTCTGGTCGAAAGCAGAGTCATCAATAGTGAAGCCAATGATGTCATGGAGAGATACATCGTTAGTTACGCTGATCAACAGATACCTAAAAACCTTTCGGTTGAATTTGATGATATCGGTATAGCCGTTGATCACTTTGCCAATGGTGGAATGGTTCTTGTGATGGACGATGAGTCTCGTGAGAACGAAGGAGATCTGATGGTCGCTGCGTCCAAGATCACCGAGACACAGATGACAGAGATAATTAACCATACTACTGGCATCATATGTGTGCCGATGGAGCGCTCGAGAGCGAAGAGATTAAATCTACCATTAATGTGCCTCGAAAACACCGATACACTCAAAACAGCATTCACAGTCACAGTTGACTCATTCAAAACGTGGACTGGTGTAAGCAGCAAAGACAGGTTAATGACCGTTAAATGTTTGGCTGACGAAGCTACTAATCCGACGGATCTAAGAAGACCGGGTCATATATTTCCACTGATAGCACATCCGAAGGGGTTATCGGCAAGGCAAGGACACACCGAAGCATCGATCGCCTTATGCAAGCTCGCCAACATATATCCACGAGTCGCCGTTATCGCAGAGCTACAGAATAAAGACGGTACGATGAGTAGAGGTCAACAGTGCTACAATTATGCCAAATCAAATGGTATACCTATAATAACTGTAAAACAGTTAATCGAAGTTACAGAGAAGTTACAAGAGCCAAAATTATTAGCGAGTTGCAACATCTCATCAGAGATTGGTGATAAAGAGTGGAGAATGTTATGCTTTGACTCTGGTAACTACAATTCGCCACATAAAGTGTTTGTATATCCGAACGGAGGGATAACAACAGAAGTTGTGCCTGTTAGGATTCATTCTGAATGTTTTACAGGTGATGTGTTTAGGTCGAAACACTGTGATTGTGGAAGACAGCTTCAGGCATCAATGCAGTACATTGTAAGTCGCGGCGAAGGGGTAATCATCTTTCCTTCGGAACACGAAGGTCGTGGTATAGGAATTACCAACAAAGTAAAAGCGTATAAATTGCAACAGCGATGTGGTTTAAATACATTAGAGGCTAATGGCGCTCTAGGTTTAGATGTCGATGCGCGAACGTACGATGACATCAACGGAATAATAGAACAGTTGGGCATTACTAAAATTGAGCTATTAACCGAAAACCCAGATAAAGTATCGTCATTACACGACTTGGTAGTCAAAACAACGCCGATGATAACTGAGCTAAACGAGCGGAATATGGGGTATTTAGAGGTCAAGAAAGATCATTTTATAACACAAACGGTCACGTCTTCGACGGTTACACCATTGGTCAAAGGGCATGAACCAAAGATAGATATATCCGGTTATGAAACTGCGTCGTTAAAGATCGCTTTAGTTTACGCAATGTGGCACTCATATTACATAGACCAGATTAGAGATAAATTAAAGGGATACCTTTGTGAGTTTGGTGTTAATAAAATCGTTGAGTTTGAGGTTCCTGGATCGAATGAAGTGCCATTTAAGGCGTCAAAAATAGCCCATGAGTTCGATGGGATCATATGCATCGGCATCCTGATCAAAGGCGATACCCTACATTTCGAGAACGTGAGCGGAGCGGTATCAGACGGTATCATGCAGGCCCAGATCAAAACTGGCGTTCCCATGATGAACTGTGTACTCTCATGCCTAACAATGGAACAAGCCGTAGACAGAATCACCGGTCCAAAATCTACTCTAGAATACATCGCCAGATCACTAATCAAAATGATAAGAGACTAATTTACCACTAGCATTTCAACGTTTATATTATCCGCATATGATCAATAAATATTAATCTTTTGATATCGCCGTTCTGTATCCATTGTTAAGTGCATACAGAACAAATTCTCTAAATTTATCATCTGGTATTAAGACAGTAATGCTCAATGGATCATACTCAGCTGATCTCTCTCCATGATAATAGACGTAGTCTAGGTTAATTATCGCCGAGTAATCATATCCGTCGGATTCGATGTACATCCGAAGATGATTTCCAGGATGATCATCTGACCATCGTTGAAATCTTGTTATAACCGATGTTTTATATTCGATCTGACCGATGTTGCATGATAAATCCCTTGAATTTACGTCATATGAGAAGCTAACTGGTTCATTATTTGCATATCCGATCCTTAATTGATTCCCGGAGAACTGAACATCATGCCTAAACTTATCTGCCTCAAATACTAACTCCTTATTACAATCCTTTGGCACGAATGTAATCCTAACAGAATGTTCAATATATGTGATAAACTTATCGTTACCATCATTGACGATAAATCCATTGTTAGCCTTGAATAACTTCATCCGAAACTTCGTTAAGTATGAAATCATAATATATAGAAAGATCGGATATCAATCTTTTAACGGTTAAATTGATTGACGTTACTCATAAGGGTATCGATATACTTCTGTTTGAATTTATGGTCTTTTAGGAACTCTAGAAGTTGTTCTACATCGACTCCAGTGTCTATGTATTCAAATTTAGTTACCTGTTTGTCGGTGGATTTGAACAGATGTTTGGCGGCTTTAAAGTTCGTTGGGATCCATGCTAACCTGCGTTTTACAACGTTATAGATGTTATCATTCTCTTTGATTAGTTTGTAGGCAGTTACTGGGCCAACTTTCTTGGCTTTTGGACAGTAATCGCATCCTATCAGAATAGCTATGTCAATAAGTTGATCTTGGGTTAGACCGGCGTCCTTTAGGAACCGATGGAGAGATATCTCTTGGAACTTTTTCTTTTCAGCGACGGAAAACCCCTTTAAGATATTATCTCCGCCAAATACCAAGATGTCGAGGTCATCAGTAACTATCGCATCGATCTTTCCTTGCCGGCTTAATCCGGCTAATGTAATATCCGCCTCTACCTCTGATTCAATAACCGGGAAGCCGAAGATCTTAATGATTTCCATGACCTCAAATATCTCTAAAACCGTAATGTCTGATTTATGGTAATAGTATCTCTTCTTTTCATCTTGCGACTTAGCCTGTTCATACTTTAAGTTTAATGAATCCCATATCTTTTTTCTGTTTTTGAGAGTATCGGCTTTGAGATCTGGAGGTACTCCATCGAAAACAAAGATAGCTTTTATATCATGCTTTTTAAAAGAGACAAGCTTCTGAAGAATTCCGTGAATATGCGTAACAATGATCCCATCATTCTTCAAATCATATCCAGACATTCTTACGGCCAAAACCACTTTATATATCATTAAATTGCAATCGATACCTAACGTCTTACCGTAGTAATCTTTAATGGTTTTATTTTTTATCGCATCAGGGGCATATTTTTCAATGACGGTAATCAGATTTTTGATTCCCATCTATATATATCATTACAAAAGATCATATTTTGAAACGCCGTACTCTTTGCTTAGTTTTTCGATGATTCTGTCGGTTGAGTATTTGGATTTACCTTTCATTTTATTTACTTTGTTGTGCATATCGACTGTCCATTCGAAGAGCGATCTTCTTGAAGATAATGCTGAGTCGGTTATCGGTAGTTCGGATAAATGCTTCGTGTAATTTTTACTGCATGTTGGGCATGGTAGAACGTACTGAAGGTTGTTATAGAACTCCCGGTAATGTCTCTTGTCTTCATTAGATGGGTTTTTTGGATAGTTTAGAGCAACACTATGAATCAAAAACCAACATCGCGGACCCCATACTTCAGGATTCATCTCTGTTTATCTATACAATCTAGATAGATATGATATGTGTTAGTGGGGGATAGATTACTACCAAAAAAGTTGAACAACAGGTGATATCTTAATATACATTATCATCAGTTATCGTATAACTGTAAGCATGGGTAATCCGTGGAAAAAAGCAAGAAAGGCCGTTGGAAACGTAGGAAGGATTATCGATAAACACGCCATCCAACCAACAATAAAACCGGTTAAAAAGCCTATTCAAAAGGCAACCGGACATTTAGAAAAGTATGGTACCAATGTTCGCCCTACATACAACACAGCTACCGGAGCAGGGGTTGCCGTTAATGTCAAGTACAGTAAATAAGAGGATATTATTTTATTAAACTTAACTAAAAAATTGAAAATTTAATAATTAGCCAGCTGCTTTATAAATCAATAATCAAATCCACAAATGGACTCTTTGAGTCGGCCTGGTAGCCTTGATACAATTATCGCCAGCATAACAACTAACTATGTCATAAAGCGATTTAAACTTGATACAACATACATGACGATGATCTTACCGATCTCATTAACATTAATCGCCACGGTAAAATCCGAAGTAGACATATCACAGTTTAACGTCGTACTAAGATCCCTAACTATCTACCATCTAATAGCTATCGGAATCTGCTATATCATTTACGATAAGCTTGATCTGATACTTAGCTACATCAAAAAGCCGGAAGATATCGTCATTGTTAAACAAGAAGAGATCCAATATCGGAAACTTAACATATATGATAAACGATGGATTGATGTGGTGAATGACTACATCAAATTGAATCCCGGATTTCTTGATCTGAACTGTGATATTGATGTTGGGAATAAGCAGTTTATCGGGGAGTTGATGAATCCGCTACAACGACTGACGGACAAGACTGCCGGTTCATACTTTTTGGAAGAGGCTAGGCGTATATCGGAAACGGCCGGTCAGGAGATACCTTTCCATGACGCCAAATTCGGCTACGACGGGTTCCTAACATGGAAATACTGCACTTCAAAAGTCGACGCATCCAAAAAACCGGAGGATGAAAAACATGAAGAGGTAACGACGTATAGCAGTGAGATGAAGTATAAGTATCTGGAGTTGAAAATCAGAAAGGATCAGATCAACAATCTGAGAACGTACATCTACGAAATAGAGAAGATTGTGAGTGCATCCTTAGTAAGCAACAAGATAACTTTATACCATGTTATGGTACATATGAGGAGCGACTATCGTTGTGATTATGTTCTCGAATGGGAACCTGCAGTCTATCATGAAGATGCGAAACAGACGATTGATGAGATGAAGAAGGGATTAATGGATAGTTTTTTCCATCCTGAAAAAGAGGCTATATGGAAACAAGTAAGGATGGTTCATGAGAGTCCAGAAGAGTACAATAAGATGGGACAACCAGCAGCGTTCAGTTGCCTTCTTTACGGACTACCCGGATCTGGAAAATCGTCATTAGCCTACCGAATCGCCAAAGCGTTGGGTCGTCACCTAATCACAGTTGACTTAGCTCAGCTTCTCACATGTAAAAAGAAAGATGTTTACAAAATTTTTCGAGAACCGGTAGTAAACGGAGTTAAGGTTAAACCGAACACATGTGTGTACGTCCTAGATGAAGTTGACATCGCCATCAGTAGTCTACATATCCAAGAGTCACAGATAATTAAACTCAGAGACGAAATGGAAAAAGCTACATATGAGGTCAATGATGATGGGAGGTTTACGTATAAGAACAAGAAACAGTTTGATGCCGCATCCCATACATTCTGTTTGGACGACCTGAAGTGCATCCTTCAAGGATCGGTGCCAATCGAAGGATCGATCATTATCGCAATGACGAATAACTTCGATAAGATCAAGAACACATGTCCTGCTCTTTTCAGAGACGGTCGTCTTAAGCCGATTGAACTCGGATACCTTGACCCTAAGACGATGAATGACCTTTCCAGGTACTTCTTCGGTTGTGATGTATCCATCAGACTCCCACCCATCATGCCGATCCCTACGTCGAACATTATTAAGTTAGCGATGCAGTTCAAGAAAGACTTTGATGGATTCCAAGATAAATTAACCGAACTCCTTACGAAATCCAAAGAGATGATTCCTAAGGAGAGTAACACTGCATTTACTGATATGCAGCTAATAACCGAACTGTCTAAGCGCATATTTAAAACGGATACATCTATCGAACTGTCTACTAGTCATGCAACAAGGATACCCGACGTGATTGAGCTGATGTTACGGCATAAGGACAATCTTTGTGAGTTCCAAACCAGGTTAAAGGAACTACCAGTCTGTTAATCTATATTTAATCATCATTATCTTCATCATCCATTGAATCATCCGTTTCAAGGCTATCTAGATATCCTCTTAGATCTAAATTAATTGGCTGTGACATATATGTTTGATCTATTTTGTATCCATCCAACAGTCTTTTGAAAACATTAGTCTGTCCAGTAGTCAGTGTGTTTTGTGATATTAGTGAACCAATCGTTGGCTCACATTTAAAATGACCAATGAGTACCACGCTTAGACTGTTGTTACGTCTGATACTATACTCTAATGAATATCTATCCAATTTAAGATCATTATCGACCATAAACCGAATTACTTCGTAACTATCGACATTAGCTAAGTTTGCCATCTTTCTCATTTTGATGACTTGGCTATCAATTTCGGTAAAGTCGTAACAGTCGAAGTTGTTCCTGTAACAGTACCAATATAGCTTCTCATCATAATGTATCCCAAATCTCTCGAGATTCTTGATGATGTACCTCCTTGATAGTGCATAGTCCAACATATCGTAAGTTATGTATAACCCGGCGTTTAATAGGATCTCAAGTACGGCATCAGTATCATTCTGACCATGGTCCATTAATGCCTTAAAACTATCAACGTCTGGAATAACCTTATAGTTAAGAATCTCAACTAGCATATTCTTATCTATACTGTAACTTCTCAGACAATATACCAATGTATCATTATTAGGAGTTAATTTATATCTATTGATCATTATCCGAAACATGAACGTATTGTTATCCCTACATGCTAAGTTTAATGATTCATCGTTTGGAGTTACCCCGTTTCCCATCAGGTATAATCCTATATCGAAATAACATGCCGAATCCATGACAACGTTACCATCTTCATACTCAACAAAGGTTGTTTTGTATGATGTAGTATTACTATTTCGTTTGCAAAACGGCGCAAGTTTCTCTTTTGGGAAGTTAATATCTTTCGCAAGATAATGTCTATTGCAATGAGCTAGTACACAGTTTAAATCGGCGACGTCTGGTTGATAATAGGTTTCGTATATGTGTAATAGGTTTTCGATCTTGAAATAATAATCGAGACCTTTGGCTATTAGGCCACGTATAGATGATTTTGTAGGAGGAAACCCTTTACTAACTAAGAAATCAATGATTTTATCGTTAAACCTATAATTTCTTATTATAGCATCGACACACTGTTCGTTTAATTGAGCTCCTTTAGCAACTATGTACTGTAAATTTGCACTGAATTCATCAACGGATTTAAGCTTGCTATTGATGAGATTCATAATTGATTCAGTATTCGGAACAATGTTATTCTTCTCAATTATTGTCGTGACCATCTTATGCCCATCTACTTGGCCATCTTTATAGTTCAACATAAACTCATTGAACCCTTTGATATCCATCTGTTTATCTGCAAGAAGGTTATTAACGTTATAGCCGGCTTTTTGCAATTTGAACATATGAGCTTCGACAAATGGAAACTTTCGTTTGACTAAGGTGTCGACCCATTCAAAATGTGTACCATGCTCGTTATAACAGTTTAGTATAGCAGTTAGTTGTGTCTTACTTGGCGAAAATAGTGTAAACATAATATCTATACATTTCTTACGATAATCGGCATTTTTCGTCGTTTTGGCAGCTCCATATGAGTACACTTCACGCGCGTCCCTTGTAATGTATGCTCTTGATTTCTTGAAACATGCTAATCTAATGAAATTATCAAAGTTATCTTGCGTGAACTTGTGGTTCAAGACGTGTAGTTCGCATATAACTCTCGATAACTGATACTTATCAACTGTATCACCGGAAAATCTGGTCCCATAATACTCCGTTTCGTGATATAGTGAAGAGTTGTCTTTTAGGAGATCGTTAAATCTCTTTTGAAGAGCGGCTAATGACATTTTATTGTTCTACTACGACATTTATTATGGGTCATAAATTAATTTATCAATTTTTTGTTGTGTTTGCGGTAATATAGCCGGCTATGTCTAGGCTGAGTTTTTTAGTCATTGTGCCCATTGTTACCTTGTGACTATCGAGAATTTTTTTGAACGTCTTCATCGTTTGATGTTGTGCCTTCATTGGCAAAATGCAGCCGATTGTAGGTTCGCATTTAAAATGTTTAAAGAGGACCTTTGATAGTTTGCTGTTGTGCCTCTTGGCGAATTCAAGACAGTAGTTATCTAATTTGAGTCCATTAGTTGTCACAAACTTAAAAAATTTGTTAACGTCTATCTTACCGTTCTTACACATCTTCCGCATCTTTATGATGTTAGGATCTATGTCCTTGAAATCATAACAGAAGAAGTCATTTCGATAACATAGATAGTATAATTTTTCATCTTCTGGGATACCGAATCTATCTAGCTTATCAATCTTATAGCGTCTATATAACGCATAGTCGATCATTTCTAATGTTATGTTTAACCCAGCCTTTATAAAGAGCTCTAAAATATGACCATCATTATCACTATTTCGCTTGATTACTCCCTTGAAGTTATCTAGATCAGGTGTGATCTTGTAGTTAAGTATGTCAACGATCATCTCATTATTGATATTCCCTTTTCGAAAAATGGCATCGAGACATTCCTTATCAGGGACTATCTTAAACTCTCTGGTTATTTTCTTGTACGACGATAGGTCTCCCTGTTCACAAACTATCTGTAACGTACCAAAGTTTGGAACAGCACCTTTTTCAATCAGATATGATACAACACTAACATAACAATCTTCTGTTTTTGTTTTTGGAGGTGTACCGTAATCAAAATATTCATCATCGATCTGTTGTTTACAATGAGGTAGTAATTCATCTAGTGGTAATCCAATTTCATTCACGTCAACGTACGGTTGATGCAGATTGCTTATGATGAAATTTAGATCATCAGTATTTGGTTTTGCATATTTTCCGATGATATATAGGACTATTCCATGATATTCATCATCATTCTTAAAAGCATCTATTCTATTTATGTATGTCCTAATATTATCCATCGTCGGCACAAATCCTAATTCAGCTATTAGATCAATCAGCGTATCACATGAGAACATTTGATCATCACTTAGTATGATATTAGCACATTCTTTCGTAAATTCAGCACCTAGCTCTATGAAATATCTAACTGTTGGAACTATTATACTCGTCTCTAGGCAAGCATGGATGATGCTAATGATAGAATTTGTATTTGGCATAATGTTGTTTCTTTCTACTATCGACCTGATTAGTAGAACATCCTGCTCTCCAGGGGAATTATCAAATGATCTAAACTGCGTTAGGAACTGATTAAACATGTCTAAGTTCATCGGTTCGTCCGCTAACAGCTGATTTACATTGCAACCAATAGATTGTAATTTCATGAGTTGCGGTGTGTTAAACTTAAATCCTTTTTTAGTTAGTACGCTAATCCATTCGTGTTTTTTAGCGTGATATCCATAGCCTATATAACAGTTCGTAATCATATCTATCTGTTCATTCGTGGGATTAAACGCAGTAAACATTATATCAATGCATTGTTCTCTATAATCCTGTTGCATCGCAAAATATCCTAAGTTAGATATATATGAATCACCGTAGTCGCAGACGCATGCACGTTTAATAAAATCATCGAACTCCTTCTGTTTAAATTCATAACCAAGGTTCTTTAAACAGATTATCACGGTACTCGGAGATTTAGTATTCAGATCCTTCGCGGAACTCACATCATATGTATAACCAGTATGATACCCCACCTCCCTCAAAAATGAATCATTTATCTTTAATAACTCATCCAATCTCTTTTTGAGTGAATTAATCTTCATTATTTTGATATATGTTATAATGTTCTTATTTGTAATAAATTAAAAATTATCAATTTTTGGAGAGCTTCTGATAGCTGTTGGTGAAGCTCTTGGCCATGACGCCATAGATATCATCGATATCATCTGAGTCGCGGTTAACGATGTAATCACCGGATTTTAGATACTGCGGATACCCCCATGGTGCCATAATTTGGGTCGCCCTATCCATCATAATCGCCTTAACCACAACGTCCCGTGACCTAAACATCTTCGTTGTTGTATCATACTTGTAGTATTTGTCCATCTTATGCGACGATAGGAAGTACTGGTCGCCTAATGGCGTTGTTATCTTCCAATCTCCTTCTTTGGCTACGTTGTACGACGTAATGAAGTTGTCCAGTTCCGTCTGCAATAGCTCTCCTTTTTGGGCTGGTACTGCTTTAACTGTGTTACTCTTTCGGTATACATCGACGTTGGCATCATTGAATCTCCTTAGGATCTCGGTTGTTGTTAACATCTTGTAATTCGAAACATTAGTACCATTGATGGTTGAGCCGATTATGCTGCTGTTATTCCTCTCTAGGCCGCGAGGGATCATTAGCCAGTTGTAGTCGTATAGACCATTATGATCATTTCCGTCTCGATTGAATATTTCAGTGCTAAAGACGAGTTTTGCAAACGTTCGTTTCATTGTATGATTCGTTTGATTAAAACCTACTCGATGTACACACTCTGGGCCCATTTTGATAATATGGAATGACGGATAAACCATGCTCGGTTTACCGATTGCCATCTTTTCAAAATGTGCAAGGACCTGTGAGTTATCATTAGCATCAATATTTTTACCAAAGGTGAACGGACCAGGGCAAAACTCTGTCGGTAACGTATCATAGGCGAGATATATGGAATCCATCTTCAACTCATTCCCTGATCTGGCTAATAAACTTGTGTTTTTCGTTACGAATGAATCTGAGTGCCAACCAGGCCTCCTCTGGGATGTCCCTGGATTAACATCTCGTTGATCAACACAGAAGTAGGCGTAGCAGTCATCAATCTCCGGATTTATCAACCTCTCGTACCGTTCGGCCTTCTGTATGAACTCCATAAACTGCTCCAGTTCGATTGGTATCATCCATGGCTTCCCCGGCATCTTTAACGGTAGATCCAATGTCCATAAAAACATATCATGATTCCTCTTGATGAACGTATTCTTATCCTTAATCTCATCAATAATGATCGGTTCGTTTCTCTTGTCAAAGATTGATAGATTCCAATTCGGCTTTGCAAACAGAGTGCTAATTACAGATGACCGATTATGATTCATAACCTTATCTATAACATCGCTAGACCAACTCTGATTCATCATGTAACTTTTATCCAACTTGATATGAGACTTATATCCAATATTGACCATTCTATCGGTATTGAGCTGAAACGGCAACCTCGCTTTGGTTGACATTTGACGATACATAACTGAGCGCATCTTTGTTTACACAATAGATAAATGAAATAGTAGGTAGATACAATATCAATTTTTGAACGTTATTCCCAATTTTGTACTTAAGAGGTACCAGAACTCACCAGTATCATTATAGATCTTGGCCGTAAGATATGACTGCTGGAGATCTGACGGTAATTTGCTAACTTTTTCTGCCTCATCCCTCTCCCGTTTATCATCATCCTTTAACCGTTTTTGGAGTTTGGTTAACGCTTTATGGCAACGAAGGCAGTTCTGTTCGTTCCTATGAGATCCACAAATTAACCTGTCGCAAAAATCACATCCGGCAACCGGTTTAACTTTACAGTTTGCAAAATAACAATCATGTAATCCCTGCTTTGTCTCACTTATCCGTTGTACCACTTTAAAACATCTATTGCAATGCTCTTGTTTACCATGGTTTGTACATGTATAAGTGTTACACAATGTGCAGTTATTAACCGGTTCGTTGTTACAAAATAAACCCTCGCCAGGAGAACAGTACTTATCCTCCTCCGTCATTTTTTTATGTTAATCCGATATGTATGCATCTATGGATTAGCATTATCATAATTCATCTTTTTATATCTCGATGACCATAATCTCATCTTCATCATTCACCTCTTCTACAACACCCTTAAATGCAATATACGGAATATCAGAATATTTATTGCCTAATGTTGCAAATCTAAATCCATGTGTAGTCAAAACGTTAAACGCAAGTGCAACAATCTCGACATTTCGGCAGGCATAGTCAGTTAATGAAAGACGGAGCTTTGAATTCTCTATTCGACTCATATTAGGACAACCTACGTATCCGTTCATATCTGCTAATGGTATAAAAAAATAATCTACGATGTTTGATTCGTATGATGGCATCATACCATCCATCATCAAATGTCTAATATCAAGTTCATTCATTAAAACACAACAGTACTGATGTCCATTAAAATATATATCCATGGAATTAAGATTATGTTCATACATATCGTCAAACCGCAGAATCAACCCTTGAAGCGGAGAGTCGATATTAAGATTAAATGATAACTCAGAATGTTCATCTGTTGATGTGTTAAAGTAGTATATGTCAGTTACACCGATAACCCAGTTTGTAGCCAACTTTTCTAACTCGATAGACTTGAAATCAAATACTGTGAATCTGAACATAGCGGAGACACAATCGATCTCACTTTTTAGTCTTACTAGTAGCGTTATCTTGACAGTGTCCGATATCTGGTCTGTTAGATCACCATGAAACATAGTTTCCCATGGTATCATAAGTACAACATCATTACCGACTTGTGCAAGATATGGCCTTCCAGATGGCGTATTTAACTTATTTAGATGTTCAATCACGAATTTCTTATAACACATAGTATATTCATGACCACTCACCTCAATATGTATCTCTAATTTATCGAAAACATTATGATAATCTGAGATTGTGATGTTGTGAAACCTAAGAGCATTTAGTATAAATTTATCGCCTAATGATTTTTCAGATGTGCACGATAGTTTAAATTCAGTTCCATTCTTATCCATCTCATGTATATGTACGTCTGTGACGAACAATTTATTAACCTTTTTGAAACCATTTATATTAGTTTGCGAAACTAATGACATAAGCTTTCCGGCCTCATTGCTAAACATTGTTGTTACGTTTAAGATGGGGGATATCTTTAAATCACTATTCTGACTCTTCATCATCATCAGAATAAAGAATATCATAGTCTGGTTCGTCCATGAAATGAGATTCATATAACGAAGCCAAATTTAATCTGCATTCATCATCAATATTATTATACGCACTTATACTGTTATATAGGCCGGTATCATGATAGAAACATATATCGATCGTTATTTTACCATTATCGTCCCAGTAGTATTCGAATGATGGTGGTGCGTACGGTATGAAGATCTGGTAGTTCCATCGTGATAGCCAGGATTCTAAATGGAGATCCCGGAATGCCTTGATCGCGTCACGTCTGAAGGCTTCTTCACTTTCCATCGATAGTGGAACCCATGTGACATTAACATTTGTCATTGCATAATCATCAATGTATGACTCGTGTGAATCAATCTGTCGAACGCAATAGTTGATGAATGGTGCGTACGGTCGTCTAGCGATACTAACCCATGTAATACTTGGGTCATCCCTAAAACGCTCTAATCTGAATTTTTGCATGTTGGCCTCTATTATTGATCATATGTATTGATGAGATTATATGTTCAATTTTAACTATGAAATAATTGAAAATTAAACTGTTTGATGTACTTATTAAATCGGTAATTCTATAACCTAATTGGGTATTCAAAGATGCACTCTAGCCCTATTGTTGCTGTCGTCATCATCTGCATTTTCAACATTGGAATTGCATGTGCCCTTTCCATTGCGAGTCTTGTCATCGGTTCGCAGTACATGGGTGGTGTGACATGTGACGCTAACTCGTTCATCCGCCTGTCCACATGGCTCATCACATATGGTTCCGTCAATCTTGCCGGAGCAGTGGCTGCAGTCTTTGTCGTTATTGCAATTTTGAATGAAATTGCCTCTATTGCCAGCATTATCTACCTTGTCCTACTTGGAATTTTTAACTTCGCATGGAACATCGTCGGAGCCGTCGCACTGTTCCGTGACTCACCTGCTTGCCAGTCGCTGTCCTACTCCCTGTGGGCGATGGTACTTGCTGTTCTTATCGTTCAGTGGGTCGGTATGGTCGCGAGTTGCTTCTCAAAGAACCGAAGTGACTAATCCATTTTTTTATCACAAAAGGAATCAAGTTTTTTCTATATCGATAAAAAACACAAAGTGTACACCTTTTTTTATTTTTTCTGTTGATACATATTTCACAGCTATGGCCTTGAAGGTTATCTGTTTATCATTAGACTCATTAATGAATCTTTCAAGGATTAAGTCCTTTAGATATGGAAATCTGATGGCGTAGTCACCGAGTTCATAGAGGTATCTTCCATCGATACCGGATGACCAATAATCGGCGATGATTTCAATGATGTGCGATCCAGAAATCTTAAGTTTTTTGGTCTTTTGCATAACGAGTTTATTCAAAAGGTCAACGTATTCGCCAAGATCGTCCCATACTCTTCTAGCAACCTTTTTATGATACTCCATAATCTCTTCCTCTTCATTGGATGTAGAATACAATATACCAGTCTCTAATCCCTCAATTCTATGTCTCTCGTTATAATACGCCGTAATCATGAACTTTGCAAGTTTACGTTGTAACTCGATGTCAACACACCTAACTCCTAAACTACTTAATCCATCCGTCCTCATACATTCATTGTTTATCTCCCTCACACTGATATTAGGATCTATAGATATCATCCTAATAGGCACTTCTAAAATATATCCTGTCTTGAGCGTCAAAATGTTCATCGTGTTTGTTAAAACTGTTACATTAGGCCTATCAGGAATGTTCGATGAACCGTTTCCCATGATTATCAGTATATGAATTATATATGATGTCAAATGATTTAATAAATTCAATATTTTCCTATTTTTTGCTAACTTTGTAATCGCGTATGTAATCTGGTCCGTAATACCATAAGATCTCATCACCTGGTTTAATGTGTTTGGTTGCAATTAGTTGGTATACCATCGTTTGACCTACATCCACTTTTTTTCGATTTTTGTAGTTCTCTTTTAAGTTCATATCTAGATGGGCATTTGATTTTTGATTTATAGATGGTTCGTTAGCAAATGGTCCCCAAAAAGGTATATCATTTAACGGTTCAGGAAAACTTTTCAGATCCACATCACCAATCAACCTCTTATAGTTATCTCCATCTTTCTTGTAAACTTCAAAACTATACATGTAGTTCGTCGGTGATTCATACTCACTCGTCTTGAATACAGTTATCTTATAATACGCGATTGTTTCACCTTTTTTGATATGTTGTGTTGCATAGAGGCCGACCCCTTTATTAGCTGTTCGTTTGAGTGTTACACTAAGCTCATCCTTGTTTGGTGTATCAGACAAAATCCGTTCGTAATTTAACAGATCCTTATACTCTTGTGACATGATGAATACCTGTTCTTCTACATCTTCTGATGTCATTTATATATATAATGGTTTTGATAATTTTGGATATATAGGTATTATAATAAATTATAAATTTTTCAATTTTGAGAATTCATTGTGGGCCTGTTCTACACCACATATGACGATTGGTTTGTCTTTGATTACGATAGTGAATTTGAATCTGGCGATGTATTCGCCGATGTTTTCGGATACGATAGGGTAGTCACTGATGAGCCTTTTAGATATGCATTCATTGATTGCAGCTTTCATTTTGGACTCTTCTTCGCTGACTATGATAGGGGCATTGAACGATTGTTTGTTTTTAAAATTTCGCATAAATGTCTTCGAGACTTTAAATTTTAGCTGTTCATTGATGCCGTAGTGTCGCTTGAACATGACCGAGTCTGCTGACTTTATGAGATAGCCCGATCCACTACATATCATTATATCGATCTGGTAGACTTCGTTCTCTTCGAATATAATCTCGTCGGGTACCTGATATTTGGAATGTTCCGAGTTGTATCTCGACGCAAAGTATTTATGGTTGTTGTTAAAACGAATTGAGTCGTCGCCGCTTACCCATCTGCTCATTTGGAATGATAGCGTTCCTGGAATTATGCCGAATAGATCAGTTATCGGTAGGCTGCAACCGTATTTAAACGCCGCCTGTTCCATTATACTGACTATCTCTTTGCTAACTCGACCGGGCTTCATCTCTTTGCTCACAGCAATCACCGCTTCGCATCCCGCTCTCATGACGTTAAATTGTCTATCGGTTAGTTTGTTTTCGGGACCATTTGGCGCAATCAAAGTAGATGTAACTATGTGCGCCGGATACCCGTCGACATGCAATCCTACTTCAATCTTTAAAATATCACCATGACGCAGAATGTCGGCATTTTTCGCTCCACAATGACCAGCAACTTCGTTAACCGATAAAGATATCGGGAAGACTACACCTTTAATCGCACAATTGATACTCTTCATATGTGTCTCAATCTCATCATTTCCAATTTTAACCAGATCGATGATGAGTTTACCTGGTTTTGCCAATTTAATTATTTTATTCACGACCTTCGATGCAATTCCACCAGCCTCTGAATACTTGGCTAGCGTCTCTGGATTGTCAAGTTGTGATTTTACATTCACCTTGCTAGCTATCTCGAGATTCTCTTCATCAGATGAATCATCACCGTCATAGTATTCAAAGAGATACTCTACATGGTGAAAGAGATCATCGTTTGAGAGATGACCTAATTTAATTAGTTTTACTAAATCGGCAGATCCCTTTTTGATGTTTATATCATGTGGATCTCTCGTTTCGGGATCCGATTCGATGAATTTTTGGATCTCCGGCACGCTATCCAATGATTCTAAACCATCAAGATCAATTATGTCAAATATTCCTCCCATTAACCTATGTATGCACATTTTGCATTCAGAATGATCACCCTTTAGATCATCATACCTCTTCATCAACTGCTTCTCGGTAATCTTTCCAGAACCACATAAGATGACGTTGTCGATGATCTTGTTATAATCACCATCCGATGATTCCATTAAATATGACACCTGTGATTCATCAGCTATTCCATCAAACTTAACCTGTTTCTGGGACTTTGCCCCATTGAACCCATCGCTCATTTAACTCTTTCATGATTAAAGCACATGCAATAAACCCAATTTAAATTCAAATTTTATTGCTAAAAAACTGAAAATATGTATCATGATTACAATATATCCATAATGATAATAAAAATAAATATAATTATTAATGAAACGATCTAGAGACGGATTGAATGACAGTACCGGAAAAAAAATATGCATCGCTATAAACGATATAATATGTCCGATAACGAAAGAAATATTTTATATGCCCGTTACGGCCGATGATGGATTCACTTATGAGAAATGGGCTATAGATCAACATATGCAATCCGGAATTTCGCCGATGACTAGAGAATCAATAAAATCATATGCCGATAATATAGTTATGAAAAATATAATAACAGGCGTTCTACAAGACAACCCGGACTTAAAGTCCGAACAGTTCGCTTCCGACACATACTACAACTTCGCACAAAATAGAAAAGGATGGATGAAATTACTATCAAATAAAAATTTCGAAGAGTTCAGTAAATTCAAGGAGATTCATTTACTAGATAAAGCAACTGATAATTACAGAAGTTTGTTGGTGATTGAATATGTCTGTGAACACTGTACTAACATCGAAACGTTCAAGAACATAGTACTCAATGCCATCGATGTGAACTGTTTTCATAACTCTCATTCACCGATGTTTTATGTAGCTTCAAGCAAAAATAAGGACATCATCATATCATCCCTTGATACACAGATGGACATTTCTAATATATCGACAACTGGTGATGATAATCTGATAACTGTCATTATGAATAATAGATATCTATCGGATGATGACAAACGATATATACTTGAGTATATTATAAATAATAAACATATATTGAAGGTGTTTACTAGTAAGCCCATGTGTCTCACTACTCTTACAGATACTGAACATTTTTCCAACTCTATATCCAAGATAGTTGCAGATAGTATAACAATTCAGAAATTAATTGATATTGATGTACTCCCAAGACTGTATCTAGATGATTCCATCAAAATCATAGATCAGTTGGAGTCTATCGAAATTAAACAAGATGACGTCTATGATTATTACAAAAATAAATATGTCAATAAGAGTGAATTAACATCAATTAACCAAACTTTAAAACAGTACTATGAGAAAATCAAAAACTCTTCTAATTTTGACGTTGGCTTTAAGAAGACCATATCGGCTAAATTGCATCAGTTTTATAAAGATAAGATTGGAATTGACGCAATTGATAATATGCTATTATTGGACTATCTTATAATGGTTAAGAACAAATTGGAAGGTGATAAACGGATGTGTGGTGAATTGTATAAGGAGATATGTGGATAAAATATTGAAATTTATTTTATATGGGATCTTTTATTATTTTTAGGAATAAGTAATCATGTTGCTGATAATTTTATGTTTAGTTCAAATAGTGGGCTCTTGCCGGATCTTGGCGTTAAGCGGTGGAGGGGCTCATGGGGCATTTCAGGCCGGTGTGATTAAAAACCTTCATGATAATGGTGTGAAATGGGATATCATTACCGGTGTCTCAGCTGGTGCGTTGAACGCTATGGCGCTGGCCATTTATAACTCATCAGATCAGGCATCGGGAGTTACACTTATGGAGAATGTATGGATGAACATTACGTCTTCCGATGTTTATCGATGGAACTGGAACCCTCTATTTGACCAATCGTTGCTCGATAGTTCTCCTCTGAACAGAACGATCTATGGCATAACTGCAGAGTACGGTGGTGTCGCACAGAGGGATGTAATTATCGGATCGGTTATCCTGAACTCTGGCACAATGGATCTGTTTGGTCGAGGTGATCTCAACTCAAGCATTCGGACTACGACGATTGTCATGGCTAGTTCAGCGATTCCTCTTGTATTTCCGCCGATATTTCTCGATGGTGACTACTACGTTGACGGCGGAACGGCTAGCAACGAATTAATTGTTCCTGGAATCAAATACTGCATCTCTAGAGGTCTTCATGATATCACGATCGATGTGATAATATGCTCACCGCCTATTGATAACATTACCAATCCGTCGATTGAAAAGATGGGGATCTTTGGTTTGGCAACTCGTGCCTACGATATTATGTCAAACGCCGTATTTAACCATGAGATGTATACCAGCTGTAAGGCTAATGAGATGACGTTCCCTATCTACATCTACAAACCGAGTTTACCATACCCTGGAAACATGATGAATTTCGATCATGAGTATATCGTCGCGATGTACAAAATGGGATTAAACGTAACGCAACCGAAAGTAGCGAAATACTGCTTCGCTTAAACGTAGTGCTAGTAGTGCTAGTAGTGCTAATAGTGTTAATTGATTTATATATTCTACAAATATCATAATATACAAATTATGGGATAATTGATACGTTGTACCACGTTTGTGATCCGGATGGATAGGCCACTGATAGCTCTCCGGTCTGAATTGGGGATATGACACCAAACGTGATTGTGTAATTATATGGGTGGTCCGGCGGGGTTCCACACTTGAATGCATAGTTCTTCATCCATACACATGTTGTGACTGTGTTGAGATCAAGATAACCACCGTTTGAACAGTTATCAACTTTGTTCTTCATTATTGTTCCATCATCCGATCCGGCTAATAGTATGCCGTTCGTGCAATTGCTGATTGAGTTGGACTCGATGTTGGGTCTTAGGACGCCAAGGAGCGAGATACCGGCTGTTCCGTGATCTTTAGGAATCTCTGGTACACGTTTTACTTCAACGATTCTACATCTCTTGATCTGACAGTTGAGAAATGATGCATCTAGGTTCTGTAGTGCGAAGATACCTGCGGATACCTCAAGAGGATCGTCAGAGCTTGACACTATGTTCGATATAATATTTTCGTCGATTACGATGTTCGCCATTGTACCTGTTGATCCGTAGTCTCCAAAAACTGACGCCGCTAATAAAATTCCATGACTACGTCTTACATTTATGATGTCGCCAATATCACATTTTCTGAGTGTGACATTTCGCGTGATCATTGAATCTGACTCTTCCGGGAATGATGATATAAGCATGCCATAAAGAGTGCTATCAACTTCGGAATTTTTATTCATAACCCCATGAATCTGGCAACCGTCGAACGTGACATCTTTCGACGTAACTACGACGACTCCACCGACCGATACGGTATCAAAGAACAGTCCAGTCGTATCATTGGATATTCGTTGATCATTAAACTGACAGTTTACGAACTTTAGTCCCTCTGATGAAAATCCATCCCAAAATGTATCCGAGACGTGAAATCCATTTACTAATAGAGTCAGTATCCCTGAACCTGATGTACTATTAAACTGTGTATCCTCAAAAAGGGAATATGGGATAACGTCGGCCAAAAATCCGGCCACAACGATCGCCTCTCCAGTGGTATCATTAAATTGACATCGTGATACAACCACATTCGAAGTACTTATAAAAAGTGCACCTGCAATTACGACAACTATAGTTCCATATGATAGCACTCTTGATTCGGATCTTGTAAAGTTAACCGTGACGTCAATTAGTCTTACGTTTTCACAACTCTGCGCAACAATTCCGGCAACTATCGGTACGAAACCGTATGTACCGTCTTTCAGATACGTCTCGTCAAGCGACGTGTTCTGAATTACTACATCGGCCGCTTGAGTTAACCAGACTCCAACATTGGTGTTCTTATTTATTATACAGTTTCGAATCTGGACTCCATTATATATGTATCGTGAAACTGCATTAGAATCCATTACATCTAGTGTTGAGTCACTTGCTAATACAATGCCAGTCGCTATTTTTATACCTGGTTGCGGATTTCCGATACCGCCGTTGTTAGTTATTATTAAGTCTTTGAAAATCAAGTTATTTAACTCATTATCGTCATTTATATGCGAATGGATTGCAGCACCAGTAAACCGTTCGAGTATACCATTCATGATCGTAATGTTTTCATAACCCTCCGCTAATTTTATACCTATGACACCTTTCGTATCATTTGCCTGATATAATCTATGGTTACCCAAGTTTAAGACAACATTTGACGACTTTATTAGGATCGCATACTTATCAGTAATCTGAACCTTAGGTTTGATATCTCTACTTGCATTTGAATTACCGAAGAGCTTTAGTGATAACCCAGCAGTAAAACCATTGTTTTTAATTTGGTCTGATATCTGCTTGAGATGATCTATATTATAATGCACAACTGAAGGTTGAAGAGAGTCGGGGTCAGATACTGGTGAAAATCCTACATCCTCACACAATCTATAGACTCCCGGTTTATCAATTACGTATGTTTCAGTTAAATTACATGAATGATGACTTTTGCGAAAATCATTCTTCCCGATATTTATGAAACATCTCTTATCTTTGTGGTGACATTTTTCAAGGCACTTTCGTCTCTTTGATTTATCCATGAGATACTAATACTATATGAATATAAAATTATTTTTATGAGGACTATATCAAATAAATTTGAATTTGTGAATGACGATACTGGTAATGTTATGGTGTGAGTATATGAGGATAATAATTGATACCGATTGTGGGGTTGATGATGCATTCGCGTTAATTGCCGCGTTAGAACTCTACGATGTAGTTGGAGTAACATGTGTATCTGGAAATGTTTTTGTTGATCAAGTTGTTAATAATGTTGGTGTTATTTTGGAATTAGCAGGGAAGGCTAACGTTCCGTTTTTCAAAGGATGTGAACATTTCATAATGAGTCAATGGACGCCTTCATCGTATCTCGGTCATGGATCGGACGGTCTAGGTGATACTGGTATGAAGACCAATTTAAAACCAATGGATGAATCAGCTGTTAATGCGCTCATTAGGTTGACTAAGGAGTATGATGATATACATTTAATCGCAATTGGGCCGCTTACGAACGTTGCATTAGCATGTCTCATCGATCCAGAGTTCCCCAAGAGGGTCAAGACGTTCTGTATTATGGGGGGAGCGCATGAGTGCAAGGGGAACGTCGGTTTAGCGAGTGAATTCAATATTCATTGTGATCCAGAAGCTGCGAAGATATGCATCGATAAATTTTCGATGACTAGAATGATAACATTAGAAAACAGTCATGAGTGTGAAATACCATGGGATCTCTGGACTACGATAACTAAGTCGGATAACAGGTACGCAAAGTTTCTAACGGCGATATCCAAAAAGATGTTAGGATACGGTGGTTCCGGATACATGGCGTACGACCTAATCGCAGTACTCTCTTACCTTGCTATGGACATAGATCGATCTGTTTACCTATTCTGTGATGTCGAACTAACCGGAACGGTAACTAGAGGCGCAACAATTTTCGATTGGCGAGACAGAATAACCCCAAACGTACTCCTAGTTAAACTTGATTTACCAGAGATGTTAAAATTGGTTACTCAGATAGTACTAAAATAATTTTTTATTATGTGATAGTATAATGAGCGATAAACCTACTATGGAACAGATCCTCGATCGGTTCAAGCAGAGAGGTTATATAATTGATCCCCAAAAAATAGGCCAGGGAGCATTCGCGTCTGTATATAAAGCTCATAGAGACTATGCGATTAGAATCAGTAAAGATGATAAAGACGAGTATGATAGTTCAAAAGCGATTGACCACCTAAATCGCAGAGTATGCGTTCGATCACATAAATTACCTTTCAAAAATACTCATATCTTATGTACTGAATCGACTGAGAAGATAGGTGACTATCTCGTTGAGATATTACAAGGGTTCGATACTGATCTTATGAAATTCCTAACCGTTGAGAAGATAAATGGCAACATGGTCACATATCACGACAGAGTGACGTTCTATGAGTTATCAATGCTCAACAATGGCCTAAAATATCTCAAAAACTTTAATTCAATCGCTGGTTCTATGATGGACACCGTAACGATGCTTCATGATAATAATCTAGCGCATGGAGATATCAAACCATCAAATATACTTCTTAAAATAAACAAAGTGGATCCAAATGAGATCGATGATTATGCAGTATCTGACTTTGACACACTATGTGTTGGAATCAGGAACATATTAACAGATGTATTTGAATGTGAAGTTAGTGCTGGGACTCCATTATTCAGCACGATAGAACTAGTGAGTCAGGGTAGACGAGGCAAGCGATATGATATCAACATTAAAAAACGATCCGATCTATATGCGATAAGCTTAGTTATTCTAATGATGTGGCATGGGTATACTAAATTCCTTAGCATATTCGATAATAATTATAATAGTGACGGATTCTTTGCTAGGAGATTTCAGGATATGTCAAAAGGTACACCAGAGATGGATGCCAAACGTGACGAGTTCTTTAAGAAGCTTAGAGCTGTAAATGAGCGAAAGTTTAGTAATATAACGACATTATACGGAAAAAGGCAGTCAAACGAGACGATTGTGTATACTGAACGCTTAGGGCATCTAGTTAAAACGTTTCATATAATCAAAAATTCAACAGATATTTTGGACAGGACGATGTCTGGTAGGTCCGTGATATTACCGCAAGCAAGTCAGACCGGTGGTTTCTATGATATGGCTCATGATAGATATAAGCAAATGTATTTACAGCTAAAATTTGAAAATTGATCATCTTAGTCACATTTATACTAATTGTATTAATGTGAATGAATAACGGAATGCGGAGGATTGTTCAGTTAACGGCGGTAGCCGATTCCGTTGGGGCGCCGTTCGAGATGCATACGAGGGAGAATCTGCTATCAACTCTCGATACCGGGTTACGTCAGTTACCCCGCAGAGAACCACCATTTGATGTAGGATGCCAACCAGGTCAGTATACCGACGATGCCCAACAGACGATCGTTGTCGCCAGACATCTGCTACGACTTGAAAGAGATGGATATAAACCGTTTAGTTTCGAAAGATTCATGCAGGATTGCCTTGATGTTTATGACGAAGATGAACGGGAATGTGGCGTTCCTCGTGGAGGACATGGAGGATTCGCAATTGTGGCAAGATTCAAAGGAGATAGAATCGGAATGCAACGTGAATACAACCTACAAAAACATACCGATATCGGTAACGGATCAGGAATGCGCCTAAACCCTTTCATGATCTCTCCTCTATCAGGGAAACCATTAGTGGAATACGTTATAGGAACCACGATATCAACTCATAACAACGCTATCGCCGTAATTGGAAACCTAATAATGGTTAAAATCTTACGATCGTTAGTTAACGATGCACTTGATGCAAAAGACGTAATAATCCATTCGTTGGATTGGTTAAATGGAAAAGATATTGGCAATGCCATATTTCCGGAATTATCGGTATGCAAAGATATGTATGAAATTATGCGACAAAGTATGCCATCATTCGGAGAATTTGATAAAACCATCGAGATTTACAAGGAGTATCTTGGAAATATAGATAAGTTGCCGGACTGTGATAATAATTTAACAAACATAGATCATCTTGTTATTAACGAGGAGCATGCTAGACCGTGTGTTAAGATCGGAGGAACTGGTTTACCAGCGAGGGCTAAGGCTACGATCGGATGGTTCCTATATCTCCTTAAAAACCTACACTCATGTGAATCAACTCTCGATATAATTAGACGTTGTATTTTAGTAGGCGGCGACACAGATACCCTAGCTGCCCACGTCTTCCCTATCTCATGCATCATCCTTAACCGAATTCATAACAACAATGAGATTCTTCCAAAGTATATCATTAACCAACTCACAGAGATCGACATTGACCTATTAACGCGACGTATTGAAGTTAATCTATCGGCAAAATATTGAAATTATTTTCCTTCATAATATATAATTATGACAGAAGATGAGATGAGTACGAATATCAACATAATTGATAACTTTGTAGATGAGATCAGTAATAATGAAATATACTCCGACGATGAGTTTGTGGTTGACCCATCATTTGTGCTTGACGATGATATGATAAATCCTATTATAGCACGCTTGTTGAATTATGGTACTTCGTATGGAGCAGCATTGCAGGTACCATATAGACCCATCTACACGGAAAGAGAGATATGTGATAATTGTTGTAGGAATTTTGATGATGTGTCTAATGATCTTGCTAAATTGAAGAGGACAGATAGGTCTTGGAGAGGGTGCCCAACCGATGTGTCATTTAGATCGGATAACAGAATTGTATGTTTACATTGCGTCCTTGAACATCATGGGATCCGATGCTCTGGTTGCGATAAAACATATCTATACATGGACAGCTTTTTCTACGATGACGAATGTAAGAGCTGTTATATAAAATCCAAAAAAGGTTGTGTCACATGCCTAGGATTCGTTAATCGATATACTGGATCAAAGTTATGTGGTGCATGTAAGTCTGAGTTTGAGTCATTGGAGCTTTTTACGAAACATCTGATGACTGATAGGGATATTAAATTTTATCGGAAGAAGAGATAAAAATTGATTTTATAATGATATTCTATGTTAACAGTTTGGTTAAACATGATTAGAGATGATATGGGATCTTCCGCTAAACGTCAGATTGTTGATTCTATTTGTACTGTTGCCTCTCGTAGACCGAGTATATAGGTCGATATTTGGATATTATGTGACGTCCGGATATACTCTACGTAGCTTGGAAAGATTTAATAGGATTTGGTATCTTTATGGATGGTTTTTAGTTATTAAATCGATGTTGGTCGTAATTTCCATGTATATGTCAGAGTACTTTTCGAACTATACTTATATTACGGGAGCTGATTATCGATCATTTTGGTTAATGATGGGAATCTTTAATGTTGGGTTTTTAATGACGTTGGTTCATGGGGTGTATCCATCAAGGACTAGTAAGGTTGTTGCCATAATCGGTATGTTAGGTGGATTTATCATTAATCTGTTCTATGTACATAATCTATATCTGCTACATGGATCTCAGTATTTCACAGATAGATATATATGGGAACCATTGTTGGCAATTTCGATAGTATATCGATTCAAGATTGAGTCGGTTCTTAGACTTTAACATATAAAATTGATTAGTTTATGATTTTATAATAAACTAATCACCTATTATATAAAGCCACATGGCTAATATTCTGCAGGTATATAGATATCTATTAGAAAATGAGTTTCACGGGTATGATTCGATCTATGTAGATGTTGATGTACGTGAACTTGTTGAGATCCTATTTGGTTCTGGCACAATATTTATATTTTCTGATTTTCAGGTGGGAAAGGGAACGGGATTAGGAGCGCGATATAAATCAAACTCATTGTTCATAATTCAGTCTAGCTTTTTAAAGATGGATACTCTATGTAGAGCGATCATTGAGTTTAATATCGCTGAGTCTAAGATTGTGTCGTTTCCGATGGAAGTGACAAATTGGAAATATATATTTGAAAGTTATGGAATAACTGGATTCGTTGAGTATAATTATTTGCCGATCGGTTTTTTTCCGATTGATAAAGACGGGAACATCATGAAAATATGCTCTGAATCGAGTAAACATTTAGAGATCGGTATGAAGTTAACTGATGCGAAATATAGGGTTGTGTACATCGGCGATCGCAATCTTGATCTCAGTCTAGTTAGCGATGATAGCTCTGAACAGTTACTGATTGTATTTAATAGATATCATGACATTTTATCAGCTATTGATATCCGTACCAGCTTTCAAGGGTATGTCTATGAACTATTCGGACCGGATGTTATTAACGAGCTAGCAGACAATCGGCTATACTACAGGATCAAACATCTAGACATGGTCTCTGCCATCGTTGAAATTAAGACCGAAGGAAAGCGATTACAAACTTTTAAATCTTGGTTAGATGATTACTACCGTCAAGATGATATGAGTAAGAATATAATCATTGAATGTAAGGATAAATTGGTACATATTAAAGAAAAAGAGCAGTTTGAGAGACTGGTTAAGATCGCATTAGAGATTAATCAGGCATTCTCTTCAAATCCTGTTTTGACGAAAGATCAACGATATACTTTGGCATATCAAAAACTAATTGAGACTCATGAAAGCATAATTGCCGAGATTGACGAACTCATCAACATCGGATATAATGTAATAAAGATCTTTAGGTTAATATGTATTCAATCATTAATGCTAAATGGGATTTCCAAAAAACGATTAGAGGAACTTAAACGAAGTGTTGTCCAGACATATGGAATCCAACATATGCTTGCATTTGATAACCTAATGCATCTAGGGCTCGTAACGGTCAAGAACGTAATCAAAAACAGCATTAACATTCTCAAAAATGGTAATATGCCGAAAAAGATACAAGAGATAGTCAAAATGTACAGATTAATTAAACCATCTTATAGGATATCCGTACTGTTCGATGGCGGAGCTACCTTGGATGAGATTGATGCAATATTGTCTCTTGACAAGATGATCAAAGTGTATTTCAATAAATTGATATATCCTAATGACTTTGTTTATGACTGTATGAAAAATTGATATTGATGATGTATCACGTAGTTAAATTTAATTATGGTTCATGAGATGGAAACTTTAGATCGTGTGAATGAGTTAGCAGATGCGTTGGATATGGTTTACAACATAACCAACGATACGACAAAACTAGGATGGCTAGCGAAAGAAGTTGAAGGAGCGGGCCGCAATAGTTATAATTGCGTTATTTTTCCATCGTTAGAACCATATATGTTCACAATAGAGAACATTGACTACTATGGTTTGACAGTTTACGACTCATATCACAATCCTCGGAATAACGGTTCACCATATGCGCTAATAACTATAATCTTCGCTAAAGAATTTGATCATATAACGAGATTATTTAGTTATCTTAGTGGAAAATACCAGGTTGTGGTTAAGAGTAATCCGTGCAAGGTGTTAGTTTGGAGTAATAGTCACGGCGGTTATATTAACTCGGGGTATGAAGTCTCTCGAAAGATGCAGAGTGATCTTGTGGGTCTTGATGAGTTTTTCATGACTATGGAGAGGGATTTGAGGGCGATCACGGAGCGCGAGGCGTTATCGAAGAAGATGGGCATAGACTCCGGGTTTAACTACCTGATATACGGAAAACCCGGAACTGGAAAATCATCATCAGTCAAAGCATTGGCTTATAAATTAGATCTTCCGATATATTGCGTTAATCTGGCGCGTATAAACCCGTCCCATATATCTACCGCATTAAGTCCGAAGGACCAGTCTCCGATTAAAATAGTCTTAGTAGAAGATTTCGATAGATATATCCAAGGAGATAAAAAAAGGGATTACATGAGTGATCTACTGAATGCCCTTGATGGTATTCAGTCAACCTACGGAACTATAAGGATTTTTTCAGCCAACTTTCCAGAAAACGTCTTGGTAGATACCGCTTTGATATCGAGAATCTCAAGATTCATTGAGTTTAGATTGCCTACGGTTAATGAGATGGCGCAGCATCTCTTGAACCTGTTTCCTGAAAATAAAGTGGAAGCTGAACAGCTTGCCAAGATGACAACTGAATTAGAGATGTCGATCAGAGAGGTTAATAACTACCTTAGTAGATTCTTAGTTGATAAAGAGATCCTGGCCGAAGCCATCAAAGGGTTCCCACATTGGCTATCCCAGATGCAAAAAATCAAAGAGATGGAGATTAAACATAGAGCGTCAATGGAAAATAAAGAAAAACCAAACGAAACAGAACAATGGGAACAGTGTGATGCATATGACGCGTATGATGAAATTTATTGATGATGCTCTATCATTCTAATCCAAAGAGTCTAATGCCGTTGATATAATCCAATTACCATCATCCCATTCTTTATTCATATTGCAGTTAGTCCCATAAAAGTTAATGGTGAAACTACCATCGATACTTATACTTAATATTTTGACAGATTCATCCGTGAAACTAGAATCGATAACCCCATTTGCCCATACAAATGGCTTAACTCTCTTAGCATATCTGCCTACCAAACTTTTAATTTTTTTAGTATGATATTCAGTTTTATACTCATCATTGATACTCAAAGAGTATCCAATCTTGTCTGAATTAACCATTTTGATTTATAGTTGGTAGTTGATTTATATGTTATGGATAGATCAATTTTTTAAAAGTAGGTGAACCCGATTGCACCACTGTATGTTAGATCGAGAACGTCACCTGTGTCTCCCTTTTCAAGGGTTAGGACTTCAACGATATTAAACGTTTGAAGATCGGTGGGAACTCTTTCTGTCACATTTTTAACCATCTTTGGAGTGCAGTATAGAGTCTTTAATTGACTCATCTTTATCGCCTTTTGGATATCTTTACCAACTAACACTCTATGCATCATTTTTTCGTTCATGAGGTGTCCAAATATCTCTTGAACCTCTTGATGTACTTGCAACATTCTATCTTTTTTGTATTCATAGAAGATCTCATCGTCGGTCAAAACTTTTGTGTGAACAATGACGTTGTTTGTAGCCTTGAAGCCCTTGGTTATCGATGATACTCCATGTAAAAGACATTTTCCCTTTGTATTTTTTGATATGTATTCAACGATGTCAAAATCATTACCTATATCCTGATCTAGAACCGTTCGTTTCTTGTTTACATTAAGATGAACGTGTGTTAATTTGCGATTCATAATCTTTATCGTATCATGATACTCATTGTCGAAGAAGATGGAATTCAAGTAGTCGATATCGAAGAACTCGCCGTTTCGGAAAACGAAACTTGGGAGTAACCAGTCGTTCATCATTGTTACACAACTCTTTGGTAACTTAATGATTTCAAGTTCCTTTCCTAACAGATATAGACCAGTATTTGTATCCTCAGGATTTAGCTGTTTGAAGTACTCAACTAGCGTGTAAACACGGTCATTTAGGTACTTACGCTTGACGTTGTCTTTAATCTGATCGATATGATCCAACTTTTTAGTTAGAAGTGCAATAACCTCATCGACGAGCATGCCGTTAACGATGATCGTGTAGTTAGACTCAAACTTATCACGATTACCTCTAAACCTATCTAGGTCATCCATATGATTGTTATTGTTTATAGAATATATATAGATATCTGTTGGGGATCATTATATCAAATTTTTATGCCAAAAAATTGATATTTTAATTTACTGTTATGGTCTATGTATCTGATTTGTATTACATTAGAAGATGAAACAAACGATTGTTTTAACGGAAGAGTTGGCCAGGCGGCCATACGATGATATTAAGAAAGTTTGGTCCTTGTTTAAGGACGGGAAGTTAGTTTTCGGGAGCAGATGTACGTTCGTTGGTTCATGTGTGACAACTAGATTCGGGAAGGGTGGTAGGATGCTCTTTATTGAACTGTTGGATGGGTCTACAGTTAGGACATTACAGTGCATCTGCGATTCGGAACCGGATGAGATGGACGATCCACGAAGGAAGATCGATTGGCAACCTTTGTTTTCCCATTGTACGAGGGGTGCAACGGTCGAACTTACTGGTACGATTGAAAAGAGTCCTGCAGCTGGGCAACCGATTGAGTTTGTGGTGACAGGGTTCAAATGTTTGGGTAGCATTAAGGATCCTGCGACATACTTTTTGGGACAGAGGGGGTTTATCGATAGAGATACGTTGAGACAAGTACCTCATTTACGACACCAGACCCAATTATTCACAGCAATTGGAATTATCAAGAAGGTATGCTATAGTGCATTCCACGAAGCGATGAAGGAACTTGGAATAGGAGAGATAGATCCTACCGTTTTAACTGGAAACCAATGTGAAGACGGAGCCCATCCTTTTTCGGCTTCGATACTGTTTGATGCAAAGACGGTCGATGATATTCCAACAAAAGAAGATGGTTCAATTGATTGGTCAAAGGACTTCTTTGGAAAAAGAGCATATCTGAGTGTATCAAGTCAATTGCACCTAGAAGCTACAACTCTTGGGTTGAAGCAAGATGCATACTGTATGTCAAAAGTTTTTAGGGCGGAGCCAAGTGATACTTCAATGCATTTGGCAGAGTTTTGCATGCCTGAATGGGAGATTCTCGGTGGTCTAGACAGAAACATGGCTGTATCTCAGTTCTTCCTAAAACATATCTTTACACGTGTTTTGGATAGTTGTCAGGATGAACTTGACTACCTAGAGAAGTACAGACATCTTGATGATAAGAAATGGTATGATGAAAAATCCGCTTATCTCAAAGAGAAGAAGAAAGATGTGAAGGCAAAGACACTGACTCAAGCCGAGTATGAAAGCATGGTTAAAGCTGTTGAAGCTGAATATGCTAAACGTCAATCCATACCATCGTTGGTCGATAGATTGATCAAGTATCGTGATCAACCGTTTGTCGTGACCACACATCGCGAATGCATTAAGACAATGCTCGACGATGTCGCTGCAGGAAAAGTCAAATTCGATAAGCTTCCAGCGTATGATGATGATATCAGCAGACAACATGAGCACTACATTACAGACGTTCTATATGGTGGACAGTTTGTATTTGTCCGCCATTTTCCTAAAAAGATCAAGGCGTTTTACATGCCCGTGATTGATGAAGATGACCCCATCGAAGGGGTTGAGCATGTAGATAACTATGACCTCTTGATGCCTTATCTTGGAGAGGTGATTGGAGCAAGCAGTCGTATATGGAAAGAGGACGAACTCGTTTCTAGAATGACAGAACTTGGGATGAACCTTGAAGAGCTTGATTGGTATATCGATCTTCGAAGAAATGCATCGGCTCCCCATGGTGGAGGTGGACTTGGGATATCAAGGCTGTTCATGGGTATAACTGGTATTTTCAATGCTCGTGATATGCAGGAGTTCCCACGTGCATATAAGTTCTCTTGCTACGGTTAATAATTATTCTATTTTGTACCATTAAAATAGAATTTATTTAACAATGTGTTTAATAACTAATATAAAAACATCTCACTTATATTATAGTAGAAAATGTCTGATTACATTAGTCTTAGGAAGTTATTCAATGATCATAAATGTGCTCTAATGTCCAATCAAGAACCTCTTGATCTGGATAATTTATGTTACGTTTGTTCATGTGGTAACGAAGATTATATCTCTCTTGAAGAGTTCAAAGAGATTTGCCATTGTGGGGCTTGCAATGGAAAAACACGAAAACTCACGTATGCTTGTGTTAAGCAACAATTTGAAATTTATAATCGTGAACTGCTATCAACAGGATATAATGGACGTAAAGGAGAGGTTCGATTTAAATGTCCATGTGATGAACTAGTTATCACAACATATGATAGCTTTATTGCAAGTAATACAAAATGTTGTAGACCATGTTCTGAGAGGATAGGCGGCAAAAAGATCATGAATGATTATGAAACAGTTAAAAATAAATTTGCTGATGCCGGATGTACGCTTATTAGTAAAGAATATCACGGATGTGAAGATCTATTAGAGTTCATCTGTTCATGTGGAAAATTAGCCAAATTATCGTATCATGCGTTTCAACGATCTCCTAGATGTCAAACATGTGGAATTGAATCAAGGAATGATAGTTTTAGACTTTCATACGAGTACGTTAAGGAATATTTTGAGAATCATGGATGTATACTAAAATCCGAAACATATATCAATAGTCAAACAAATCTTGAATATATCTGTTCTTGTGGACGAGAAAGTACTATCAGCTTTTCATCTTTCAAGAATGGTAGACGATGTGGTTGCATTAAATCAAGAGGAGAGTTGTTGATCTCTAGCTTTCTATCTAGCCTGAATATTAAATTCAAACCTCAACATACATATGATGATTGTAGAAATATCAATAAGCTTCCATTTGATTTTATTGTCTATATTAATGATCTAATCATACTCTTACTTGAATTTGATGGTGAACAGCATTTCATGGCAATTAAAAAGTTTGGCGGAGAGGCTAAATTCCAACAGCGTGTCAAATGTGATAACATTAAAAACCGTTATTGCATCACCAATAATATTCCCATTCTTCGAATCAGTTACCGCGAGTTCAAATACATCGAATTCATTATATCCATCTACATCTCCATGCTAAAGGCCAATGTTAACCCACCGATTATGTTCACCAATCGGACCCTCTATGAAAACCAGCATAACGCAGTCAAAGATCTCTTATACCCACCGGCTCCAAAGAGACCAACTGTCATCGACCAACTCTATGACAACACCATAGAGATCACCTATAGGAACGTATTCATGCCTCTTCAATAATCTTATAACATAACACCATTGAAGTACATAATAAACTAATTGGAATCAATCGACTACCAGCATTGTAGTATCAACCATTACTCAGGATGTTCAATAAGCTGCTGAAGCTGAAGTTATAACCGCATTTATCACAGCGATTGTCCCAATCAATATCTTCTTCGTTCCATTGACCACATGGCAACCATTAGGTATCTCATTGCTTTCGAATATGATCGCCTTTCCGATCTTTGGAACTATCTTTGTTTCAACGTCGTTCTCTTTGATATATACCTCGCCACCCGTATAAGCATCATTCAGATATACAATGATCGTATGCGTCGCATCAGTATCTTTGTAATCATCAGTATGCTTAGGCATCGATCCTCCATCATCATATCTAACGTACGTGAATAAGTCATTTAGTAGAATAGTCATCTCTTGAGTGTTATGATGTGTGATAGCACTGTCAATGACAGAATGAATGTTGGTATCACGAAACTTGAGTCGAGTCTGTTTAAATTGCCGTTTTAAGAAAGCATGAACGCGATCACTGGCAAGGACCGTTCCAGTAGCCGCTTCAATCAGGTTCATTTTGTCCTCTGGTATATCTTTGCTTTCACACATACTAATGATCATCTCACACGTACTCGCAGATATGAAATCATCGATTTCAATGACTCTTGAATCATCCATTCCTAAAGATATCAGATAATGCTTAAGTTATCATATCGAAGGTTTAGATTTATGATATTTCAATTTTTTGCGATTTAATAAACTAATCGAAATCTCCTGCCACAACAGCCGTTGTGGCAGCAGCCATATTATTCATCTGTGCCGTTGTACCAGATGGAATTAGTGGTTTGCTAGGAGATGTAGTTGCAACTGTAGCCATTGATGCTGGCGCTGACGCTGATCCATGTACTAAAACCGTTATATTCGCTGGTGAAAGTGTTGTTACAAAAGCATCGAATGCATTTATCCTATCCTCATCAATGAATCCGGACAGTTTTCGTTTATATGTCGACAACACAACGTTTCCAATATTCCCCTTCGGATCTACGTTAACTTTTGCCCTATATTCATACTCCGTACCGGACGTTGAGTCATTAAAATGGATATGCTTATTAACAGCGATGTTATAAGACACACCGTCGACATTCACTCTACTCCTAAGCCCAGAATTTTCAGTCATACTTTTTCCAGAAAGGAATTTTAGAGTATTGACTACGCCTTGTTTGTTCTGTTCGACTGGTAGGATGATGCTGTGATAGAACCGTAGGTCATGTGATTCTTTGATGACCTCGTAGATCCATGGAATGAATTTGTACAGAATGAACCCACCGATAACCGTAGATATTGCGACGATGAGTCCTGTCATGATCGGATGATTAAATATACTACCACCATCCGCCATTCCAAATAATCATTCAACTTGTTTTACCAAAAATTCATCAACACAACAATAATAAACAAATTCAACTTTTTACCATCCGCCACCAAGTGGAACGGACACAGAGATGCCGCCACTGTACGAAGAACCACCAGTTGACGAAATGCACCCACCAAGATTCGCACTCACAGTGGTATCATGAAACGGTCCACTATCGATCGGATGCCCCGAGAGGGATCCGGATCCGCACACAGTCGTGCCATGGCTGTTCGCATCAATCGTCCCATGAAAGTTTCCGTTCAAGCCATGATCGCTCCCTCCACCAAAGGCAGAATGATCGCCTCCTCCAAAATTGTGATGATCCATATCTGATCTCTTTCTTTGTATACCCCCATTTCTGTTGAAAGATCACAATCAGTTCTGATTTCAACTTTTCACATATATCATACATTTCATATGTACCAATTATCAACTACTGATACTATTTTATCGACAAATTCGATTGACTTGCCGCGTAGGTCAATGTGTGGTACTTGGTTTGCATCGATGTTAAATGAACTAAAGAGTTCCGATAGATCCTTAATTATCTTCTCTATCTGTCCATGTATTTTAATGCTTCGGATATTATAAGGTTCGCCAATGTTAAGTTCAATTGTCTCTAATTGATTGTCGGTGAAATACTTACTAGCCATCTGTTTAACCATATCTTGTTCGTATCCTCTTTTGAGTTTGTGAAAGTAGACTAGTGTTAGATGCGTACCATTCCCGGTATTAAGCGCTAATGAATAACCATCACCCAATTTACGACTCATCGTCTCTTATCTGTTATATTAAATATCGGTTTTAAAAAATTGATATATTCAAATTTTTATCGATTATGATTATCGATTAATTAGATGAATGATTTTAAAAAGTGCTGCACATGTGGCAGTATGCTCCCCATTACGGAGTTTCGGAACCGATGGAGATGTATTATGTGTAACCAGTTGAGACGTTATCGTAATGAATTCATGAAATGGTGTCATAGATGCAAAATATGGTATGAAAGATGTGGTATCAAACACACGCATACAAACGTCTTCGCTAAATCAATCATTGATTTTAAAGGCGCCAAGGTTCAAAAAGAGAAATATTTTAGGATTATACATGAGTTCGTTAATGATGTTCATCATGACCATCTAAGAAGCTCACGTGGATGTTCCAAACCGAGTCCTAATGATAAATGTATCATATGTTCACATAACATCACCCTAATGACTCTCAATAACCTATTATCAGAATCAGATGTTGGTGTAGTCAAGAGTGCAGGCATCCTTACACCTGCCTCTCTACTGATCAACATTAACTACTTCAAACAGGAGCGTACCAGACAGTTCTATTTTTATGGAATGTAAATTATTTTATAATGATATTATAATGGATTATCATCATAAATATCTTAAGTATAAAACAAAATATCTGCGTAAAAGATACGAAGTGCAAGATGGAGGTGATTATGATCCTCATGAAGAATTAAGGATGGTCATGAGGAATATGAGTTATGATGAGTTTTCAATGGTTGTACGTTATACTGTTGATAAATTTTTGGAGTCTCATGGATATGAGCCAAAATATAGTGATGATATTTCGCAAGTGCGAGTGCAAAACGGTGGATGTTGGCCATTAATTTTTCAGGCTCTGAGTACCGTACTGGTCGGTATGTTTCAGCGAAAAGCTATATCAAAGGTAGCGATGTCTTCGAAAAAGACGAAGTCAAAATCATATAAATCATATTCACCAACATCCTCTCCAAAATCGTCAAAAAAATCAAAGTCATCTATGTTAGGAAATCTAACGACTTTAACGACAGCATTACCTTTTGTTGGACAGTCGAAGCCGCAAAAAAAACCAGTTTCATCAAAATCTCTAAAGCAACCCGCTATAAAACAAGTTGAAGTGCCAAAACCTCTAGAACAACCAGTTATAGCATCAACACATACTGGACAACCAGCTGTAGCATCAACACATACTGGACAACCAGCTGTAGTATCAACACCTTCTGAACAACAAACTGTAGCATCAACACATACTGGACAACCAGTTGTAGCGTCAACGCCTTCTGGACAACCAGTTGTAGCGTCAACACCTTCTGAACAACCAGTTGTAGCAACAAATCAAAAAGGTGGCATTAACATTACTTCCATAGAAAATGATTTCAAACAAGCACTACATAAACTCGATTATAGTGACTTTTCCGAGCTTCTGGATTATATGGCAAGAACTTATAATGAAACTCATAGATAAATTTATTGCAAAAGCATTTCAACGATCTCGTTCTTTTTATTGTTCCGTTGTGCGAACAGTATGTCGTAGACCGTTTGACCGTCATTATTGGTAATGTCAATTTTTGCTTTACGATCAATAAAGAGTTTGATAAGACCGATGTTTTTATCAAGATCATCCTTGCATAGTCGCATGAGAGCTGTATTTCCATCCTTATCTTTATGATTAATATTTGCGCCTACATTTAAGAGCAGTGTTATTAGTGTTGAATCGCGTGTAAATTCATATCGTTTGCATGCGATCATGATGGCATTTAGCTTATTGTTGGTTGATGATTCGAATATATTTACGTTGCTGTTAATGAGAAGCTGGGCTACTGATATAGATGTTCCTGATGTGTAGCTTAAGGCGTATAGCATGATGGAATTGCATCCTTTGTCATCGAGAAGGTCAACGTTGACACCACGCTTGACTAAGAGTTGGCAAGCCTCAGCTGAACTAGTCGTATCGACGTTCATAACTGCATACATCAATGCCGATCTTCCCTCAACATCTTGAGCGTCGATGTCGTTGACATTGGAGTTCATTAACACATACTCTAGGATCTTAAATGACTCCTCCCCTCTGGCCATCTTTGCTGCCATCATTAATGGCGTCATTCGGTTTGCATTCTTTAAATGCATACATCCAACATACTTAACAATCTTCTTCAATCTATTTGACTCATGTTTGTTAAATAAAAGGTGCATCAACTTGTTAAAATTTTCATTATTCGTGCCAAAGCTGTCTTCAACCAGTATATCACCGAAATTCTCTACCATGGGTATGTTATTTGGATAGTCTACCAGATAATCTGGCATAATGTCATGACTACTACCAAAATTATCATTGAGACTATAATTCGGATCTAAAAGTATGTTCCAGGACTTCTTCTTATGCATACCGCCCAGTTCTGTTATATATATTGATCCGTAGCGTGTTATAATTATTTAAATTCAATTATTTTAATAAATATTGAATTTAAATATGGTGATATGTGTAAGTATTACAATGAACTAGAACTATGAATAAATATATTAAGTGCCATGACTGTGGACATCGGTTACCATATTTACATTATATGATTGATGTACATTCTAGTAGACGAATGAAAGTCTGTAATATATGTGAAAAGATTGATCAGTATAAGAGACATTTAAATAAATGGTGTTCGACATGTAAAGTGTATATTGAGAATGAGAGATATGCTGGACATGTGCACTCTAATCTATTTGCAAGATCAAAGTTTGATTTTAGGACTCGCAAGAAGGTCATGCAACAGTATTTTGATGAGATTAAGCGACGCATTAATAGCGGAGCCGTTGAATCCCTTAAGAAGGCTGTTACAATTGCATACCTCGAACGAGTCTCACTGAATGAACTCTTACCTGAGAGCGATGTAAAAGACCTACAACATTCGAATATTACCAATGTAAAGTCTCTATTACTAAACATTGATTATTTCAAAAAAGAGACATTTAGAGAGACTTATTATAGATCAGTTAAATAGACAAATTAAATACGTTCGCATTACATGCTTTCTCCATTGAATCGTTTTTCTATCATATCGTTGATCTTTGATTTAGCGGAATCGAAGTTGATATCTTGGAAGCACTGATAGGCACCGCGATAGAGTACCATCAGATTGACGTTACTTGGCGCTCTCGTTGAGAATACTGATTCATTGGTATCATTACGTTCAGCGACCATGATTATATTAGCGCTATAGTTCTTCATCTGCATCGGCTTATAACTCTCCTCCGTTAAAATGTTCGTAACGTCGATCACATTGTGGTCCCGATACTCCTCCGCCAGATAATCCTGAACCATCTTCACGTTGTCCGAAGATACTTCGTGTCCGTTAACGTACGACGCGGCAACTTCCTTCTTCTGCTCTTCGACTTTATTCAAACAACATGTCTTGTACTTCTTCCCACTACCACACATACACTTATCATTGCGCCCTAATTTCACCATTTAAACTGTATATATCAGATGGTTTAATTTTATATATGTATAAAAATCAAATTTTTTAATATTTTAATATAATATAAATGCTATACCTAATAATCGGTTTAATTGTTTTGGCCATTATTATCATTTTCTTCTGGAACCGAAAGAAGAAATCTAATGAGGCGATGCAAAATAAACAAATGAGAGAACCAACTGAGCAAGAGGACGCTGAGATGGAGAAAAAGTTGCAGGAGATCCTGGCATACGATCTGAAGGACGAACCTGAGATCATGAACCAGTTACCCAACATGTCCGTGCAGGAGATGTCAAAATATGCAGACAAGATCGCCGTTAAAAATATCGGTGATGAGAAATTTTTAGAAGCGATCACTCCTGCTGATATAGTTCAGAAACTTGAAAAAGCACCATTTGATGATGAGAGAGCTAGACATATGTTGCTTAACCCAACTTTATTTGCCAACCTAGCGTTAGTCCAACTTCAATCCAAAGAACCTTATTCATCGAGAGCTAAACAAGCGATAGAATTTCTTAAATCAAAACTCTAATTTGACTAATTGTTTCTGATATCATTTTGTCCTCCATTCCACAAAATGATAGCATTTCCTGTCTTATCCAGACGATAAACATCAGACGTAATGTGTATCATCACATCAACCATTAGATCAAATTGATAAACTTGTCCATCAATGGACTGTTCGACTTCAATTATGATCATTCCTTCTGGATTCCCATGCGAATTCTGTTCGATCGAATAAGAGATCGTATCACTAAGCCCATCTTTGATTATATTGATAAGTCTACCAAAGTATCCGAAAAGATCCTCTTTATTGTATCTGTCTGATAACAAGATCTGTATTGGACCAATTTCCAAAGGCCATATAGACCTATCCCATCCATCAACTAACCCATACGTTCGTAAATTTAATTCATCGTCAGATCTTATCCCTTTGATGATCAGATCCTTCAGTCTATTATGTAAGTTTACACGTATCGGATGTATTTTTGTTAATATTTCGGGTGTAGGTTTCCTTTTTCTCATCCTTGGAAGCGGCTCTTCACGAATCTCCGTTGGCGAACCTGCTGTTCCATCAGAGCTCTCTAATAATCGTTTGCGATCTCTTTCTTTTTTCTTCATTAAAAGATTATCATACATCGTAGAATCATAAGAGTCATCAGTAACTAACGATTTCAATTTTTATTGTATGGTAGTATATATATATGTCAGACTTAACCGTTAAGGTTATCTCCTGGAACATGGGGAAAAGTATAAGCAAGATATCTGATTGGGTTGAGGAGTTAGAGAAGTGGAACGTGCTGTCAACTGACGTTGATATCTTGTTTGTTACAGTACAGGAGGCCTCTAGTGGTATTGGATGTGCCTTTGCGACTGCGTTGAAGGCTAAGATGGGTACCAATTATAAATTGTGGTACGAAGGAGAGGGTACATTGATACCTTTTTGGAACTTTCATGTATTCGGTTATCTTTTCGTTAAAAACACAGTTGAAGTAGTTAAAGCGCCACATGATAATGCGACTGATTCAGTATGCATATATAAAAAAAAGTACGGCGTATCAGCATGCACTAAACCGTCCGTCGGAGTTGGAATAATCGTCTCTAAAGGTGGAAAACAACATAAACTGATATTTGTCGGCTCTCATCTACCGATGAATGATAAAGACACAGAGAACGGAAGCTTCGGGTTTAAAGAACGAATTGATGCTATAAATACCATCAAGCAAGATGTAATCGACGATATAACTAAGTCATTAGGAGGATATGATGCTATATTTTGGGCCGGTGATTTGAACTTTAGAGTTCAGACCGATGGGATTGAACAATTGGATCAGCTGTTAAAAGGTGATGCACTTAGTGGGTTTAGAGAGCATCCTAGGTCATTTAACGAGACTTGTAGGTATCTGGAGTATGACGGAGTTTCCAACTATGATGAGTTCATTACCAAACGAATTACAAAGAATGGATATGACGCTAAGCGAAAGCCTAGCTACTGTGATAGAATTATATTCAAAGGATCATTTGAGCCGATTGAGTACTTAACGTGGCCTACGCCAAAAGATAGTTATCCTCTATCTATCGCCTACAGTGATCATGAACCGATTATCCTAAAAGGAGTGTTACGAGAATCATTGAACATGACCGGTGGATCTAATTACAAGATGAAATACTATAAGTACAAAGCTAAATATCTTAAACTAAAAAATAAAAAATTGAAATTTTAAGGATTTGCATAGTCCATTAGTTTCGACATTATGTGACTGCCATAATGTCAGAACAGTTTGGAAAGGTTCAAGAGGTGGCTCAGACGGCCGTTCCGCTCGTTAGGACTCTTAGTGTTCTAGCGAAGTTTGGTGCTGAGAAGGGGTTTCTGCCTAAGCAGGTTGGTGATGTTGCTGATGGGGCTACAAAGGCAACTGAGATCGTCGCTGATCCGTTGAAGGCCGTTAGACAACGACTAGCTCTGACGATTTCGGCGGTCCTTTGGACCTTTACCGTGATTATTATCAAGTCAGTTATCGCTGGCATGCTTCGCTCGATCAGCACACATTGGTTTTCCATCTTCCTGGTTCAAGTTATGATCGGATACGTCGGTTCCAAGACCTCAAACCAGGTCTGTGGGAACTATTTCCTGGTGAGTGAAATGATCGCTTCGGTGGTTCTGAAGATCGCTCATGCTATCGCAAAACTCTGTTTTGAGAAGGAGAGCTTCTTTGCCTATCAAGTGGCATTTTTGTTGGGGCTAATCGGTCTTTTTCAAGGGATGACATACATTGGGATCCTAATCAGCAATCAAGCGATAACTAGGATTCTTTGTTTGATTACATCAAATATGGTGTTAACACACTATTTTTGATTTTTTTATCCGTAAATCTGTATTGTAAATATTCCAACGTTTGTAGATGATAAATTAGCACCTCCAGAATCTGTACTCCGTTGATCTATTCTCATTATAGCTTGATTTACTGGCAAATTAGCAGTTGTTATTGTTAGATTAACTGCGACTGGATTTGATATAATTCCAGAATTATTCGGAGAGCTTAATGCAATCTGTTTACTATTTGTTACGTCATATATCCGTAAATTGTTATATCCTGATGTACCTGATGAATATACAATAGCTATGGCAGATGATAAATTGCTATCAATACTTGTTCCGCGATATACAAACCATCCTACCGGAGACCAATCTGATTTTGATTCAAGTCCATTTCCGTTACTTTGTGTATAGTTAAAACTTAATGGAAATGAACTATTGACAATACCTTTTGATCCGGTCGGTCCTGTAGGTCCTGTTAAACCTATAGAACCGTTTGGTCCTGTTGGCCCAGTTGACCCGGTTGGACCTGTTGGACCTGTAGAACCGACTGATCCAGTTGGGCCTGTTCGCCCGGTCGGACCAGTTACTCCTACTGGTCCGGTAGGGCCCGTTGCACCTGTTGCGCCAACTGGATTGCCTGATGATATTGATGTAACCTGTCCTTGTTGATTTACTGTTATCGTCGGATACGTATACGTTCCAGGAGTTGCTGCCGTATTAGCTAAATTTAACGTTACTGAACTCCCTAAAGAGACTGCACCTCCTCCTGATAAACCAGTTCCTGCTGTTAGAGTTACTGATGAATTTGCAAGACTTGAATTTGTAATCTGTCGCCACACTGCAGCTGTTGATGATGTTGCAATCAATGCATAGTTAGCAATTGGTGCTGCAGATCCTGAAATTACAACGTCAGATTCTGTTGTTTGAAGTTGTGATGCTGCGATCGTATTGGTAGCCCCAGTAATATTTTTATTTGTTAACACATCAGATGTAGTTCGACATACAAGAGTGTCTGTTATATCAGGAATAGTTATAACACGATCAGCCGTTCCAGATGCCTGAACTGTAATACTGGTTCCCGGAGGACCCAAAATTATATTTCCATTCTGAATAGAGTACATTATATTTATCCTATATTACTACATAATAGAAAAATCACATACTGAGTATGTTTATATTAGTTATCAGTTTCTAAATATTGTGAAACTACATCAATTCCGACTGCGGTTGCAGTTGTTCCATTATTTGTCCATATCTGTGGAGACAACATAGTTGTACTCGAAGGGATGGTAGTTGATGTACTACCTTCGTATAGTGATCCTCCACCTAAAACTTCGAGTGAATAGAATATAGTTGAACTATTTGGCGGACAAAATATTCTTGCCTCGAACATAGATACTGATTGATCTCTTGGTGGAAATGTTCCGGTTAATGAATCTTTTACGACAGTTGTACCATTTCCATGCATAAAAGACCATGATGTATCTGCAGAGTCAACTCCAAATCCTAACATAGCAATACTCGTATTGCTTGAAGGATCTGCATTACCCAGAACGGCAGTTGATGCTAATAGACCAACAAACGACCTTTGCGTTGAAACTGATGATGCACTAGATAGACCAAATCTGGCTACGTAAAAGAATCCACCAAGACCAGCTGCATTACCCATCCAAAACTGTTGTGATGCATGACGTGTTCCAGCACTTGATCCTGCCGATGCAGCACTGACGTACCCTACACGTCTCATTGACGTAAACAGATTCGTTGTGGCTACGTTTCGCGTCGTTGCAGTACCTGTTGCCGTATTACCAAAATTAACCGTGGTTATCGTAGTACCGTTGCCTTGTGCCGACCATAAAGTTACTTTATTCGCCCAAAAACATGGTTGGAATGAGTACTCAAGGCCAGATGGGGAAATCTGTGCAGCTGTACGCCGACCTGCTCTAGTTTTTGCGAAGATTTTAGCTCCTGCACTTGGTGCTGTTAATGATGATCCTGATCTTTCGCCAAGTATGGCATATGAATCGGTGTCGATTGTCAAGTTTGCCGTTCCGGCGAATGCACCTGAGTTATTGTATTGTATTTGTGTATTGTTTCCGGCAACACTAGACGGTCCTGTTGGACCCGTAGGACCGATTAAACCCTGTGGACCAGTAGGCCCCGTCGGACCTGTATCTCCCATTTGCGCCGTCATTAACTCCGCCCAAAAAGTAAATCCAGGTTTCAATGTCAATGAAGATGATCCAGTCGTACATTTAATCTGCAGAGTAATGTATCCTGTCGCAGTTATATTTGCCATGCATGCACAAGCTATAGGATTTACTGCTGAATCTTGATAGTAGTTCACACTCCCTGGTATTTCGGTCGTTCCATTTAGAATAATGTGAAAACTGTATCCAGACGATGCATCAGTCATAGATGCCGTACCGAAGTAACCGATGTTGTAATAACCGGTTTGTGATATGATGATGCGAGCGGGATTATCATTGCCCCAGTTTAATATTGATGTTGTATTTGCTATGTCAAGTGTATTGAAAGAAAGATCGGTGTAACTTGTTTGAGATGATGGTATGACCGTTGATGATGATTGTCTTATCTGGCACATCGCTACATCTCCGCTGGGTGCTGGACCCGTCGGGCCAGCAGGGCCAGTAGGACCAGTAACGATAGCCCCTGATGAGATCGATGTTATCTGGCCCTGTTGATTAACCGTAACGGATGAGTTCGTATAAGATCCTGGAGTTACGGCTGTATTCGCTAAATTTACAGATACGGAGCCACCAAGTGACACTGAACCACCTCCAGATAAACCGGTTCCAGCAGTAACAGTTACCGCTGAGTTCGCTAATGATGAATTAGGAACAAGCTGCCATGATGCAGTCGTTGCTGAATTCGCAATTAATGCGTAGTTAGCCGAAGGTGCCGCTGATCCTGAAACAACTACATCAGACCCAGTAGTCCTAAGTTGTGATGCTGCAACTGTATTAGTCGATCCGGTAATCGTTTTATTCGTTAATGTATCTGTAGTCGCCCTTCCTATTAACGTATCTGTATTCGTTGGTAAAGTTAATGTACCTGTATTGCTAATACTGCTAATTATAGGGGTAGTTAATGTCTTATTCGTTAGCGTCTGTGCTAACGACGTAGTTACCAATGTATCGGTTGCTGTAATATTTGGAATATTCAGCGTTTGTGATGTAGTTTGCTGATTTGTAATCGTTAGAGTCGTTGATGCTGAAGCTGCTGATGTGGCGAATCCTATCTTCTTTGTTGGTGTGGTACCGTCGTATATAAATGTATTCGATGCCTGTGTGTAAAAAGCTTTGGAGGTGCACATGTTTCCAGAGTTATCCTCCTGTTGACCTCCATAGTAAATGGTGTATGATTGCGATGAGACAGTTTGGGATTGTGCGACTGTTAGCGAAGTTCCTGATGTAAATCCGGTAATGAATGCTTGTACACCATTGGCGTATACCAGTAGACCACCTATCATGGACGCTGTCCAAACTGTACTTGAACCCGTCACAGTCGTTGTACTCTGTGAAGCAGTACCTGTGGTATATGTATTAGAGCTTAAATAGAATGACTTATTCGTTAAGAGATCAGTGGTGGATCGACCGATAAGGACATCGGTTGATGTTGGCAACGTTAGTGTGCCAGTGTTGATGATCGTACCGATAACCGGATTGGTCAATGTCTTATTTGTAAGGGTATCTGTAGTTGCTCTTCCCACAATGGTATCTGTTGAAGTGGGAAGCGTGAGTGTTCCCGTGTTACTTATTTGGCTGATAACTGGTAAAGTTAATGTCTTATTAAGAAGCGTGTCTGTAGTTTGACGTCCGACAAGAGTATCAGTGCCGGTTGGTAATGTGAGTGTACCTCCATTTAGAATTGATGCGATTGTGGGAGTTGTTAATGTTTTATTGGTTAATGTATCTGTAGTCGCTCTTCCTACTAGAGTATCTGTGCTTGTGGGTAATGTAAGAGTGCCAGTATTACTTATTGTGCTAATAGTAGGAGCAGTCAATGTTTTATTTGTTAATGTTTGGGCTAGTGAAGTAGTTACCAACGTATCTGTACCTGTAATATTTGGAACGTTGAGCGTTTGCGACGTTGTCTGTTGTGATGCGATCGTTAATGTAGTTGAAGCGGAAGCAGCCGATGTAGCGAATGTTAACGCTTTAGTTGGAGTAGTTGCATCAACAAATGAAGAGTTTGTAGTTTGCATTAAAAGGAGTTTGGAAGTTGACATATTTCCTGAATTATCCTCCTGTTGGCCACCATAGTAGATCGTATACGCCTGTGATGATACTGTTTGAGTTTGTGCTGCCGTCAATGATGTTCCAGAAGTAAATCCGGTAACAAATGCTTGAGTCCCATTAGCAAATACAAATAGTCCTCCTATCATGTTTACATTCCAGACTGTACCTGAACCGGTAATTGTAGTTCCAGATTGTGAGGCAGTTCCTGTGTTGTACGTATTAGAACTTAAATAAAATGCTTTATTTGTTAAAATATCATTAGTAGATCTTCCTATTAATGTGTCAGTCGTTGTCGGTAATGTTAAAGTACCTGTATTGCTTATTGTTGAAATAACTGGATTTGTTAATGTCTTATTAGCTAATGTGTCGGTGGTCAAACGACCTATAATGGTATCCGTTGAAGTGGGAAGTGTAAGCGTCCCCGTGTTAGAAATTTGACTAATAACAGGTAATGTCAATGTTTTGTTAATGAGTGTATCCGTTGTCGCTCTACCAACAATGGTATCTGTTCCCGTTGGTAATGTTAATGTGCCACCATTGTTTATTGTACTTATTATTGGTGCTGTTAAAGTCTTGTTCGTTAACGTATCTGTTGTTGTTCTACCTACCAATGTGTCTGTCGATGTTGGAAGCGTGATAGTTCCTGTATTAGAAATCTGACTGATGACCGGTAAGGTTAATGTTTTGTTAGTTAACGTATCCGTTGTTGTTCTACCAACTAATGTATCCGGTCCTGTTGGTAATGTTAATGTACCACCATTATTTATGGAACTTATCGTTGGTGCTGTTAAAGTCTTGTTAGTTAACGTATCCGTTGTTGCTCTACCAACTAATGTATCCGGTCCTGTTGGTAATGTTAATGTACCGCCATTATTTATTGAGCTTATCGTTGGTGCTGTTAAAGTCTTGTTGGTTAACGTATCAGTTGTTGCTCTACCAACTAATGTATCTGTTGATGTGGGGAGCGTGAGTGTTCCTGTGTTAGATATCTGACTGATAATGGGTAGATTCAATGTTTTATTAGTTAACGTGTCAATTGTTGCTCTACCAACTAATGTCTCTGGTCCTGTGGGTAATGTTAATGTACCGCTATTATTTATCGAGCTTATCGTTGGTGCTGTTAAAGTCTTATTTGTTAAATTTTGAATTGCTGCCATTGTCACAATAGTATCCGTAGTATCAGGAAAACTTATAACCCTGTTCGCAGTCTGTGAACTGGATAATGTTAGCGTAGTTCCGGTAGTCGCACCACTTGTTTGAATACCTACCTTTTTAGTATTATCAGTTCCATCAACGAAAAAGGAATTTGTGTTTGTCAATGATTTGTTTGTTAAAGTGTCTGTTGTATTGCGACCCACTAGTGTATCTGTTGAAGATGGTAATGTCAATGTACCTGTATTTAAAATTGATGATATTGTTGGCGTCGTTAACGTCTTGTTCGTTAAAGTTTGAGTTGATGCTAGAGTTACAACAGTATCTGTTGTGTCGGGAAAACTAATAATCCTATTTGCAGTTTGTGAACTGGCTAATGTTAGAGTAGTTCCGGTAGTAGCGCCACTTGTTTGGACACCTAATTTCTTAGTGTTATCAGTTCCATCTACGAAAAAGCAGTTTGCATTCATCAATGACTTATTTGTTAGAACATCTGTCGTATTACGACCTGTAAGGGTATCAGTCGAAGTAGGAAGAGTCAACGTTCCTGTATTTATGATCGTTGGTGTAGTAATAGCCGAAAACGTTTTATTACCGGAGAACGTCTGATTTCCTGTTGTAACTAAACCACGATTTGTAGCACTGCCATCAGGTATATTAAACGTATGTGTTGATCCGCTTGAACTGATATTGAAATCATTTCCAGAACTTCCTGTTGAAAATGTTTGTGTTTGACCTGTTAATGCGTTTAATGATGTAATACCTGTAGCTGCGGGTGTCTGCCATGATGCTGTATTTGCACTTGTAGCTGTTAATACTTGACCTGTTGATGGTGATGTCGCACTATATGTACTAACACTTCCTGATCCAGATCCTATCCATAATCCACGAGATATGATATTGTTTGTATTATCAGTCGCTGTTTTATTCGTTAATGTATCCGTCGTAGATCGACCAATTAAAGTATCTGTACTTGTTGGTAATGTTAATGTTCCTGAATTAATGATTGATGCTATTGAAGGCGTCGTTAGTGTCTTGTTAGTTAATGTTTGAGTTGATCCAAGAGTCACTACTGTATCTGTAGTATCAGGAAATGTTATTGTTCTATTCGCTGTCTGAATACCTGATAGGGTTAATGTAGTTCCAGTTGTCGCACTATTCGTTTGAAATCCTATTCGTTTGGTATTATCTATTCCATCAATGTGAAATGAATTTGCATTCGTCAATGATTTATTACTCAATATATCAGTTGTAGCTCTACCAATCAACGTATCAGTAGACGTTGGTAACGTTAATGTTCCGGTATTTGATATCGTTGAGATAATTGGTGCAGTTAATGTCTTATTTGTCAGTGTATCGGTTGTAGCACGACCAATGAGTGTATCTGTTGACGTTGGTAACGTTAATGTTCCGGTATTTGATATCGTTGAGATAATTGGTGCAGTTAATGTCTTATTTGTCAGTGTGTCAGATGTCGCTCTACCTACTAATGTATCGGTACTTGTTGGTAACGTTAGTGTTCCTGTGTTTGATATTGTTGAGATTATTGGTGCTGTTAATGTTTTGTTAGTTAACGTTTGAGTGGCTGCTAATGTTACAACCGTATCTGTAGTATCTGGAAATGTTATAGTTCTATTTGTTGTTTGATTAGTGTTCAATGTTAACGTTGTACCCGTTGTAGCGCCAGTCGTTTGAAATCCGATCTTTTTAGTCGTGTCTGTACTATCTACATGAAAACAGTTTGTATTATTTAGGGATTTATTAGTTAATGTATCAGTTGTAGCACGACCTACTATTGTATCAGTGCTAGTTGGTAATGTTAATGTTCCACTATTCGAAATAGCCGATATAATAGGTGTCGTTAACGTCTTATTTGTTAATGTTTGGCTAGACGCTAATGTTACAACTGTATCTGTTACATCTGGAAAACTTATAGTCCTATTTGTTGTTTGGTTACCGGCTAACGTTAATATTGTACCAGTTGTAGCACCAGTCGATTGAAATCCGATCTTCTTTGTTGAATCTGTACTATCAGTATGAAAACAGTTCGTATTATTTAGAGATTTATTCGTTAATGTATCGCTCGTAGCGCGACCTACAAGTGTATCTGTACTTGTTGGCAAAGTTAATGTGCCACTATTCGAAATACTCGAGATAATTGGTGCTGTTAATGTTTTATTTGTTAATGTATCGGTCGTAGCGCGACCTACAAGTGTATCTGTACTTGTTGGCAAAGTTAATGTTCCTGTATTCAATATAGTTGATATAGCTGGATTCATTAATGTTTTATTTGTTAATGTATCGGTCGTAGCGCGACCTACGAGTGTATCTGTACTTGTTGGCAATGTCAATGTTCCTGTATTTGATATTACTGAAATTACTGGTGTTGTCAATGTTTTGTTAGTTAATGTTTGAGTTGCTGCCAAAGTTACAACTGTATCTGTTACATCTGGAAAGCTTATAGTCCTATTTGTTGTTTGATTACTAGCCAACGTTAATATTGTACCAGTTGTAGCACCAGTTGATTGAAATCCGATCTTCTTTGTTGAATCTGCACCATCACTATGAAAACAGTTTGTATTATTAAGAGATTTATTCGTCAATGTATCAGTTGTAGCACGACCTATCAGTGTATCTGTATTCGTTGGTAAAGTTAGCGTTCCTGTATTCGATATAGTCGAAATGACTGGATTTGTTAACGTTTTATTCATCAATGTATCGGTCGTAGTACGACCTACCAGTGTATCTGTACTAGTCGGCAAAGTTAGCGTTCCTGTATTCGATATAGTCGAAATGACTGGATTTGTTAACGTTTTATTCGTCAATGTATCGGTCGTAGTACGACCTACCAGTGTATCTGTATTTGTTGGTAAAGTTAATGTTCCTGTATTTGATATTGTCGAAATGATTGGGTTTGTTAATGTTTTACCAGTTAACGTTTGAGTTCCGGATAATGTTACGATCGTTGTAGGATCTAACGTTGTATCAATTAGAGCAGTGTTAGTTGAATTAGTAGCTATTAATCTATTTCCTGAATTAAATGAACTTGTATTTGTTCCACCATTTGATAAAGGAAGAGTACCGATGACCGAATTATTATCATATAAGGGTAGCGCACCAAAGGTTGAACTGCTTCCTACTTCACCACTACTTAACAGTACTTGGTTTGGAATTGAAGATGAATTTACGAATACACCATTTGAATCGGATATAATTGAATCTGAGCCAACGACATTTAATGTATTTCCTGACTTACTTAAACCATTACCTGTAATTATCTCTCCTGCCCCTGAAAATTGTGTAAATGTTAATGAAGTCCCATTAGGACCACCAATGGTAATTGGGTTCAATGTGCTAAGGACGTATCCGTTATATGCATTATTTTCACCTGCTTCTACGAATGTAAAATCTCCTGATGAAACTTCAGAATCTTGATCAAAATCAGTAGCTCTATCCAATATCAGGTCAGCATCGTTAATCGTTAATACCCATATACCGTTCTGATCACCTGATATCTGATCTTTGACTAATAGTCTAACTCCGTTATCTTCTGGCGTTAATACGATAGAATCTACAACAAATCTACCTGGTTCGATTAATCTTCCTATAATTTGTCCTCTTTTTGATGATCCGCCATTTTCATCATATTTTATTCCTTCCGCTATTGATTCATTTCTACTAAAATCAGCAGTTGTGGCTACATACACGGCTTGTTTGATGTTTAGTCCGTTTATTAAACCATCAACATAACTCTTATTAACTGCGTCGGTAGCTGAATTTGGATTCGCGAGATTAGTTATAATATTATTATTCATATTCAACGTATCTCCCCATGTTTTATTGGTTAACGTATCGGTCGTAGCGCGACCTACTAATGTATCTGTACTAGTTGGCAACGTTAGTGTTCCACTATTCGAAATTATTGAGATGATTGGATTTGTTAATGTTTTGTTTGTTAACGTATCGATCGTATCGCGACCTACCAATGTATCTGTACTTGTTGGTAATGTTAATGTACCACTATTTGTAATAGTCGATATGGTTGGATTTGTTAATGTCTTATTCGTTAATACATCAGTTGTTGATCTACCTACCAATGTATCTGTAGTTGCTGGCAACGTAAGCGTTCCACTATTCGAAATTGTTGATATCACTGGATTTGTTAATGTCTTATTTGTTAATGTATCAGTTGTTGATCTACCAACTAATGTATCAGTACTTGTTGGCAACGTAAGCGTTCCACTATTCGAAATTGTTGATATGACTGGATTTGTTAATGTCTTGTTTGTTAATGTATCGGTTGTTGATCTACCTACCAATGTATCTGTAGTTGTTGGCAATGTTAATGTTCCCGTATTTGATATTGTTGAAATGGTGGGATTTGTTAATGTCTTATTTGTTAATGTTTGAATTGCCGCTAATGTTGTGATAGTATCTGTTACGTCCGGAAAAGTTAACGTTCTATTTGATGTTTGAATTCCAGCCAATGTTAGTACTTTTCCAGTTGTTGCGCCGCTACTTTGGAATCCTATCTTTTTAGTTGAGTCAGTGCTGTCCACATAAAAACAGTTAGTACTATTAAACGATTTATTTGCCAATGTATCTGTTGTTGATCTACCTACTAATGTATCTGTACCTGTCGGTAAAGTTAACGTTCCACTATTGGAAATAGTTGATATGTTTGGTGCGGTTAATGTCTTATTTGTTAATGTATCGGTTGTTGCTCTACCTACTAACGTATCTGTACCTGTCGGTAAAGTTAACGTTCCACTATTGGAAATAGTTGATATGTTTGGTGCGGTTAATGTCTTGTTAGTTAGCGTATCGGTTGTTGCTCTACCTACTAACGTATCTGTACTTGTCGGTAAAGTTAACGTTCCACTGTTCGAAATAGTTGAGATAGTTGGCGCAGTTAATGTCTTATTTGTTAATGTATCCGTTGTTGATCTACCTACTAATGTATCTGTACCAGATGGCAAAGTTAATGTTCCACTGTTCGAAATTGCCGAAATTACTGGTGTTGTTAATGTTTTATTTGTTAGTGTTTGGTTAGATGCTAATGTTACTACTGTATCTGTCGTATCAGGAAACGTTATTGTTCTATTTGCCGTCTGATTACTAGCCAATGTTAATGTTGTACTTGTTGTAGCACCATTTGATTGAAAACCTATCTTTTTTGTTGTGTCTGTGCTGTCTACATGAAAGCAGTTTGTATTATTTAGAGATTTATTAGTTAATGTATCAGTTGTTGCTCTACCTACTAATGTATCAGTACCAGTTGGTAACGTTAATGTTCCACTGTTCGAAATAGTTGAGATATTTGGTGCGGTTAATGTCTTATTCGTTAATGTATCAGTTGTTGCTCTACCTACTAATGTATCAGTGCCAGTTGGTAACGTTAATGTTCCACTATTCGAAATAGTTGAGATAGTTGGTGTGGTTAATGTCTTATTTGTTAATGTGTCAGTGGTTGCTCTACCTACTAATGTATCTGTACTAGTTGGCAAAGTTAATGTTCCAGTATTGGAAATACTCGAAATAATAGGTATCGTTAACGTTTTATTCGTTAAGGTTTGATTAGCGGCTAATGTTACGAGTGTATCTGTTACATCTGGAAAGCTTATTGTTCTGTTTGTTGTTTGGCTACCAGCTAATGTTAATGTTGTACCAGTTGTTGCACCAGTCGATTGAAAACCGATCTTCTTTGTATTATCAGTATTATCCACATGAAAGCAGTTTGTATTATTCAAAGATTTATTTGTTAATGTGTCAGTAGTTGCACGACCAACCAATGTATCTGTTGATGTTGGAAGTGTTAACGTTCCAGTATTTGATATTGTGGATATTATAGGTGTTGTTAATGTCTTATTTGTTAATGTCTGAGTTGCCGCCAACGTTGCAACTGTATCTGTTGTATCTGGAAACGTAATCATCCTGTTTGCACTCTGAATACCTGCGAGGGTTAATGTTGTTGATGCTGTTGCTCCTGACGTCTGAAACATCATCCGTTTACTTGGTGTTGTAGAATCGTTAAATGAAGAATTATTGGTTGACATATACAAAAGCTTACCAGTGCTCATGTTACCAGTGTTATCAATCTGTTCGCCACCATAATATATAGTATATGATTGTGATGATACAGTTTGTGATTGTGATGATGTTAACGATGTAGCACTATTAAACGCTGTAATAAATGCCTGTGTACCATTAGCATAAACTAACAGACCTCCAACCATAGCGGCAGTCCATGTTGTACCGGATCCAGTAATTGTGGTTGTTGATTGAGACGCCGTTCCTGTTGAGTAACTCGATGATCCTGAAAATAATGATTTATTACTCATGAGATCAGTAGTATCCCGACCCATCAATGTTGTTGTTGAAGTAGGAATCGTTATCGTTCCAGTATTAGAAATGCTAGATATGATTGGCGCAGTTAGTGTCTTATTAGACAGCGTATCTGTAGTTGACCTGCCTACTAAAGTATCCGTTGATGAAGGAAGCGTTAATGTTCCAGTGTTGGAAATGGAGCTAATCACAGGAGCTGAAGAAAATGTCTTTGTGCCAGCGAATGTCTGATTTCCTGTTGTAACCAAACCGCGATTTGTCGCGCTGGCATCTGGTATATTGAATGTATGGGTTGATCCAGAACTTGATATAGCAAAATCCGTGCCTACCGAGCCGGTAGCGAACGTTTGCGTTCCATTTGTCAATGCGTTTAACGAAGCAATATAAGTTGTTGGTGTTTGCCAATTCGCAGTAGTACCATTCGTTGCCGTGAGTACTTGTCCTGCCGTTGGAGCAGAAGCACTATATGTACTGACAGATGATGCCCCTGAGCCTATCCATAACCCGCGTGATAGGATATTATTTGTGTTATCTGTTGCAGTTTTGTTAGTTAGATTGTCACTGGTGGCTCTTCCAATAAGCGTGTCTGTCGACGAAGGCAATGTTAATGTCCCTGTATTCGATATGCTTGATATGACTGGAGCTGAAGAAAATGTTTTAGTACCACTGAATATCTGATTTCCGGTAGTAACTAACCCACGATTTGTTGAACTAGCGTCTGGTATGTTGAAGGTGTGAGTTGAACCGCTTGAGTTTATATTGAAATCAGTTCCGGATGTTCCCGATGCAAATGTTTGCACATTTGCGGTTAAAGTATTTAACGTCCCAATACTGGATGATACTGTTTGCCAAGAGGCAGTACTTCCAGAAGTTGCCGTAAGAACTTGTCCAATAGATGGTGCAGACGCGGAGTATGTGCTAACTGAACCTGACCCTGAACCTATCCATAATCCACGTGATATAATGTTATTGGTATTATCAGTTATCGTCTTATTTGTTAATACATCGTTTGTATTATAACCAATTAGTGTGTCAGTGGCATCGGGAAGTGAAATGATACGATTTGATGTAGCCATCGGTTGAATCGTCGTACTAGTCCCGGATGGACTAAGAATTAAATTTCCATTCTCAATCGAAAACATTACTGACGTTATATATTAATAGATAATATAAAATATGTACACATATATAGAGATATCTAGTCATATTATAGTATGTATGTCTGATTACATTAAAAAGCTATTAGCCGATAATAACATTCCTCTTGATGATAAGATAATCTCATCTAGAAATACCTTCTTAATAATAAGTTAGATTAGTGATATTAGAGTAACTATCATTAAACTATGAATCAATTTGACATTTGATAGACCTTTGACGTCATATGCCATGTAATATTATTGTTTGTCGAACCACTTACCTGCAATTGGACAGTATTGGACGATGTGTTGAATGCGACATTCCAAGTGCCTTGGTCCTTTTTAGCAACCTTATTGACAACACCTATTAATGTTGCGGTTCCGCTTACATTTTTGTACGTTCCTTTGATCTCAAATGATGCACCGTCCTCTGCACTTCCAGACGTACCTCCAGTGCGACGAGCAATAACGACGGCAGAAATGTAATAAGTCGTTGATCCAGGAACTGTAAACGTATGAAGGGTTGTGGCAGTTGCGTTAGTTGTCGCAACACGATTCTGGTATGTTATCTCAACTGGATCATCATTTGTTGATAGAGATTCAAGCCGCATTACCTCATTACCTAATGTACCTTGTAAAGCTTGTATTTTAGCGGTAATCGACGATGGGTTACCTGCTGTAACACTCCCGGTTGCGTTAATATTATTATTGGATCCGATACCACCTGTAACTATGAGAGCCCCATTTGTACCACTTGTTGATGACGTTGAATTGCCAAAGGTCTTAGCTCCACCGATTGTCTGGGTTCCAGTTGTGATTAAACCACGAGCAGTTCCACTGGCATCAGGAATGTTGAATGTATGAGTTGAACTTGAACTGGATATATTGAAATCAGTGCCAGATGTGCCAGTAGCGAATGTTTGTGATGTCGCAGTTAAACCGTTTAACGTTGAAACACTAGATGGTAACGTCTGCCATGTCGCAGTTGTTCCACTTGTCGCAGTCAATACTTGACCACTAGTCGGTGCTGCAGATGCATATGTACTTACAGATCCAGAACCCGATCCGATCCATAATTCACGCGCTATCACATTATTTGTGCCTGATGTCAATGTTTTATTCATTAAAGTATCAGTTGTTTGTCTTGCAACTAGTGTATCAGTTGCATCGGGTAATGATATGACTCTATTTGCAGTCTGAGTACTTGTAATTGTTGTAGTTGTATTTGTTGTGGATCCACTCGATGCAAATCCTATCTTTTTAGTCTGATCTGTATTATCTACATAAAAGCAATTATTGTTAGATAATGATTTGTTTGTTAATATATCTGTTGTTGCACGTCCAATGAGTGTATCTGTTGAAGATGGTAATGTTAATGTGCCACTATTTACGATAGATGATATAGTTGGAGTTACTAATGTCTTATTTGTAAGAGTCTGAGTTGTATCAGTACCAACTAATGTTGTATTTGCATCTGGAACTGTTATTACTCTCGTTGTTCCTGTTGTTATTCCTGATAACTGAAATTGCATCTTTTTAGAACTATCCAGATCATCTTGAAAAAATGTTGAAGCATCAACAAGTGATTTATTTGTTAAGGTATCTGTCGTTGATCGACCAATTAATGTATCAGTAATAGTTGGCAATGTTAATGTTCCAGTATTTGTTATTGTTGATATTGATGGTGCTGTTAATGTTTTATTTGTTAATACTTGTGTCGCTGTTAAAGTAACCATTGTATCTGTTATATCAGGGATTGTTATTGTTCTATTTGCTGTTTGAATACTATTTAATGTTAATGTAGTACCAGTAGTTGCATTTGAAGTGTTAAATCCTAGCCTTTTAGTTGAGTCTGTGTTATCAACGTGAAACACTGTATTATTTTGTAATGACTTGTTAGAGAGATTGTCGGTCGTGGAGCGCCCTACTAATGTGTCTGTGCTGGTCGGAAGAGTTAATAAACCAGTATTTACTATTGATGAAATAATTGGTGAAACTAGCGTCTTATTCGTTACAGTTTGACTTGCCCCAAGAGTTACAACCGTATCTGATATATCAGGAAACGTTATAGTTCGATTAGCTGATTGGACTCCTGCTAAAGTTAGTGATGTATTCGTTGTTGCCCCGGATACACTAAATGCAACTCTCTTAGTATTATCTGTATCATCAATATGAAAACAACTTGCGTTGAGTAATGATTTATTAGCTAATGTATCAGTTGTATTTCTCGCTATCATTATGTCACTAGTAACTGGTAATGTAAGCGTGCCTCCATTTGTGATTGACGATATCACTGGTGCGGTTAACGTTTTGTTCGTTAATGTTTGAGTTGTATCAACACCAACAATCGTTAAATTTGCATCTGGTATAGTTAATGTTCTTGTTGTTCCTGTACTTATTCCATTTAATTGAAACTGTAGTTTTTTCGTTGAGTCAATATCGTCTTGGAAGAACGTTGTTGCATCAGTAAACGTTTTATTATTTAGGATATCTGTAGTCGAACGACCTATTAATACATCAGTTGATGTGGGAAGTGTTAATGTCCCTACATTAGATATGGATGAAAATATTGGCGAAACCAATGTTTTATTAGTTAATGTTTGAGTAGTATCAGTACCAACCATCGTTGTGTTAGCATCCGGAAATGTTACTGTTCGTGTTGTTCCTGTTGATATTCCACTTAATTGTATCTGTAACTTCTTTGTATTATCAGTTCCATTTTGGAATAACGTTGATGAATCAGTCATTGTCTTATTAGTCAGTACGTTCGTTGTATTATCACCAACTAAATTTGTATTAGCGTTAGGTACATTCAATACTCGTGTTGTATTTGTTGATATTCCTGATAGTTCAAATTGCATTTTCTTTGTGCTATCTAGATTATCCTGAAAAAATGTTGTAGAGTCGACAAGTGATTTATTTGTTAGCGTATCATTACTTGTTCTTGAAACTAATGTATCCGTTCCTGATGGTATTGTCACAGTTCCACCATTTATTATTGTCGCTATACTTGGAGAGACTAGTGTCTTATTATTTAATGTTTGAGTTGATGATAATGTAACTAATGTATCGCTAACGTCTGGAATAATGATCGTTCTATCAGTAGTATGTGCACTGCTTAATGTTAATGTTGTGCCAGTTACCGCACCACTAGATTGGAATCCTATCCTCTTGCTGTTATCCGTTGTATCAACATGAAAACAGTTTGAATTATCCAATCTTTTATTAGTTAAAAGTTGTGTTACATCTGTACCAACGATTGTTGTATCAGCATCCGGTATACTTAACGTTCTTGTTGTTCCACTTGTGACTCCACTTAATTGAAATTGTACCTTCTTTGTACTATCTGTACTGTTTTGAAAAGCTGTTGATGTATCAGGGAACGCTTTATTCGTTAATGTTTGAGATGATGATAATGTTGCTAACGTATCAGATACATCTGGAAACGTAATACTTCTATTGGCTGTTTGAGTTCCTATTAACGTTAGGGTTGTATTCGTAGTAGCTCCACTTGTTTGGAATCTTACCCTCTTTGAATTATCAGTTCCATCAACGTATGAGCAGTTTGCATTGACCAATGATTTATTCGTTAGTAGATCTGATGTATTACGTCCGATAAGCGTATCAGTACTAGTTGGCATGCTTAGTGTGCCACCATTTAGAACCGATGCTATGGTGGGTTGGATTAATGTCTTGTTCGTCAGAGTCTGTGTTGTATTGTCTCCAACTAGAGTTGTATTCGCGTCCGGGATCGTGAGCGTTCTGGTTGTTCCCGCTGTTATACCAGAGAGTTGTATTTGCATCTTTTTTGAACCGTCTAGATCATCCTGAAAAAACGTTGATGCATCGATCAGTGTCTTATTAGTTAAAACATCTGTTGATGTACGACTGATAATTGTGTCAGGACCCGATGGTAGATTTAAGGTGCCTCCATTTGATATCGATGATATCGATGGAGTTATTAGTGTCTTGTTAGTTAATGTATCCGTAGATGTACGACTAACTAATGTATCCGGACCTGTTGGAATAGTTAATATTCCATTATTATTAATGGTTGATATATTTGGAGCTATTATTGTTTTGTTTGATAATGTCTGATTTGCAGTTAGAGTTGCAACTATATCGGTTATATCTGGAAAGCTAATTGTTCTATCAACTGTATGTGAGCTGGATAATGTCAAGGTTGTTCCAGTTGATGCTCCACTAGAATCAAATCCTATCTGTTTTGTGTTATCTGTCTCATCAACATGGAAACAGTTAGAGTTATCAAGTAGTTTGTTGGTTAAGAGCTGTTCCGTATCTGTGCCTACTAATGTGATGTCTGCATCCGGTACGGTCAGTACCCTCGTCTGATTTGACGAAAGTTGGGATAGTTCAAATCGCATTCGCTTTGTTACATCATCATCATCTCGGAAGTAAGTTGATACATCAACCAATGTTTTATTCGAAAGGGTATCAGTTGTTGATCTACCGATTAATGTATCTGTGTCTGTCGGTAAACTTAATGTTCCACTATTTACTATTGATGCGATAACTGGAGATGACAGCGTTTTATTGCTTAATGTCTGAACCGTGTCTGTACCCACTAAAGTGGTGCTACCGTCAGGAACGGTTAACGTTCTCGTCGTTCCGGTAGATATTAAGCCCAATGAAAACTGCATCTTTTTGGTACTATCTAGATCATCCTGAAAATATGTTGTATTATCAGTGAACGTTTTATTCGTCAAAACTTGGCTAACATCAGTTCCAACTAATGTTGTACTTATGCCAGGAACAGTTAACACAGTTGTTGTTGATGTCGTGTTATTGCTCAGATCAAATTTCACCTTCTTAGTACTATCGGTTGCATTTTGGATATATGTTGAGCCATCAGATAATGTTTTGTTGGTTAGCGTTTGGGATACCCCCGTTAGGACGATAGAGTCATCCGTTGATGGAACTGGTATACTTACACTATGATTCGGTCCTCCAAAGTTTGAAGGTGTTGGCTTGACCGATAGATAGTATGATGAGTTTCCACTCAATAACTGCATCTCAGAGACCTGTATCATTCCATTGGTATCACGTTGCACTAACGTTGATGGAATTGATGTTGATGTCGATGCATCTAGTTTTGTTTTGTCGACTGAACTCATGAAACCACTTGATGAACCTGTCGCTACAGCATGATGGTTAGGATTCGACTGGTTACCATGATCATGTACGTGATCCGATCTAGAGAATGATGATGCCGATCCCTGAGCATTTGATGTTCCGATTGTCACAGGAACACCTGTCGCTAATGCATCTGCTCCACCAGGAAGATGTCTACTAGCATGAGACAACGGATCGATACCGTTAAACAGATTTCCACCAGTACCAACAATATTGTTGTTTCCCAATAGTAGATTTCCTGTCAAGGTGCGAGTACCATCGCTCTTAAAATATTGGGTATGAGGATCTCCACTCGTAAGATTCAATAGAGAGTTATGGTCAGCGACGGCCGTAACGCCTTCAGATTTGAATGATAATGATGGACGAATATCTCTGAATCTTGTTGCTGTCAGTGGTAAATCTTGATCACTTGATGTGACTACAATTCCTGAAATAGGACACATGTTACCAACAAACGTTGTTGGTGGAGTTGGCAATGGACCATTATCAGCGTCTAACTCTGAGTTAAACTCCTGTTGCCCATAAACTAAGAAATACTGTGTTCCGGATGATGTTAAAATTGTTGATGATACCGTCTGTTGGATGTTAACGGTATACGTTCCAGTTCCACCATTTCCAGTTCCTAATGCAATAATGGTCGTTCCTTTAGTAATTCCATCTCCTGATATTATCTGACCAACCTTTATCTCACCAGAGCTTACAGCTGTCACAGTTAGTATGTTGCTCGATGGACCTATTGAACCAGTGAAGATGGCGTTTCCGCCGGCCAAATTTGTAAGCATGTAAAGGGCGTGTTTAACCCATTTATCTTCATTTATCGCTGACAACGTTCCGTTGTTATCCCACATTAACGGAACTTCTGTTACATCATCAGTCTCATTCGACCCACCATAGTACGTAGTCATCGATACATTATCTGCAGATCCTGGAAAGAATCCTTCGGATGATAGATAATACGATCCTGATGAAACGGCTACAGCACGACTTGATATATCTGATCCTGGTCCCGCTATACATCCGTTCTTAACTATAGGCCCAAAGATCAACCTCAAAGTCTGATCAATGTTAGTCGACAGATTGTTAATCAATGATCCTATCGGTTGAACATACGTTATAGCTCCATCATACGTCTTAACAGTTCCAAGAATGACGTTCGTAATGTAACTTGGCGATGCAGTGGATGTAAGTACAGCTCCTGTACTGTCAACATATATCCATGATAATGAATTGTTTGGCAAAGTGATTGACTCAACTGCTTCCCATGTGATGTATTTCAAATAGTTATCCGTCGTTGGACCGAGGAAGACGTAACCGGTTCCTTGACTAATTGATATATCAAGGCCTCCTAATGGAACAATCTGTGATAATGTTCCGATGGAACCTAATGTTGATGCATTTTGGATCTGCTCGGTTATGTTTGTAACGTCAGCCCATTTCTTACCTTGATATAAGCCCCCAGTTATGGCTATACCTCCAGTTGACGGATCGTTTATGTTAACACCAAACGCGGCTCCATCTACGATTGATATCTTGGATATCGATGCGTTTGCTGTAATCGAACCTCGCGCATTTGGACTTAGGATCATTACATCATGATTGTTTGTGTTAAAGGTTGATGCTGCGGTAAGCAGAGATGTCACTTCGGCACTATTATTTACCATTACTGCTGTATCAAACCCCCCGAGAAGACATGTTTCAATAGTTGCGAATACAGAGCCTTCAATCACAAATGCTTTTCCTTTAGGAGCCGCCACTATCTGTCCCGCCGATGTGTTAGTTATAGCTCCGAATATATTCGGAAACATTGATGGTGATTTGTATGAATGAATATCAAAAAGGGTATCAAAATTCGTTAATCCGGTACTATCTGCACTCCATATAAGGTTATCAACGATGAAGTATATCATATTATTATCCGGACCGGAGTCCTCGACTATGAACCCATTTGTGTACTTTGATGACATGTTGATTAATGGATTTAATATTAGGCAGATGCATGGACCGGCTGTGGAACCGATATGAACAAGGTTAGCTGTGGTGTCGAAGACGATATTATCTGCTCTGAAGTGAACCCCTAATGGATCTCCTAGATACTCTATCAGATATGTCGGTGGATGATCGGGATCAGCCGTAGTTAATGTCAACTTATCAATTGCCGAGCTCTGAGCTCCGACTATAAATGGCACTCCTGGTTGTATCGCCGCTAATATACATTGAGTCTGAAAGAAACCTAAAATCGTCACATACGGTTTCATTACTAACTGTGGCTCTAAATATAAACCCGGTCCTACGTAGATCGTGTACCGATTGTAGAACGAGCTATCTGTTATTGCGGCCAATGCAGCAGCAATACTAGTGAAGTTGGCTCCTTTAGCTGCAACTGTTATAATATGTTGATCCTCATTTGCAATAAAAAATGGTGCTGTTTTTGGCACGACCGTTTTAACATAGTCTGTGAAACAGTCCGCATGGCCGATGGTGTTTGCATTTAGGATCTTCACATTATAGTCACATTCAGTGAAAACCATTCCCGTAATCATTACGTTTGGCGTTCCATCATCATCATCCACTAAAATTCCATTTGTGTACCCATATATCGCCGCTCCTCTAATGTTTATTTCCGCTCCGTTCATTACATGAATACCATTTCCTGTACCATCTCCTTGTAGTTCTGTTGCATGACTGTATAACTCTGTGTTAGGACCATTAACTATAATTGAATTGTCATTATGATAAAATGTAAAGAAGTTCTCAATTGATACGAATGATCCGTAACCGCCAAGTGGATTAGTATCTATGCATTTTAATGTATAGTTTGATGAACCTGTAGTATCAACGTATTCAAGATACAGTTGTGATGTTTGTGTTGCATTTGAATCTGTTATACAGTATATCGCTGATGGACAATTGTTAAATGTTATCTTATGCATGAGACAGAAGTTACCGCAGTTTGTAAAACTACACACAGGGTAGTCCGGGTCGGTATTCATGAATCCAGCGAAAGCTAATCCAGAGTTTGTACTAAATGTGAATATGGTATAGCCAAATAATGCTGGTATAAATGTAACTGCTTCCATTGATATACCGACAACATAGACCCATGATGGTAGTATGATTGCATTTTCATAATATGTACCGGCATTTACGTATATTACGTAGGGATCTGTTTCAGATGGTGCATCTGGTGCTGGACTGATAGGAATCGATGCCACTGCTTCTCCGACTGTTGAGTATTCCGTTGGTCCGGGATTTTTCCTTACAATTATCGTATGATGTGAATTCATCTGGTAGAACCTGTTTGTTACGCCGTCCGACATTATTATTTCGCCGGCTTTAGCAGGACCATTTGATGGAAAGTTATATGTGTATGATGATAGTATGTTGGGATCTGATTGGATTGTTACCGAACCTCCGGATTTAATGAGTTGTATGGAATCAGTTATGTTGGGGCCACCTGGACCAGTGGGACCGGTTGGACCAAGTATACCTTGGATACCTTGATTACCAATAGGACCTGTAGGTCCAGTTCTACCGATAGGCCCCGTAGGACCGATTGCACCAGTAGCTCCATCCTGTCCTGCTGGTCCGGTAGGGCCGATGGGACCCGTCGGTCCTGTCGGTCCATAAACCAACGGCCCTGATGAAATACCCGTAATAATACCTTGTTGGTTAACGGTAATCGATGTATTTGTATATGACCCAGCATCAATATTCGTATCTGCTAGATTTAATGTTACTGAGTTACCTAATGATACGTCTCCACCTCCAGTTAATCCAGTGCCTGCGATAATCGATATACCCGAGTTAACTAATGACTCGTTCGGAATATACTTCCAAGATGCGGCTACATCACTATCCGCTACGAGTACTTGGTTGGCTTCTGGTTGTTCGGAACCTGAAATTACTACATCAGATCCTGTCGTTTGCAACTGCGTTGCACCAATCACGTTTGTTGGTCCAGTAATAGTTTTATTATTTATCGTCTGCACCGTATTCGCAAGAACAAATGTATCATTCGCTGATGGAATAGGTATGTTCACATTATGATCTGCATTAAACGTAAGAGATGTTGGCTTTATAGAGAAATGTTTGGTTTGATCATTGTTCGATAATTGAAGTTCAGAGAACTGTGACATACCATTATTATTGCGTTTGACGAGTGTTGATGGCGTTGCTGTTGCTGTGGATGCATCGAGTTTTGCCTTGTCGGATGCTATCATAAAACCGTTTGATGAAGATGTAACGACGGCATGATGAGATGGATCTGATTGGATACCATGATCGTGTATATGATCCGATCTGGCGAATGAATTAGCGGAGCCTTCTGCATTTGTTGTACCAATTGATAAAGGAACTCCGGTTGTTAATGGATCTTCACCAGTCGGAAGATGTCTTGATGCATGTAACAACGGATCAATTCCATTAAATAGATTTCCGCCATCACCAACGATATTATTATCGCCGAGTAGTAGATCTCCGGTTAACGTTCGTTCACCGTCAGTTCGAAGATATTGTGGATGCGAATCTCCGGCATCTAAATGGAGTAAAGAATTGTGGTTTGCAGCTGCAGATACACCGACCGGTCTAAATGCTAACATCGGTCTTATGTCTCTGAATCGTATGGGATCAAGTGGAGCGTCCGGATCAGAGTTCGTTACAACTATACACGCGATCGGACACATATTCCCAACGAATGTATCCGGCGGTACAGGCACTGGTCCCTCCTGTGCTAACAACTCTGAATCAAACGTCTCCTGACCATAAACCAAGAAATACTGCGTAACTCCAGATAAAGATGACATAATATATAGCGAATGTTTGACCCACTGTCCCGTTGGTATGTCAACAAGTGTTCCAGATTCATCATATTGCAACGGTACGCTTGTGAATGGTGCCGTTTCCATAATGCCACCATAGTATCCAATCATCGATACATTATCACCTCCCTCCGGCGGAAACATCCCTACCGAGAGATAGTATGTTCCCGATGATACCGAAATAGCACGTTGCGTATTATCCGTTCCAGGTCCTGCTATACATCCGACTTTAACTATCGGACCAAATACGTTCCTCAAGATATTATCTATACTCGATGTTAGCTGCATGATAACATTTCCGATCTCTTGAATATAAGTTATAGATCCGTTAAATGTCTTAACTGATCCCAAAATTACAGTGTGTGAAAAACTCGGGGTAGTTAATGATGATCTAACTGTACTGTTTTCGTCTACATAGATCCATGATAGAGCGTTATCATCTAGTGTCATTGAAGCTACATTTGACCATGTGATGAATTTAAGGTACTCCGTAGATCCTTGTCCTACATTTAGATAACCGGATCCGTCGGATACTGATATATTCAAACCACCAATCGATGTTATCTTTGCCTGGTTCATTAATGCACCAGTAATTGCGGCACTTCGTAACTGATCGGAGATGTTTGTAACTTGATTCCATGTCTCTCCTTGATACAATTTTCCTGTCATGACGAAACCACCTGTAGGATCCGTTAAGGCCACTCCAAACACTGCACCATCTACTATAGAGACCTTAGATCTAGTTGCATTCGCATTTATCGAACCGACTGCGTGTGAATTTTGGATATCAATGTCCATAACGTTTCGGTTAAACGTCGATGCAGAACATAACATTGTAGTTGTCTGCGAACTGGGTAATATCTGTAAACCGGTTTGAAATCCACCAAGAAGACATGTTTCAATTGTTGCAAACACTGATCCTTCTAATATAAATGCAGTTCCTACTGGTGCCGAAAAAATCTGACCCGTTGAGCTGTTTGTAATCGCACCAAATATATTCGGAAATAATGATGGTTCCTTATATGACTTAATTCTACAAAATTCAACAAAATTCGATGACCCTGTCTGGTCTGCACTCCAGATGAAGTTATCAATAATAAACATTATAGGAAAGTTATATGGCCCAGCGTCTTCAATTAAAATTCCCTTTCTAAACGGTGCTGACACATTGATTAATGTATTCAATAAAAGGAAGATCGTAGGACCATGTGATGATCCCACATGTATAATGTCTCCAGATGTATCAAATACTGTATTATCAACTCGAAAATGTATACCGTTCGGATCTCCCATATACTCTACTAGATACGTAGGCGGATAGTTATAATCGGCAGCCGCTAATGATAGTTTGTCAATTGCGGCATAACCTGCACCTATAATCAATGGCTTTGTTGGATCTACTGCCACAATGATACATTGCGTCTGGAAAAATCCTAATAGAGTCACATATGATTTCATTATGAGCTGTGGCTCAGGATATATACCTGGACCGATGTAAATCGTGTATCGATTGTAGAATGAGTTGTCTGTGATTGCGGCTAGAGCCTGATATATGCTTGTAAAGTCGGCACCTTTCGCTGAAACTGTTATGATGTGTTGGTTAACACCAGAGACAAAAAATGGAGATTCTTGCGGAATTATCGTTTTTGAATACTCAGAATAACCATCCGCATGACCAGTTGTCGTTATTGGTTGTATGTTGATGTTCTCGACACAGTTCTCATATAGAATGCCCGATAGTAGTATGTGTGAGCTTCCAGATGAGATCGGCTCATTAATACCAATATCCCAGTTCTCAATATACATACCACGTATATCTATCCAGGCACCGTTTAATACTGTGATAGCGTTACCGCGTCCATCGCCTTGTAAAACTGATGCGTGCGACATTATGTAACTATTATGACCATTTACGATTATTGCGTTGTCGCTATGTCCGTATGAATAGAAGTTCTCAATTGAGACCTCTGATCCGTATCCTCCATCCTCGTTTGAGTCTATACAAAGAAGGGTATATTCTGTGCAGTTTGTCGTTCCTACATATTCGAGGTAACATAGAGACGTATCAGTGGCCAGATTATCAGTCTCGCATTTTATGCCCATCACACATCCCTCCAATTCTACCTTGTGAGCTAATGCATAGTCGTTACAGTTGTAAAAATATAGCGCCGGATAAGCAGGATCTGTATTTCTGATCGTTGCAAATGATATTCCGGTGTACTGTGTGAACGTCATAAAAGGATATCCAGTATCTACTGGTGTGAACCTGACACACTGCATCGACTCACCAACGATGTATACGCCAGATGGAATAATGATCTGTGGTTCTACATAGTCTCCTCCATAAACGTAAATTGTATATCTGTTGTCATCACTTGGAGCGTCCAGATCTGGCAAGACGGGAAGTGACGCAATCGCTAGAGCCAATGATGAAAACTCATCAGGACCAGGATTCTGTCTTACGATGATCTGATGTTTGGCGTGTAAATCATAAAATACGTTAGTGGATCCATTTGAGACGATAGTTTGTGCATTACCTGATGGTGGCATAGCTGGAAAGTTATATGTGTATGTGCTAGCAAGATCGGGATCCGGCATTAGAGTTATTTTGTTATCTCCTTGAATGAGATTAACGTAGGGGGTGTTATCAGGCCCACCTGGGCCCGTCGGACCTATTTCTCCTGCTGGACCAGCAGGTCCTGTAGGACCGATTAAACCATTTACACCTGGTAAACCATCTTGTCCTTTGGGACCAGTTATACCAACAGGTCCTGTCGGTCCGGTTACTCCAGGTTTTCCATCTGATCCAACATATCCTGCAGGACCAGTCGGACCTATCGCACCATCCATACCTGGCATGCCTGTAGCACCAGTTGGACCAATTTGGCCTGCCGGTCCTGTATGTCCCCTATGACCTCTATGACCTCTGTGCCCTCTAGGACCACGCGCGCCCTGCTCTCCCTTAGCACCTTTAATATTCCTATAGTTATAATTCACATGTCTATTATGACTAATATCAACGCTTTCACTGGACCTCTCAGAGTTAGTCTCAGAATCGCTCTCGGTATCTTCTTCATGGCTTGATCTTGTCATCTTATATATTACCATAATATATTTAATCTATCATCATTGACATCGATATAGTCATAATAATAACGTTCCATGTACAAATCCGAATAATATAACTTTAATTAAATATACGTTGAAAAAATAAATATACTGTCTTAATTTAATAATGAACAAAAATACGAATAAGTTGCGCGTCGTAACAAGGACAAATAAACCCAATGATACAAAACGATCAGTAATTGTTACTAGATCGATGCAAAATAACGCGCCACAATCTAATATAATTAAAAGAACTCCTTCAAAACAGTGCACAAGTTATTCTCCATATAGACCATCAACACAACAAAATGATGTTAAACGGTGTAATGATATTAAAAATATAGAAAATAAAATACATAAACTGGAAAAGACAGAAAGTGAATTAGATGGTAAAGTTGAGTATCTTGAAGAAAAGGTTGAATTATTATCGAATAAAATAGCGAATTCAATGAATTGTGTCGATATAATAGACGACGTTGATAATAGAATAGATGAAATGGATATTCAGATATCAAAGCTAAATGGCTATATAAAGCCAATTGTGAATAGAGATCGAGTTAAGATAAGTATCGATAATTTTTGTTTCGAATCATGTATAAATGTGACTGATATTGGCAACAGTCATACTGAAGTTCATGGGGTTTTTAAACTATCGAATCTCAAAATAAATGATATTAATGGTAAAATAAAATTTAACAAAACTCTAATTCCGTCAGGAATCAGCATATGTGACATATACGGAACTATATCAATAATGAATTTAGAAAATAACGTTAAATATGATGGTATGATATATTTTAATAAAAATATACAATATACACTATCAAATAGACCATTGATACCAATTGGGATCGTTTTCAATGCATTAATGATGATTAATTTTAAAATAATTATATAAACTAATTTATGACTTCATATGATAATTATTATTATAAATTTTGTATATCTAATTTATAATATGAGTAAACGATGCACCAAACGCTGTTGTGTTGATAAAGAAGACAGTGTATGTTGCAATAATCTACCAACCAGCACAAAATTATTAGATAATATAGTAAATTTGGATATACAGATGAATGATAACATAGATTTTATGCAAAACCAGATAAACAATATTAACAATAGTTATAAGGAGATAATAAATGAAATACTAATTGAAAACAATAGATATAAAATTCTAGTGGATGAGGTTAATAATATAAACGAAAAGATTGATGACATCGAAATAAAATTAATAGAGTCTGGATGTTCGATCCAATATGATGGAACATGTAACCACGGTTGTGGTAAAATGATATATACAGATGTTACAAAAATTAACGTATTTGTTGTAGAACATGATATTGAATTTTTGTATTTAACGATGGTTGCTGGAGGAGGGGCTGGTGGAATAGGATTTGTTGATGGCATTTTTTATTATTCTGGTGGTGGTGGTGGTGGTGGTTCTTGTATTATTAATAAACCAATATCTGTCACCAAAGGAACAATTCTTCATATCAAAGTTGGATCTGGGGGAGATTCTAAATCTGGCCGACATGGTTCTGATAGTTATGTCGAGATTTTGTATACGACACATAAAAAAGAGATTATATTAACATCTGGTGGTGCCAATGGACATCCGACAAAAGATATGGATCATGATGTTTCTGGTGGATGCGGCGGACATAGTCATTTATGTATGTTTGATGGATGTAATGGACATCCTGGTGAAACATCAATTCCAAGTCATGGATGTTCGAAAGGAGGTTGTGGCGGTACTAGTATATTCTACAAAGGAGGAAACGGTGGTGGAAATTATTTTGGTACTGGAGGTAAAGGTGGCACTATCGATCGTATCGTTGGAGAAAATGGAAAATATGGATCAGGTGGTGGAGGATCATGTCCAAAATTAATAATCGATCCTACTGAACGATTATCAGGAAATGGCGGTGATGGTGTTGTAATTATTGAATGGTAATCATAAATGTAAATTCATACTCTCTTCTATATTTTTAAAATAATTATCTATATTACCATTAGCCGTCTTAATTATATTTTCTTTTTTCCATAGTATATATTTTTCATTATTGTCGAATGGATGGGTGATATATATATCATTAATTACAATATTTAATAATTTCTTATTAGATAACTGCTTACACAAAAAATGATCATCAAGACCATATACACTGATAAGATTGAATTTATCTAGTTTTAATAAGGATGCTTTAGATAAGATAAATCCTCCTGTCGCGATAGGTCCAATAAAATCATTATTGGGCCAAACAATTTTTAAATCTCCAATCGTGTCAGAATTCTCATAAATAGCGATTTGGTGTCGAACATCGCCCTTCTGATTAAACGCAATTAAACCTAATTTATCATTATTAATTAAATTAGCAATACTTTTAAATTTTGAAATAGATAAAATATCCAAATAAACATCATGATCAAAAAACATAACACAATCATACTCATTGCTACTGCTATTAATAAAATCAATCATGTAATTAAGGATTTTATATTTGCCATAGTTTAATGTCCATAATTCATGATATATGTTGTTATATGCGAATTTACATAGTTTTGATGATAGATCAATATACGATCGAAAATTATGAACCCATCCTACTAAAAGTAGATCAAATTCGACATCTGTTATTAGATTTACAAAAATAGATAACTTATATAATGAACTCAATGTAACATCAAGATAATGTTCAGTCGGACAAAATACTGATTTTAAAATTAAAATTCTCATTGTATGTATATATATAATTTAATTAAAATGAAAAAAATACTTATCATTTCATTTTATGACTTGAAGGATTATCTGTTATACATTAAAAATGTATTCGAACAGTATAAATTCTCTGTAATCGAATATCAATTGTTTCGGTATGCATATGATTCCAATGATAAAATTCCTAATTATAAAGAACATATGAATGAATTCATCAAACAGCATGAACCACATGTCATTTTATGGTGGTTTATTGATGTACCAATTGATGTTTTTAAATATATTAAAAATCATCATATGAATAAACTGTTCATTATGTATAATTCGGATGATCCTATAAATCTTAATAACGAACTCTTTGATAAAGCTAAACTATTTGATATAGTCATAACACCCTGCAAAGAGACCATACATTTATATAAAATGTTTTCAAATGTCAAAACGGTTTTGTTTGGACCAATGGGATTCGATCCCAATCTATTTATGCCAATAACTAACATTAATGAGTTCAAAAATGAATATAACGAATTCTCGTCAGATATATCTATGCTTACATATAATCTATTTTTCGATAAAACTCATTACCCATCACAAGTTGTATACAAAAAAAGTATGATTGATAACGTAATAAATTATTGTAACGAAAATAACTACACATTTAAACTATATGGAACGCCAGTACTAAAAGAACTATACCCATCACATTACTCTGGAGAAGTTCCATATTATAAAATGAATTTTTTATTTAATTTTTCGAAAATTAATATTATAAGTAGCCCAGATAAAACTAAAAGTATGCACATAAATGAATACACAATGCCAATACTTGGTGCTGGGGGACTATTAATGTATGATAAAATTAAAGATATAGAAAAAATTTACACTAACGACGAACCTGGATTCCTTGTGTATGATTCAAATAATTATATTAATATCATTGACAATGTGTTAAACAATTATGATTCTTATGTGTCCATTAAAAAATCTGGTAGATTATTGTCGGAAAGATATACTTGGGATAATTGGGTTAAAAATATCGTCATCGAGATAGGTAAAATATTTTTTGATAAAAAAGTTTATACTGATTTATACGATCTCGATAAAAATAAATCTGATAATGAGTTATTAGATTACTGGTGTAGTGAAGGAATCAATAGTGGACATGTGTGTTTTGATTTTGATATTCCCGAAAATTTTAATTCACACGATTATATAGAAAAATATTCTATCAAAAACAACGATAAATATGCATATATTCATTGGATTACCCATTCAAAAAATGATTTATATTTGAAAAGATCATCCAAAATCAATAATGATTTTATACCATCAAATTATAACATTGTAATGGAAGATTATTATAATGTATCTACAATCCTAAATAAAGTATCAAACTATACTACAAGAGATAAAGGCCTATTGGAACTCGATCATTATTGCAAACAGATTCCATATATTAAAATTAATGATATACTTAATCATTATATAAACTCAATTTAATGAATTGATGAATTGCGTCTCGAATATATCGATTGATAAGCGATTTATATAATCATTGTGAAGAGTTTCACATAAAGATGGTAGTGTATCTTTATTATTATATATCTCAAGTATTTTATTGCAAAGAATATTTGGGTCAAAATATGCAGATTCGATAAATGAGTTCGGATTATCTGTCATTTTTTTATAATGACATGGTATTAACCATCCATTGATACCATTTTTAACTATTTCATTGTGAGGTGGTGTGTCTAATGATAATATTGGAGTTCCCGTGGCTAACGACTCGTAGAAACCTAATCCTAAACCCTCATGTTTGGATACTTGTATTGACACATGGTGATTATAATACATATTTATAATATCATTATATTTAAGATGATTTTGTACAAAATCAATCCCTGGATGATTAATATATTTAGATAAGCTGTTGATGTCATCCATCTCCAATAAATTTATCTTTTGAACAGTACATGTCATCCTAATTTGAGTGTTCTTCTCATATGCCCTGGTAAATCCTTCACATATCTCAAGTATATGCTTCCTTGAAAATGCGTTCATACCACCAATAAATAAGAATTTTAAAAAATTACCATCAATATCATCTTTATCTTTGAACTTAACATAACGATCCGATAAACCATAACCTATATATTTAATATTGGTAATACCATGCTTTCCAAAAATGTCGTAGCACAATGTATTGTTACATAATATCTTATAAAAATATTTATGTTTAACAATTTCGTCTTTACGAACAATTTCTATGTTTGGAACTGCATATGCCTTAACGTTATTGTCTCTAAGTAATTTGGCAATCTCAAATACTCTGAACCAACACGTTTCTGGAATAATACATTTTCCAATATTGTAGTTTCTAACAAATTCTAACAATTCTGTGTCTTTGACGTGTTCTCTATCATTTGGTGAATAGTATATTCTGTCAACAATCCATTCATTGGGATCTTTCTGCAACTCAATCGCTGAGTTAGCAATATATGGTTTTAACGAAAATACATGCACATTATATTTCGCAGAATTTAGAATTCTATAATAATTTCGTGATTGTATGCCAAGACCTTGATCACACCATGGAGCTATAATCATAATATTATACTCTTTACTCTTGACAATGCTATCAGTAACCACTTTCATGAACATAGTCTCACATACATTTTCGGAATATTCATTATATTTTATACGAGTAGCAATAGAAATTTCTTTCATTTTAGTTTTGTTATTATATAATTCGTTTATTGCATTTTTCCATTTAATCATATCAGTTTTGTTTATTGAGTTTGTTATGGAGTCTATTGTTAATGGAAGGATAATGCCGGCATTTTCGACTAAATATTTAATGTTTCCCTGACCAGTTGTAATAACAGGAATTCCATTCATCATCGCTTCATTCACGGTTCGGCAAAAAGTCTCATCAACAATACTGGGTGCAAGAAATATTTTGGTTTGAGAATATAATGATTTAACATCATTTGTCCTATTTAAAAATAAGGATTTAGCAGACGATCCATCCATATTTCGCGTTTTTACTAAGTCCTCTATCTGTTTATCTAACTGTTCTGATTGATATTCTGTCCTAACTATGAGAAATGGTATTTTTTTTAACTCTTGCAATAAGAACAATAGTAGTTCACCTCCTTTCATCTTGTGAATATTGATAATTGTCACATATCTATTCTTAACTGGATCATTGTTTTCCACAAAATATTTAGATTTCGTCGATCCTGAATATGATAAATACTCAATCTCCTTATCAGTTATCTTTTTAACACATTCCGATACAAACTTAGATACAGAATAGAATGTACAAAATTTAGAATTGTATAGTTCCAAAAAATCTGGGTGTGTTTTATGTTTTTCATAATTCTGATATATGTTGACATTGCTGCATGACTCGTTTAATATTAATACACCACTCCAAAAATGAATCCCTGTTATCATATGTATACGCAGACTTGCACAAACATCATGAATCTCCTTTCGCATATGGCCCTGATGATGTACAATGTCCGGATTTATTAGTTTGACCCAATTATATAAAGTTGTTATGTTGAATCCATCCGGTACTTTGATTATCGTAAAACAGTCTATATATTCAATCGATAGCTCATTATATGCCTTATTATCTGCATTCGAGAAACATAACCAATAACTATTCATACCGTGTTTTCTTGCCCATATAGCTGTTTGATATAAATACTCCTCACCCCCACCAAAAGGATAACCCCAAAATGAAATAACTAAAAATGTTCTCATATATTAAAATATAATAAAATTTATTTTCCATTTTAATCTTTATACATTATATATTATATATGCCAAAAATATGTATTGTGTCGTATTACGGATTGTTTGAATCGATCGAATCGGCAGCAACTGCGTTGAATCGTGTTAGTGATGATCAATCCACTATAATTGACTTTCCATTGTTTAAATATATGCACGATAAATGTGATAAAGTATCCAATTATTTAAGTATTTTCATTAATTATATCAAAGATAATAATGTTAATATCGTATTATGGTGGTTTATAAACATTCCAACTACAGAGTTTATTCATATTAAACAAGTAACTAATGTAAAATATATATTTTTCAACTGGGATGAACCGTATAACTGGATACCATGTGATATAATTTCAAAAATGAAATATTTCGATGCTGTATTTGTAACATGTAGTGAAACATTGCAGACATACAAAAATAATGGATGTGCAAAAGCCATCTGTTTATATCCTGGATTCGATCCTAAAAAAAATTATATATTAACATCAATTGATATGCGCCTATATAATAAATACAACTGTGATATTAGCTTCTGTTGTACTAATCTATACGACGACCCACATTTATATCCTAACCAGTATATAAGTCGGAAAAAATTAATCGATGATGTATACATTGGACAAAAAAAATATGGATATAAATTTAATATATACGGCCCATGTTTTCTAAATGAACTCTATCCAGATTCATACAAAGGATTCACCAAGTATGATGATCTAAATAATATATTCAACTTTAGTAAAATCAACCTATGTACACATGTATTAAACAATAAGGACGGTTACCTGAATGAAAGAGTAATTCTCATTGGTGGATCTGGTGGTTTATTATTAGTAGATTATGTCAAAGGCATTGAAAATATTTTTGAAATTAATAATGAAATTCTTGTGCTGGATAAACATTACTATGTAGACCAGATCGCATCAATACTATGCAACTATGATAAATATATAACCATTCGAAAAAATCTAAATAATAAATGCAATCTTAAGTTTACATATGACGTCTGGGCGAAATCAATATTAGATGTAATAATGTGAAATATTATATATACATATTATATATATACAAAATATGTTGAGTGATTATTTTGCACAAACAAGTTGGAACAAATCCATATCCATTGAAAAACTTCAATCAGTTCAAAAATTCGTTGAGCAGATTAAAAACATTCAATATGTCGGTCATGGTGGAACGTGCGTTGCGTTTGTCAGCGATGACAATAATAATGAGATAATTAAGGTGTGTATCAAAAACAATTCCATGTTATCATCTGGACAAAAATTCATCGATTTTTCAAATTTTTTAATAGGTAATAATGTTAAAATAATCTCACCAAATAAATTGTTGTATGAGGATCAATATTTTATTGTGTATTCACAAGATAAATGTATCCCTATAACAAACATTGATGATTATATTATGGTAAAAATTTTAGAGATTATTAAAAATTTGTTATCAAAACGTATTAAACTAACGGATATCTTTTACAAAAATTTTGGATTTTACAAAAATGATGTATATATATATGACTATCATGATTATGGGTATTTCTACTCAGATGACTTATATTATATATGCCACATAGCACATATTTTTAATATGTATTACAATGATACACTTTTCTATAACATAGACCTAAATATCGATATTCTTCAACAGATGAATTTTGGAGAATCGTTGTTACCCGATAATGTTGTTTCATTATTGAAATGCTTGCATGATATGAAGTTTGATAATGCAATAGAACTAGTTGAGAAATTTTCATGTGAAATTGGAAATAAGCTTGTCAAATCATATAATAACTATCAACATTTAGATATAGATAGATACGGAATTATAAATCTTCGAAGTCATACTCTTGAAAAATTTAACACAGTAATGCCGATTTTAAATAAATTTAATGATGACTTTAGTATTGTCGACTATGGTTGTAGCCTTGGTGGAATTGGAGCAAAGATAGCTCAATTATTCCCATCATCAACTATAACATTAAACAACATAACTTCGAATGAAATATTAATATGTAATGAAATAATCACTAAATTACATTTATGTAATGTATCAGTTTCAACTATTAACGCTATAGATGTTGTGGAACAATATGATGTGTGCCTATATTTTGCAATATTACATCATGTGATGAAATCAATTACATTCGATCAAGTCATAAACCTTGTGTCAACCCAAACAAAAAAATATGCCATTATAGAATTACCATTCGAAAATGATGTATTACTAAAAAATGTAATAAACGATCGAATCACAAATTATAATGAAACATTCGCATTTTTGGAATCAATCGATAAATTCGCCGATAAGATAAAAGATACATTTAATATAATTGATCAGATTAAAATAAATTATGGTTCACCAGATTTAAATAGAGTTGCATTCATACTCGAAAAAAAATCTTAATATATATTATCTAACATGGATGATGATGAAGTTAAAGCAATGTTCACATCAACTCTCGATATAGCTAACTACTATGATTCTATTAGAAACATTAATAAAACGATTGAATATAGCTTCAAACTGTGTGAAGAAGATCCAAATGATACTGTCGGCGTCACAAAGATTATATATTGGACGTCCTTTTATAAACAGTACGATGATGTATTTAAATTATTAAGCATGATTCGTGGTAATATCAAGAAAATAAATAAGGCAAAAGAGATTTTTTTTAGAGAAAACAAAATAAGCCTTAAACAGTTAATTGCTACACAATACATTAACTGCATCAAACAGAAAGAACTATCGAATAACTTATCAAATACATCTATATCTGAAAATCTAGAAAAATTTTATAATTTGATGATGGAGTGGGATTTTTATCCATTATATGATGAACTTGTGAATGAACAAAAATCAATTACTCAATGACATTATTGAAAACATTTGATAGATCATTCATCATATCATGAATGTCTGGATTATCTCCTATTGCATCTTTTATAAGATTGATTGATGAAGTAATTGTTTTCATCTTATTATTAACATTGTTATCGATATATCTCTGGAATACATTATCTATAACTACTTCTATATCCGTTAATATTGCGTTTTTGTAATCCAATATTTTCTGCACCGCTATTACACCATCCGAATTATCGACCATAAGCTTCCCATTAGTCATATCATTTGTTGTTATTAAATTCGTTAATATATCACCTATTAACTCCTTTAAAAATATGTAATTCTGTGTCCATGAAAATGAATCAATTGAAATTGTGCCAGATAAATCGCGAGTACTCGTATCATCCGTTAAATATTTTTTAATCATCGGATTATTTAAATTGAGCTTTATTGTAATACCATTTGTGTTGTCAATCACGTACCTTTGTGGCATATTTACATCATTTATGAATACTATATTTAATAACTTTTGACTAATGTTAATATTTTTCTCCATATTGTAGTTATCAATAAATCCTTTTTGAAATATATACAATTTAATTAGATTTCGTGATCCATTAATGGAATATATATATGGATAATTATTCATGTTCACTGGGTGTTGTTCATTCATTAATCTCAAAATATTAATAGGATCATTGTATTCACCATTGGCAATTGACTGCAATTGTACCAGCTCATTATCATCATTCATCACGAAATATGGAGTATTTGTATCCATTCCTGTTATATTGATGATCTGATCCTTGATATAATTATCAATTGTCTCTTCCTTTATCGATAAATTATTATTTATCTGATATTGGACTTCCGATATTACATAGTTTGCACGATCATCTTGTACTGCTTTGATTAAATTTTGATCGTACGACGGAGTAAATGTTACGTTGATATGATCATCCTTGAGAAGATCTAACCCAAACTTCGTTAACTCATCAAGTAGATCATTTATATCGGTTAGTGTGATAGATTGTGTCGCCATCTTTCCATTTAATTCTCTCAAAATCATATCAACTCTGACTAACGGTATTGACATTAAATTGATAATTAGTGGATGAATTTTGTTTAATCCAGACAACCTTGATGGATCTATGATTGGATATGGATTTTTCTCAGTAGGACCATTAATATCATAATCCATTAAATATTGTTTAATTGCATCGCATTCAAGATAACCATAAATGTAGTTAATGTATGGATTCCATCTATACTTGTTATCTATGGTATTCACTTCGTATATTGATGTTGAATCCTTTACTAAAAAACCAAACTCTAATTCACTCTCTAGTTTGGGCTGAGGTATCGGTTTTGAACTTTTATTTACAACAAATCTTGCAGTTACGTCCGGATAATTTGGTACTATGTATTGGATATCAAGTAATGGCACTGATTTCGGATAACTATATGTAATCCTACTGTTATAAGTTTGCACCCCATTTGTAAATGATCGCAAAATTATATTGTTCTTTGAGTCTGCATTAATGTCCCTGAGAACTCCAGTATTACATAAAATCTCATACAGATTATCGATATCTATGTTTTGAAACATTGGCAATAATGATATAGATACAGATAAACCATTATTCGGATATGGTATGCCATATGTAGATCTGATATCTTGTGTTGCATCTACGTCACTAATGTTAATCGAACCATATGCATCACTATCTATCATGCATTGTGAATATTTGTCATTTTTGATGGTATTGAAATATACATTACCTAATGCAGATATATCTTTCGCACCTCTTGAAAAAAATCCTCTAGAACCATCCGAAGCAGTATAATTTCCAACTTGCAAAAAACATGTGTCTAATTGACTAGATGTTAGCCCTAATGCATTGTCTGTTACTATTGCTGTTGTATTATCAACAATGTCTATTAGAATTAATCGATCAGTGACATCTGTTCGTCTATATGCATCTACAGAGTTTGTAATTAGTTCGATTAACCCGTCTTGTAACGATTTTATTGTAAACTGTCGTATATACTTATAGGCTCTCTCACTAATGTTAATAAATTTAGGCGAAGCGTCAGTCATGCTATATATAACTATGATATATTAAAATATTTCCTAATTCTATATGTCACTTCCAGGATCGAAATTTGATAGACATCCAATATACCCAACTGATCGGTTTTAATGAAATATCACTAAATATCAACCATTTTTTTATTTGGCTTACATGTTATAAACTTTATTTTTATGTCGAATTTACCTTTAATTTCTAATTTCGTAGTAAATTCATCTATTTTCAGTTTGGCAGCATTAAGTTCCTCGAAATTAATCTTGAATTCATTGTCTTTGATGTTGACTTTGAATGATTCGTATAGAATAATTGGCCCAAACTCATTATCCATCGTTAATATGTAATTACATGATAACATATACCCTCTTAGTTTATCTATCGGGACATCATAATTTATCATATCACACGTACATTGATCATTGTTGGTTTTTTGATAATTGTCGTTACATCCACAATCTTTTTTTGGGGTTTTGATATTTATGTTATCATGACTATACCTTATTTTTACCTTTTTGTGTTTTCGGTCTTTGCATCTACAGTCCTTTTTTGATCTTTTTTGAGGTTTCTCATCACAACCACAATCCGTTGTTGGCTTTTTTTGAGGTTTCTCATCACAACCACAATCCGTTATTGGCTTTTTTAAAATCGAATCATTACATTTTTGCCTGCTGTATATGTCATAATAATTATCAACATACCCAGACTCAGTCAATATATCATAATATCTATATTCACGTTCACGACATTTGTGATTATTTGATGAATCGCCACATCCACAATTACTATTGAAAATTATATACTCTGTATCTTTACACTCATCAATTTTATTGAAACAATTACATTCTTTAGTTGTTATGTCGTAGTAATTATTGACATCACATATGTCCGGAATATTTGGTTTACATCTTTTATCTACATGACTTATACGGCATACACAATCAAGTATATCTTTTTCACACATATAACACATTTTGCATTTAGTGCATTTACATTTTGAACAATCATCCTGACACTCAACACATTCACACATATTACATAATGCACATTTACATCTCTTCGTTGGAATTAATTTATCACCAAATAGTTCTGGGTTATATCCGATGAACACATTCCTGTAAATCGCAGGGGACCCAAGAATAATCTTTATTTTAACTCCACACTCTGAACAGTATCGCTGCGATCTCGATCTATAAACTTCATCCGGTAAATGTTGACAACTATTGTGTGATGGTGTCTCCTCATTAACTTTTTCAATATCGTATATCTTTAATTTTTCCAGTTCATCTATACTATCAATAAAAAATCCTATAAGAATATACGCCGACATTTCTATTTTATGTTATTACTATTAGGTAATATTATTTATCCAGAAAAGATTTAAATATTATTTTACTCTTGAATGTTAAATATGTGCGATAATTGTGATTATGATATCGCATGTGTGTATGCGGATGATCTGAAGGTCTGTAAGGAGTGTAGGAAAGCTAAGACCGCATTGATAACTCTTACAGATGCTACTGGTAAGTATCCTGTTAACAAGACGGATCTTGAAGCTGTGCGACGTATACAGTATAAGGGATCATACCTGACATATCTATTCTTGATCAAGGATATCGAACATCTGTGCGTCGAAAAGTTCGGCTCAGATGATGCGTACAAAAAGGTTATGGCCGATAAAAATGCCAAGAGGAAAGAGAGGCAAGATAGAGCGATTAATACGGCGAGCGCAAGACGAAAAGAGTTAGATGAGTACCTAAAGTCTGTCGGCCTAAACGGAGTTAGAGCTGACTCCGTACTATGTGATAATTACATCGAAAAAGGTGATAAGAGTGGCTTCTCAAAAGAAGAGATCGCTAAAATTATGAAGGAGATGGAGTTTTATCATAACTGTACTGATTATCGGTCTATTTTGTATGATCTGCGATCCGAACAGTTTCGAGATATGAGGGAGTACGGGGATTACCATAGATGGGGCGATGACGATGAGGAGGAGATACGGGAAGAGGCTAAGGCATCCGCGTTGCATAGGTACGTTGTTAAGAACTTTGATGATACGCATAAATGCATCCTTGAAGTTCCACCATCATTAAAGGACCCATTTGATAGGTTTTACGAACAGGTTAAGCGTGATAAAAATAAAAAACGGGCGAAAGAAGATGAGCTAAAGAGAGTGCAGCGTGATAAATTCAAAAAGTCAATAATGAACTATCGAGAATCAAAACGAAAGTTTCATGATACGACGGATCAGTATAAATCTCTGATGGATGTTATGATGACCGAATGATTTCATATGGAGAACCATCATTATTGTATTAATGATGGTTCACATGCTCAAGAGAGCGATAGCTATGATTATAACACATGGTTCCATCAGTAATCTTATGGATAGCCAAGATAACTATATTAAACATATCAAGAGATCATGTAAATAAGGCCGTGTTACATGATCTCTTGATATGGGTCGCATAGTTGTTGTTGTGTATCCTTAATAATTACTGATGGGACCATGCGTGGCTATCACGGCTGTGCTTCGCTAAGCCTGGGAACCTTAATTGGTATGCAATTGATTCAATAAATTAATTGGTTGCCTTGACATTCAGGATCGGCTTTAGCTGTTCGATGATGTTGACAGTGTCTTTCAAAGCGGCTTTGATTATATTGGTGTCTTTATAGGCAGCCGGTGATTCGTCAATGGTCTCCGGTACGACGGATGTCGAATAAACGTCCTTCATACTTTCGGTAAACTCTTTCATGCTGACTTTGTGTGATACTTCATTCCTGGCGAGGATCCGGCCTGAGCCGTGCGCGGATGAGTAGTTCCAATCTGGATTTCCTAAACCTTCGGCGATCAAGATCCCTTCAGCCATATTTAGGCTGATGATGCACTTCTGTCCGGCATGTGCAGCGATAGCCCCTTTACGAACGATGAAGTCATTAAAGTCGATGTAGTTGTGTATGCTCTCTATGATCTTTTCGGGGTTGTACTCTTCGTTTAACCCTTTCAGAATGTTCTGCAACATTAAGCGTCTGTTTAGTTTTGCAAGATTTTGGCAAAAGATCATGTCGAAAAAGTACTCATATGCTTCATCACCTTCAAGATAGTCGGTATGCTTCTGATCTAAGAACTCATTCTTGAGACTGTCCATGTAGGCCTTGATCTGTTTGGGATCTTTTGTTTTACGTTCGAAATTTTTGAGTTTGTGTTTGTATTCTTGATAGTCGAAGTGATATGTATCGTTAATCTTACTTTGATGATAATTACAGACGGCATCTCCGATTTTACGAGAGCCAGAATGTATCGTTATATAGTCTCTTTGAATTCCGGATAAGTCAGGAATGCTTCTATTGAGTTCGATGTAATGATTAGACGATCCAAGAGTCCCGATGGTCTGAAGGACGTAACTATATTCAACATCACATTTTTTGCATAATTGCATAAACCATTCATTTGAATATGTTGGACAGAATTCAATGAGATTTATTCCATACTTCTTTTTATACTCATCAACGAACCTATATGCATCTTGTTGCGATTCATTACATAACCAATCAATGTCATCATTAGTTACGATTGGTATATCCCATATCGGTTTGTGCGTATCCGTTACATATAAACCCATTGGAACTGCCGCACGGATTAGATAATCTGTACCCGGAAGATCGTCAATCTGTTTATCCAATCTGTATGTTAAGATCCCACAGCCTATATCACCGCCAATAAATTTTGGAACAACCTTATGCACCAAATGACACGTGAATCCGACACAACAATTTCTATTATAATGAACATCTGGCATAAACCTAGAATGTTCAACTGACTCATGAGCAATAACCAAACGGATTTGTCCCATTGTATTCTTATCTAACATATTCCGTTTCAGGAATATTTTTGAATCAATATATGTGCCATTTGCACGTCTGTCTGTAATCGTATGATGGTAATTCATTCAGTATATATCATTTATTAAAATGTAAAATAATTAATAATATTCAATTTTTATAGTGATATTAGACTTATAATAAACATACTTAAATAATTGTCGATTGGTATATTAGGATAAGTATGACAAAAAATTCTAATGTTAATAAATCATCAAAAGATGATCAAAAAGATGATCACAAAGAGGTGAAACTAGGTGGACGCGGGGGTATAGCCATTGTATCATTATACGACTTTGATAAAGTTTCCAAATACAACTGGCACAAAGACGAAGATGGCTATGTACAAACCTCCATAAATGGAAAGAGAACGAGTATGCATCATTTTATTATGAATGCAGAACATAATCAATGGGTTGATCATGTAAATGGGATAAGACATGATAACCGGCAATGCAACTTGCGATTCTTAGCTAGAGCGGAACATGCTCAAAATAGACATGCGAAGAAATCGGAAGAAGCATCATCACAATATAGGGGTGTGTCATGGAATGGTAATGGCAAATATCAAGCATCAATCGTACTCAATAAAGTACGCCATTACTTAGGATCATATGAAAAGGAACTCGATGCTGTCGAAGCATGGGATATGTTTATTGTACATAATAAACTAGACCATATCGAATTGAATTTCCCTGAAAAACGCAAAATATATCTATCTAGAGAATATAAACCATATCAGGGAAAAACTCCGAGCACCAAGTATAATGGAATAACAAACCGGAAAGGTGGATACTATGCTCAAGTTGTCCATAATAAGAAAAAAATAATGATAGGATGGTCCAAAGATCAAATCGAGTGTGCCAAGAAATATGACGATTATGTCGTTGCCAATAATATTTATGGTAAACAGTTAAACTTTCCTGATCGATATCCTGAATATGGCAAAGAGAAAATGATTCTCACTAAATGTGAAGAGATTGATTCATCGACCGTTAAACTATTGTTGAACTATAAAACTGATAAATTTGTCATTATCGATAAAGAGAGTTACGATAAAATCAAATATCATAGATGTTATGTCAATGTTCATAATTATCCAATACTGAAAGATGGAACGGATGAGTTTAGATTAAATAGATTTCTTTGTGATGTGACAGATCCAAATATTATTGTTGATCATATCGATAGTGATACATTCAATAATAAAATGAACAATTTGAGAATGTCTAATTACTCCAAAAATGCTCAAAACAGGTCAAAGAAATCTGGTTCAACATCAAAATATATTGGGGTATATTATGATAAAAAAACAGGGAAATGGCGTGCTGAACTAAGGATGAATTCTAAAAAAATATTCTGTTCAATTTACGATGATGAAGAACATTGCGCTAGATCAAGGGACTTGTATATCTTAGATAAGCTTTCTAATGAGCATTATAAACTCAACTTCAAATGGTCAGATGAAGACATTATTCATTGGAGGAAGAAACTAAATGATATATGTGACAATAGGTCCACATCTAAATATACTGGCGTATATTATAACAATAGGAACGATACATGGGAAGTGTCAATAGCAAGGAATAAGAAGAAAGTTTTTTGGAAATCATTTACCGACGAAGAATACGCCGCGAGATGCCGTGATCTGTGGCTATTATTGAATCTCGGCGATGATGAGAAGAGGAATTATAAGTTCAACTTTGATTGGACCAACGGTGACATCTCAAAATGGAAGAGAACATTGAAATTCAAATAATATGGTGAATTATCATATAATCATATTATTTATCGGAAAATTGAAATTATGTTTAACTGCTTGCTATCATACAGTTCAGATACTATCTTCACCTATACCTGCAAACATGGATAGCGAATTAGAGAAATTCGATGAGATGAGCTCTCATCTGTCGAACTTGGTGATAAACCCAGCGTACTTCATGATCTACATGTTCAATCAGAAACACGATGAAATGGTCAAACGAGCCGTTGAGTACCAACAGTCTGAGTTTCAACTTACTCATCTGTCTCAAGAGAGATATGAACAGCTATCTGCGTTCATGAAAACAAAGGGAGGCACGTTTGGCAACTCTCACGGACAGTTTATTGTCACGAAGACGACGCATACCAACAACACTGATGATGAAACTGGATTTCCATTGGATGATTATGATTCCTATTCATTATCATTCAAACTTTATCCAATTGATTTATGATTACGGATATATATTCATATATCACTAACCCCCTTGCATAACTGCCCAGCGGTAAACTCGGACAACTACCATCCTCATGTTTTTCAACAATAGAACCGTAAATCTAGGATTTTATAAGACTTATTATCTTGTAGTTTAATCTTTAGCCGATTAAAAATATTGCGATTTGTAATGGTGTTTTCGGTATAAGTTTTAAGTTCTGATTGCGAGACCTTTCGATCAATCGCTTTGTGAGTTTTGACAACTAATAGTTGAGCTTTCAAAAAGAATCCATTAAAGATACCTATAAGCATGTAAAGGCTTATAAATTGCGTTGCAGTTAATGAGTTTTTCGCTATACAAGGGTTAACAAATATAATATTTTATATTTATGCATCAACATCGATGAGCGTTGTGCTGTTCTTCTCTGTTAGGATGAAGTCAACTTCGCTTTTGAAGCCAGTGATATAGTTCTCGATTTCGTCGATCTTGGATGTGATCTTAATCGGGTCGTAGAGTTTGACACCATGTAGATCGACGTACGTTGTACTGAACTCGGTTAGATCTATCTTTGATTCATCTTTGTCTCCAGACATCTTTGTCTTGGACTCTAGATCTCGTCGGACTTTGTCATTTAGGACCTCGACGTTCTTTGTCGCTTGTGCGTACTGTGACTTGAGCCTATTTAATAGGTTTTCTAAGTGTTTTATGGAGCTCTTGGTTTCGATCGCCTCTGCGACGGTCATCTCTTTACCGCATATCGTTACCTTTGTTACAGCGTTTGACATAACGATCAGTGATTTGATACGTTTACGTCTTTCTAATAGATCTGTAATACTTTGATAATTCGATAACGCTGATTTGCAGTCCTCTGAAGGTTTATAAAATTGACCACTATAAGAAACAAATGTGCCGGAGTCAATGGCTTTCTGAATCCTTTTGTCTAAGGTCTTCAACTCTGTTAGAGCACGTGTTATCGTGATTTTCGACATTGATTTATATATAAAAACATATCTTTAAGTCTGTTTATATGCTAAATAAATTAATTGGTCAAAATATCAGTAATCTTTTTTCTGCATCTTACGCATGTATGATGATCGGCCGTGTTTTTGAGACCTTCGGAACATGTTTTGCAAACAGTACAGTCACCGCAAGGCAAAACCAACGTCTCGGGTGGATTTTCCATGCATATTATACATAGATCATCATCATCCTCTTCCATATTTACAACATTTAGGTCTTCGACCGTCTGTAGAGTGTTTAAGTCGCAATTCTTGAAGATAACCCAATTGAAATAGTTATTCTCATCATTAATATCTGATGGGCCAAGATTACGTTTACTACGTAGGTAGTTGCAGAACGCTTTGCCCTCTTGAGTTCGCCAGTTCCATATGTCGAAGTAAACATCATTGATGAAAAAATCATTGTAGATACTGTTTGGAACGGTTTCCAGAACTAGCTTGACATTCTGGATAGCTTTTTGTTCCATTAGTTCCTCCGTGAACTCAGCGTCTATATTTGGATCAAATTTTGCTGCAGCTTTATTGTTAGTTGTGAATGATAATCCTAATAGTAACATGGCGTTGAAGATATCTTTGATTTTATGATACTCATTCCATCGGACTGAAATAAAATAGTAGCCGAGATTGTCACCGTGATTTAGCGTCTGAGCGCAGGATAACTCTTTGATGCTATTTACCTGCTCTGATGATAACTCGTTTGACCAACAGATATATAATTTGTCTTTATTTGTACCAATGTTTGGCGGTTGATAGCCGGTGAATCCGTTACTATATAGGATTTCGGCTCTAGTTGCGAAGTCGTTAGGGCATTCCATAGTTGGATGATATTTAATGTAGAATATTATGGGTTGGATTTTAGATTTTCAAATTTATGAAAGATATTTAAAGATATAATATTTATATGGACGTATATAAATATAGATATGAGTGAAATTAGTGAACAGAAATCGGGCGTCGAGGAGTACAGAGAGCTGAAGCTGAACGGGAAGAGAGGTGGAATAGCTCTTGTATCAAACGAGGATTTCGAGGAATTATCGAAGCACAAATGGTATGTGCACAAAACTGGCTATATCCACGGTACCGTGAATGGAAAAAAGCTAAAGATGCACAACTGCATCATGACACCAAAAAAGAGCATGATCGTTGATCATATCAATGGCAAACGACACGATAACCGACGATCTAATTTAAGATACCTGCCGGAGAGTAAGAATGGCCAGAATCTCCACCTGAAAAAGGAGAACAAATCATCAAAGTATAGGGGAGTTTCGTATGATAAGAAGGCCAAGAAATACATTGCTCAGATTCGAATTGACAATGTGCGTCACTATTTAGGTCAATATAATACAGAGATCGAAGCTAGCGAAATATGGGATATGCATGTAGTACACAATAAGCTAGATCACATCGAGTTGAACTTTCCGGATAAGCGGAATGAGTACCTATCTCGCAAATATGAACCATTTAAACCAAAAGGTTCAATAAGTTCGACTGGTTATATTGGTGTATCGAAGAAAGACGGTAGATACAATGTTGGCGTTTATCATGATGGGCATCGGACATATATTGGTGACTATGATGATCCAGTTCAAGCAGCTAATAAATATGATGAATATATCGTCAAGCACGATATCCTTGAAAAACAGTTGAACTTTCCAGAAAAGTACCCCGAATATCTCAAGAAGAAGATAATTAGAACTAAGTGCGAACAGATAGATGATACAACAGTAAAGTTGTTAATCGATAATCATACTGATAATGACAAACCAATCATAATCGATAAGACAGATTACGATAGAGTAAAACACCACAAGTGCACCGTATCAAACGGTTATGTGCAAATCGATACCAGAGAGAAATCATTGCGCCTGTCTAGGTTTCTATGTGACATCAGTGATACATGGATTTACGTCGACCATGTTGACAGCAATCCGATGAACAATACGCAGAAGAATCTTAGGATATCGGATGCCAACAAGAATGCTCAGAACAAGGAGAAAATGGAAGGCGCGACATCTGAGTATTATGGAGTATCGTATCATAAGAATACTGATAGATGGGTAGCATATCTCGCACATGAGAATGAAGTCAAGTTTAGAAAGACATATAATGAAGAACAGACGGCAGCCAGAGCACGGGACTTGTATATTTTGGATAATATAGATGATCCTCATTACAAGTTCAACTTCAAGTGGACGGAGGAAGATAAGATCTTATGGAGGAAAAAGTTAGAGGCCGTCTCTGATGAGTATGACAATAGATTCACGTCTAAGTACACTGGCATACATCATAATGAGAAGGATGACAAATGGATTGTGTCAATTAAAAAAAATCAGAAGAATGTTTTCACCAAAACATTCACTGATGAAGAGACTGCTGCGAGATATCGCGATTTGTGGCTACTAGGTAATCTAGGTGATGATGTAAAGAAGGGTAAGTATAAGCTCAATTTCGACTGGTCCGATGCTGACATTTCAAAGTGGAAACTAAACGTTGAAGCTTAAATAATATGGTGAATTATCAATTAATCATATTATTTATACGATTATCATTATTCGAAGATAGTTCCTGCAATATAGAAATAAAAAATCTCACTATAGTTTATATTCATTATGGGAAGCAATTCAAGACGCGGACGCGTTCTACGACCTGCGCAAGTTCAAGAAGTTAATGATGGAAACCATCTTAAATGCTGTGGTGATAGACTTCGATTTGGCGAATTCGGATCACCCGAGCTCGGCTTAGGGACCGGCGGATGTAATACTTATGGGTCAAAATAGGGCCCAAGTGTGTTAGTCTTAACATGCTAGTTTATTGTGGTAAACAACATTATCAAATTACGGGGACGCCCATATGATTTTCTAATACAATCATCATTCGAATTGATGACGTAACAGCTTAGAAAATAGGGAGATCCGTATGTGAACTTATCGTTGATGAGTAACAGCAGAGACTAGATGATAATGGACTCTAATATAGAGTTTAAGGTATAGTCCGTCTCCATTCGAAAGAATGTCATAGAGGAAGCACATTAATTTCCACAGATCGTAAATGATGTGTATGTCTATGTTCTAGAGGTTCTAAACATCTATGAGCGCACTCTTTTCGGATTTGTATAGGTCCTAGTACGATGCATTCTAGCCGTGCTAGTTTAAAGTGGTAAACAACATTGTCAAATTACGGGAATCTCCTTTTCATTTCTAATACGATCGTTAATTCAAATAACTGTGTAATAGTTTAGAAATGTGGGACAATCCGTATGTTAGTTCATCTTGAATGAATAACAGCAGAGACTAGATGACAGTGGATCAATGAACCATCGGTTCAAAGGTTTAAGGTATAGTCCGTACCCAATCGAAAGATTGTTATAGATGAGACGTATTTAACTCCACTATTTGGTTAATACGGATGTCTATAAGTAAAGGTGTCATACGCTAACACAGTATGTGGCCGATGTGGCAATCAATGCTGCAAAACTAATTCCCGAAAATGTAACGTAAATTTGTCTTGTGGCTGGGCCGGAACCGGTATAGATTAATCTATCCCATCATTCTACCCCACATTTTCTAACATGATATTTATGTCATCATAAGTATCATATTATCTTCCTCATATATTATATATGTACTATATACCCAACGTCCCGATTGTCATATCAAAACCGGGTATATATAACCTCACCAATGATCTATATTTCTCCCCATCATATAAAAAACAATCCGCTATTACCATTAACTCTAACGACGTCCTATTGAATTTAAACGGATTCACTCTAAAACAGTCTAACAACATCAATCAAACAACCGGCATAACCATAATCCCAGGCCATCATACCATCACCATTGCTAATGGCCACATTACTAATTTCTCACAGCTTGGAATTAGCATCAAAGGCGGTAACAAACTCATCAACCTAAATAATTTATCAATCACAAACTCCGGTTACGGTTCCAAGTTAGCGTTTAAAGATGGCGACGATATTATATATCAAGGTGGTCTGCAGATCGGCGAAACTAATTATTATGCGGGCCAAGGCTTTCCTAAGCCTACTGGCACCATTGAAAACCTAACCATGATCAACGTCAACATACTCAAGAACTGTGTTGGAGCATGGTTGGGCAATGGCAACAATTATACCATAATCGACTGTTCATTCTCCGAAAACACAGATAACCGTCTATTAGGCGGGCCTTTGTTAGGGTAGTTCTTCCCCCCCGGCACCTCAAAATACGTATGGGGCATGTCATATTTCAGTGACAAACGACTAGGCGATACCGATTCGACTAACTGGTTGATTAAGAACTGCAAGTTCAATAACAACGGCACGACCGCAAACAAAGGTGAATCTGCTGTTGTGATAGGCTGCGAGCTAACGTCGTTGCAGAAGAGCGTTGTGATTGAGGATTGTCAGTTTAATGGTAATTATGGATTAACAACTGATAAATCAGGTTACTCTTATGTCCACGGGTTTGATTCTGGCGGAGGGGATGGTATGGAGTTTATCAATTGCGAATTTAACTGGAATAAAGGGTGTGGTAATGTCCAAGGATGCCATCTTAGTGGCACTATACCCGATAAATATCCATCGAGTAACCGCGATTACGTGCACGCCAAAAACGTCACACTTAAACGCTGCATTGCATCTAACAACGTATGTATGCCTACATCATCATCCGTTAGCAGATCGTTCGGTTACGGCTTCGACGGCAACTGTAAATTAAACATCATAGATTGTGTATCAACCGATAACCAAAATACTGACCCAAAAGGACAAACTGCTGGTCTGTATATAACTTTTGATAAACCTAAAGATAATCAGATTATTGACATCACTATTGATGGATTACGTACGTTTAATAATAATGGAACGTCAGATGATTCGTCTGATATACTTCTGAATGATAATGTCCATAATGTCAACGTCGTAAACTCCGTTTTAATAGGAAAATCTAAAAACTCCGGTCGCCAAACCAATAATGGTGTATGCATAACGTACCCAAAAAGTTATCAGATCAAGAATATCTACATTAATAACTGTACAATTGTTAATCATAAAAATGATGTTAAATATATATCCAGTTGAAATCTCCACCCATAAATGGATTAATATCTGTATATAGTCTATATACATGTGCAGTCGTTGTGATTCCCACAGAAAACGCTCAAGTAGCAGTTCTAGATCTAGATCTAGCTCCAGTAGGAGTCGTTCCAGCTCTAGTAGACACCGCTCTGACAAACGTCGGAGACATCATAGGCGTCACAGGAGCTGCAGCTGTAGACCTACTAAATGCGACAAAGTATTCAAGAACTTTGCGCCAGCAACATATCAGTTTGTTAAACGAGTTCTACCTGATGGAACAACCATCTTAGCAGGCGATAACGCTGCAGGATTACTATCTTATTCGAAAAACGGATATCGTAACATTAATCTGTTAATCCAGTATCCCGATTTAAGCTATTTTATGGCTTCGATTAACTCTAAGTATAATCTGACCAAAGATACGTATACTGATTCCCAGATTTCGTTGGCTCTTCAATTACCAGTACCACCGGAGTCTCCTTGTCCTCAACCAACAATATATGCGTTCGATGTTGCATCAGGCGCAGCTGCAGTTACTTGCAGAAAAGGTGTTTTGACTATCATAAACCCTCCTCTCGATCCCGTTGCAAAACTAGTATTCACTAAGGATACACTCACCGCCTTCGGGAAACCAGAAGCGGGCGGCGCAGTTGACTACTGGATCCGGGTTGACTAATGTAAACATTTATTGATCTACTAATTAGATAAATAAATTGAACTGTATATACATGCCATTATGGCATCTTGGTATTTAGCTGAACTATCCTATCGTGAATGTCGCATATATATTTTTCATATGATCGATTTATTCGATCGTCGATCGCATGCATCTGTTTTTTAAACGATGCAAGTTTATCATCGGGTATCTGATTAAGTATCATTGTGTATTTCGACTTGTGAAAGGAGTTCATTGTTGATAAAAAGTCATCCGGAGTTATTATGTCATCAACATTTACTTTATCGACTATTCGCATGAAGTTCTTCAGATCGTATCCAGGGATATCTAAGAGCATTGAGAAATTATACATTACATCGGTCGCGCCGGCCGCGAAGGAGTTAAACCATCCACTATTTGCCGTCACCGATTTATCAGGCGATAATTGATTACTATTCGTAACACCGTAATATCTGCTTGTAAACTCCATCCATCTGTTATATAACTTAGTTGCATATCTCTGATATAACTCCATTAATTTTGCATCTGAGTCCGTCATATATGACTCAACTGTCTTTATATCATCCGAAAGATGCAATAGCAGCATCTTTCGCTTCCGCCTATATAGTTCGTCGAACTGTTTGAAAAACTCGTTCGGCGGAAAGATATATGATATACAGTTCATTTTTTTATCGAACTTATCCATCTGATACTCATTATCATATGTCGTTTTACCTAGTATCTTTGATAGTTGATAGAGAGTCTTGATTGATATGGGCATTATTGTGTCGGATGCGTTGTAATAAGTCTTCCAACCATCAACGTCCGTTAGTTCGGATAGAGCCCGATCTATTCGTCTGTTTATAAAATCCCCCTTCTTCGGTAACTGATACTTTCGATGTTCCAGATAGAAGCTACTAACAGGTGCTTTAACTTTTCTGTTCATGACGTTAGAGAAGAAGATAGGTCCACAAATTTGTAAAAACTTATCGCAAACGGCAACGTCTAATGACTCTCGCAAAGTCTTGATGCATAAAATACGCTCCCCATCACTACTAACATTATTGAAACGATCATGTGTTAACCTAACATCAGCTTTCAATAGTTGCGTCCGTTCATTCTCATCAAAGTTAACGCCATGTTTGGAACATTCGTTGAGATACAAGATTAGTTCAGTTCGATCGTCGGAAGCCATTTCAATATTGATTATATTAAATTGATTTATAAAATAATGATATGATTTCAACTTTTGTTAATGGGCGCGTTTCTTAACAGCTGAAGTCGATTAGACCCCAGAAGAGGATGGTTTTATCCGAAAGGTCCATGATGGCGATGGTGAATGGACGGTCGCCGATCCAGTGGGCGTCGACCGATGATATTCCGCGGCTAACCATTACGGTAGCCGCAGCCGCAGTTGTACCAACTTCATCGACCTCCAACACAACCTTATGAATGACCTCATCGATCCCTGACTTCTGCTTAAACTCCTGAAAGTTAAACCCAGCGTTTTGCAAAATCACATGCATGTTCTGATAACTAAACTCTTTCTTGAACTTCGGAACGTAGTGTTGAACCTTGAGTTGTCGCATCGTTGAGAGATTGAAATGGGATGAGAGTTCATCATACGATGATCGATCTCTAAACAGATTGTGCATCGATGCATTAGCGCTCCTTGGAAGCGTAAGAACTGCTGCAAAACGTCCACCTAAATAAGGCAGGACAATCGACTCAAAGTTGTTCGTTGAGATGAAGTTTGTCTTCTCTCGGCCATACTTGCACATCATATCAACTTTAGCTTCACCGTTAACTCCCTTAAAAGTGAACTCCTTTCGGGTCTGATGCTCATCAAACTTATCTTGCCAGCTGCCCTTGAAGTAGAGCGTGGACACTAACGATGTGCCGACAGGCTCTGAATTGAGGATCTGTTTGATTACTCCGTTCGTTTTTGTTTCAACAAACTTGTTGATCAGATCAGCACCGTTCTGATTACTCACTTCGTAACCGAAACTAACGTCAAGGACAGGTGGGCCAATTAGAGCCGGGTAACCGAAGACGCCACATGCAACCAACAGTGATGGGTCTGGATTTTCGGTGTACTTGGTCTTGATGAACGGCATAGTAAGATCGGTACACTTGAACAGTTCACCAGCCAATTCAATGGCCATCTTCAGGTTAACAGGCGAGACAACACCCGACGTCATTGATTGCAACGTTGCCTGGACGATATCGAAGTCCACCTGCAGATTGTTCACTGTTGCTCTATCGTTGATCATCTTGGTCAGATACTGCACCGGTGCGCACTTGCATGGATCTTTCATGTCCCCCGATCCACAATCACAGTAGAAGCCACCACGATTGAATTTTTCACTACCGATCTCTCCTTCTTGATTTCCAAGTTGATGACCCTTGTGACAAACATGAGAACATACGAAGCATACGCCAACATTGCCTGTACTGTTACAGGTCCAACAGTTGTACCAAGGCTGCTCAACGTAAGCCTTGTTAGTTACAGTAAAAGTACATGGGACAGTTGATTTATCCATCGTAAGAATAATCTTAAAATTCATAATGAGCATCTGGATATAAAAAAATCAACTTTTTATAGATCTCCAATACGAGTGATCTGGACATGGTGAAAGTTATCTCCATGATTAACTCCAGTGTAGGGACCTTGAAACCTTACCTTGAATACACTATTTGGTTGGATATCAATATCGACATTTTGGCATGCATCTCCATATGCTCTACCAGATGAGTAGAAGAAATGCATTCCAACTCCATTGAGTTCAATATATGGATATACGTCTTGTCCTGATCCACCTAAGATCTTGATATTGACTCGGTATCGACCTCCATCAAGAATTCTCAAAGTTCGATTATTTTCGAATATAAACCCATCAATGTTTTGTGGGTTATCCGAGAGAATGAGTGTATTGTCATCAACAACCCCTTTTGGAATTAAACTGAGGCATGGTTGTCTTCTAGATAAACGTGCAACAGTGTTTTCTAGTTGGGCGATTCTATCGCGTTGTTCTCGGAAGAGTGGTGCCAAGTGAAATCGGGTGCATGATTTCTGGTGAGCTTCGATGTCCCGACGTTCCGTTTCAGTCTCACATCCGAGATCAACTGCTGCGCATTTGACGGTTACGAATGGACAGACCTGAAGATGTTCTTCGAGTGTCGAAAGAGTGAGTTTCACGTCTTTGCACCCCTTTGGACAGCTAATCGGACACTCTTCTCTGAAATGCTTAGCGAATAGTTCGCCTTTGAGACCACGCTCTAATACCTTTTTGCATCCGTTGCAGCGAACAAGTTCACGTGAAAAGATGTTGCGCACTGCTCTATCCTTGATAGGATCAAGTTCAAGTAGTGTTTCCTTTGACCAAGGTCCACGGCATACCGAACAGGTACCATCCGTCTTCAAAATATGCTCTCGGCAATGATAATGCCCACACGTCGAAATAATGACTGGGTCAAGGCATAGGAACGTACAGATTGGACACGTCAGCTCCTGCTCATGATCCTCCTTAACAAATTCATACTGAAGTTCATTCAAGTACTGTCGATTCTTCTTCGGCTGTTCCGATGATGAATCAGTAATCGTAGTAACCGTAGTAGCCTCAGTAACCGTAGTAGCCTCAGTAACCGCATTAGCATCAATAACCTTCGTAACCTTCTCTGTTGACACTTCTGCCTCCTCTTTTCCCTTCTCTCCGTTGTCAGACATCTTATCTATCTATGAAATAGAATAAACCTAAATTCTTTAATGGCCGTCTAATAGATTAATTTTCAATTTTTTATTCGATCATTACCTTGGCTTTTTTGGCAGCCTCATATACTGCAACCATCGTCTTTGTTCCAGAGCTCTTAATTAAGTACTCTAAGCATGCAGCGGTAGGTTTTACATCATAGTTTTTCATCAGCAAGTCTATGACCTTGATATTTCCTGATCTGCAAGCCATCTCTAAGCATTTAGAGTCTGGAGTTATCGTAAAGTTATTTAGGATGAACTTAACATCCTTAAAAGTCCCCTTTTTGCATATCTTCTGTAACGCTTTAAGATCGGCATCTACTCCATCAAACTTTTTTAGTCTATACGGATGTTTCTCTTCTGCCGACATTGAGTATATTTTAGAGTCAAGTTTGAGTTTTGTGGTATGTTTGTCATCAAGGATGCAATGGTACTTTAATGCTAAGTAAAAATCGGCTGTTGATAATTTATAACCATGTTCTGTGAGAAGGTTTACGATGTCATTGACAAGTCCTGAGTTATCGTTATTCCATTTGTAGAAACGGCGATAATATTTTGAATCGGCCGTCTCTGGTACATCAAGGTCTTTAAATATCGCAGAAAAATGCTGTTTATCCGGTTTGACACCAAGTTCCAATAATCTCTTGACTATCGGCAGTTTTCTAACGGAGCATGCGGATGTAAGATGGTTCTTATCTGTTGACGCTCCAAAGTTTACTAATAGGTCGAAGATTTTAGGATCTGCATTAATGATCGCTTTATTTGTTAGACTTTCAGGAATATTTAATTTGTACTTCAACATCTCTATCAAAATATCAAAACATTCAGATCTCCAGATATCCGCTTCCAGTAATAACAACATATCATCCGTTGGTTCGATATATTTTAGAAGATATTTTGCTACATCGTATTGCACGTAATATGTTAATGCATAACGCAGTAGATCGGGATGAAGTTCAACGTTGTTGGATAGCATGTTATTAAATAGATTGATCTTATCTTGAATGTTTTGTGATATATTGTATATTTTCATCTGATCTGCAGATGTTGGTATTAGGTATTTAGACAATATATTAAATCCCATCATAAACTGGTTCAAACGATGGTCCAATTTACATTTTGCTTCGCAGAAATAGGAGATGTACTCAGTCAGGAAATTATTATCATGATGTTCACTATTGGCTTTTTTAACCCATTCAGAACATTTACACATTTTTTGATATTATCATTATTATATGATTATTATGGATAAATGAATCAATTTTTTATTCGAGAGTCATGACAATTGGACCATATGATGCACCGTCCCAATTGTATACCGTTGCACCACCGTTGTCAACTACATTTATCTCTAGGCGTACGTTGTACTCTCCAGGTTCGAGAGTGATCACACCGATCGTACTGTACTCCTCCAGTCTGCAATGGTCAGTATACATGTACTTTAGAGTTCCTGATTCATCCGGAAAGTAGAATGGTTGAGAATTTGGAGCGTTTTGAGGAGTGAACTTAAACCTAAAGTATACACGGGCACCTGCCGTATCGACCCAATGACCTGAGATCGATAAATGATATTTGACTCTATGAACCGGAATCTTTACAATCCCAACGGCACCAGGAAAATCTTTAAACCCTACTTTGGTAGCTTGTGTATGTTTACCAGACTTTAGTCGGAACACCTCACATGGGAGCGAATTTGGCGCATTCCGAAGTTGTTTCGCAGATAGGAGATTTAGTGAGTCATTAGCAGTTTTAATTAAACCCTTCAACTTATCTATCTCTCCACTTAAATAAGCATGTGCACCAGTTAAGGTCCTGATCGATTCATATCCTTCCTGCAATTTTGTTACTGATGAAAGTAATAGTTTATACTCGTCTTGTAATTTTTCTATCTCCTTACACATCATAACATCATGATTGTTTAGTTGTGCTATCGCGTTGATAACTTCTTTTTGAGTGTCCTTTAGATTACGATCGTGTTGATCATTTGTCGCTTGTAGTAATCCTACCTCTTTACGCAAAAAAATAGTTTGATCCTCTAACTTTTTGATACCTTCATATGTTTGATCTTTGATACTTTCGAGATTCTGACGATGTGTTGAAAACTGAGTTTGTAGTCTTTCAATGTCATCTGTCATGCTATCACACTCCGTATCAAAGCTCTTTAGCTCATTGTAGACTTTGTCTTGTCTGGTTTTTAGATCAGCATGTTCTTTGGTTAACTCTGTGAGTTTTTGTTTCTGCTCTCTGAATTGGGGACCTAGGAGGAGTTTAATGCAACATCTCTCATGTTCTTGTACGAGTTTACGTTTATCGACTGTCGTACAGCCAACATCGGCAGCTGAACATGAGATTACTACGTTTGGACATACATTTTCATGTTCCATGATCGTTGCGTATGTTACGTGCTCGTTGCATCCATGTATGCATAGGATGGGGCATTTCTGTGCTTTGTGTTCATTGAACGTATCACATTTGAGACCTCGTTGCATCACTTGTTTACATGCTATGCATTCAACCAGTGTGCGACTGAAAATCGTCCTGACGGCGCGATCCTTGGTCTCATCGAGCTCAATGACATCATTCGATAACCATGGCATATTGCACTTAGTGCATACTCCATCCGTCTTTGAGAGACATGTTCGACAATGATAGATTCCACAATGTAGGATTACCGGATCAATGCATAGTTCATGACATACGTTACATTTGAACTCTACCTCGTGAGCCTCAGGATTCACATAAATGTATCCTGGATGCTCGGGAACCCCCTTAAACCCAATAACCTCTTGACTAACTGGAATCTCTTCCATCGTTGCAATAAAATATCCAGATTTTTAGAAGGCTATCTGATAAAATAAATTTCAACTTTTTAGGCGATGATACAACCACTCGATCCTTTTTTGAGTTCACCCGGTGAGGTTTGTAGGATTACACGATAGAAACCTGTCTTGTGCTGAACCCAACTGTTCTCAATGCTCCACTGTCGAGCGACGTATCCTCCTGCCCAAAATGAAATATGAATCTCTTTTGAAGTCAATATATATGATCCTCCGTGATGCGCACCACTATAACCCTCATGACCTACCGCATAGTGTGAATTGTTAGTAACATCCCAAACGGCCTTAACATTTGATGTATCTAATTTGCCATCTGCTAACTTCACAACATCCGTCGTAAATTGAATTGATACCGAAATCGGAATAGTCTTAAGATTATGTTTGTGGATCACTGTATTATTCGTGTTTGATTCAACCTCAAACCAATCAGATATGTAGGTTTTAGTGCGTGACATATCTCTAACCACATTTTCCATTGTTTTGGTACTCTCGATTAGCCTGCCGTCTAATTCTGTTAAACGTTCCTGTTGATCTTGATTGACTCTATCCAGTTCGGCTAGTCTAGATTGATGCTCTTGATTAATTCTCTCTAGCTCGGTTAACTGAGATTGCTGTTCGTTAGTGAGTCGTTCGGTGTTGCTTCGCAAACTGTTACGTAACTCTATTAACTCTTGCTGTTGTTTGCGAAATATATGTAGTAATTGATATTTAATGCATGAGGTTTGATGTTCGCCGATGTATTTCCGCTGGAGGACTACTTCACAACCTATCTCTTTAGCGTCACATGAAACTTCTACGAATGGACATGTACATTCATGTTGATTCACTGACGCTATGGTGATGAGGGCGCCACAAGCACGTTTGCAATGTATGGGACATACCTCTCGTACGTGTTTGTTGAATATCTCCATATTGAGTCCCCGTTCCATTCTTGCGGGACATACGTTACATTCAACGATCGCTCGTGAGATTATATTTATAATCGCTTTGTCCTTAATAGGATCAAGTTCTGTGGCTGTTCCGTGGTACTCTTTGCCATCACATGTTAGAGATCCTGTTAGTTCCACACGCGAATCTTCTACGGTTCGTACGAAAAATTTTTTTCGTAAGCATGCCCTACAGAATAGATGACCACATGGCGCAATAACCTGATCTACGGATAACTGTGAACAGTCTTGGCATAGGAACTCCTTTTCATGCGATGATTTATCAGCGTATATGAACCCCGGATGTTCGGGTATACTACTCGAATATAACTCCTCCATACTCGGACTACTTATATAATTTTAAAATTTTAAATGATCGTCTGATATATAAAATTTCAACTTTTTGGAATATAAAATAGATTAAGGGATGAATGTGATTGAACTACCAGGGTAGTAGATTTCTACTGCTGGGTAAAACTTGATGTATGGTAGGTCGGTATAGGCGATATGCCATCCACCGTTGTTGATCAAGAATGATAGGGTTCGGAGGTTGCAGTCGAGTTTTACTTTAATGATTGTTCCATTGGATCCACATGGACTGATCGGTGGGTTTAATGGGACATTTGATACACCTGGTGAATATTTTCCTCCTGACACCAGAAAAATGTAATAACCATTTGAGTTGTATTTAGCTGGCTCTCCTCGTTGATCGGTAATCGCTGCAACACCCACCATCGCCCATCCAGGTGTTTTAGGATCTGTAAGATTCTCTACGCGAACGGCCCATTCATGTATACCTGATCGCCATCCCTTGGAGCCCATAAATACACTGTGGCTCGATGTATCATTCTTTGTGCACGTCAGATCCCCATTTGACAAAACGCAGTTTGGCGTCGGTAAACCGGTCCATTCTGGCAACTGAATGAGCTCTTCTTGCGGCTGCGATTGTTGTGATGATCTTATTGGAATATCGTTATTCGAATTTAGTATAGGGTTGTCTCTGATCTGTGATGCTGCCATAAGACTCGTCGAGACGGTGTATGCCGTAAGATAGATATGACTGCCGCTCGATGCATTAATATCATCTACCTTTTTGACCATAAAACTTCCAGTTGAATCCACTTCAACCGTAACCTCAGATGTATGTTGAACCGCAAATTTAGCGTCATAGGCGATTGAAAGTGCAGCTTGCGTTGTGATTGTGTCTGAACTGCTCTTCTTAAAGATGAACTTGTTGGGGGTGTATTTTGATACTCCTCTTAGAGGACCGCCCGAAAGAATGCATGATAGCGTGACAGAAGTGACCTTCTCTCCGTCATTTAACGGACAGTGGCTTGATACGTTTATCGATTCATAGTCCGTTGATCCGTTAGAAAAGCTTTTCAGCAAAACGTGCCCGTTTGGGAGGAAGCGTTTTAGCTGGCATAATCCGGGTTTCGAAAGTAGGGCCAATAGTTCAGCGTTTTTCTCTATTAGCGACGTGATCTGCTTCTGTTGATTCTTAGTAGCTGAGTCGACTATTTCAATCTGACTTGCTCGTCGCCTCTCTTCGGTAGAGATGCGCCCACTCTGTTCAAACAAAAACGAGTTTAATTGAGTTACTCTGGAGTCTATTTCTTCGATCTTTGATCTATTCTTATCGGTACGGTCAATGATTATCTCCTCTAACTGATTTACAGTTCTTTGTTGTTCCCTTAGTTGTGGCGCTATCCTGAAATAGGGGCATGTGAGTTGATGATCATGGATGTTCATTCGTTTGATTATCGTTGAACATCCAACATCGTTGGCGTCACATTTGACATTTGCGAAACCACATTCATTGTTGTGTTTCTGTTGAGTTGCTCTGGTTAATGTAGCACCGCATCCATGACTGCATCTGATAGAACAGTAGTTCTGATAATGATCATCGAATAACTCTCCATCTATTCCTCGTTTCATAATTCGTTGGCATGATTTACATACTACTCTGACACGCGACATGATGCTACGAACGGCGGAGTCTCGTACTGGATCAAGGGAAATAATATCATCGATAGTGATTCCAGTTTCACAACCTGAGCATACTCTGTTGTTTTTAAGGCATTCGCCGCATAGATATTTTCCACAACATCCCATGATTACTGGCTTGAGACATGGGAGCTCACATACTACGCAGTTCAGCTCTTTTTCTTGTGACTCTATATCGACGTACTCATAGAGATCACTATGAGAAGTTCTCTTCTCCTCCTGTTCTTCCGTATCCGATATCTCTTCATCTGATGATTCCATAGGCATGATTGTGGGAATAATATCGGAATCCTTAATAGGCCATCTAACATAATAAATTTCAACTTTTTCTAATCTGATGATAAAATTTGAAATTCATAGTACTGATTACAATAAACTAGTATATAAACTATAAATGAAACGGCAACGAAGTGATGAATTAATACAAACGGGATTTTATGGTATGTCGTCCTATGCGTATGGAACGGGATGGGATGAACCTAGATACGTGAGGCTAAAAAATGAGACTGAGGATCCATTAGAACCGGGAAGTAAGATTCAGATTCTTTGGCCAAATAATCAGGTCACCGACCACACTCTCACAGAGTTCACAACCGAAATTATTAGCGGCTATGAACCAGACGCATATCTTGCTTACTCGTTTGGATACATGTATCCACACATCAGCGTTGATTTTAACGGAACATCCCTCAAACAGATCAAATTGCATACCATCGATGATATCAAAGTTCGAATTGTTCCGAAAAATTGATTATATTATGTGTTATCACATTTAATTTATCCATCATAATATCTACAATGAGTACTTTACATCTATATCCAACTTTCGATGGGTTTTTAGGAAAGATCGATGTGAATAATCAAGGGGCAACACAGAAGGATTCGGTAGTTGATACCGTCGTTATTTTGGATAGGTCTGGCTCTATGGGTTCCCAAGTTGCCAGAATTGTTAACAAGTTGCTTCCTAGTGTTTTCGATAAACTTGGTTATAAGCCTAGTCAACAGGTGACGATTATCGCGTTTGACGATTCTGTTCAGACGATAGTCGTTGACGTTAAGGAGTTGCCAATGTTTCAAATCGGATCCGGTGGTTCGACCACGATGTCCATCGCCATTAGGGCGTTTAGGGACTATCTGCAGGTAAAACAGAATAACAAATTACGACTGTTGGCGATTAGTGATGGACAGTTAGATGATCAAGAGAGGACGATGACTTATGCATCTAGCTTGGCAAAGGAGATCAATGGAAAATTTCAGATTAACTCTCAGTCTGTTAGGTTCTTTACTTCGACCTACGGTCAACCTGATACTCGAGGGTTAGCTGGAATTTTGCAGTTTGATTCTAAAGGGTTGTCAAAGTTAACAGATCTTAACGCGTCGTTGACCGATGATGTGATATCTTCGACTATCGCAAATATGTTTAAGGATGATGGGTTAGATATGAACATCGTTATGGAGGCCGAGTTGGCGGTGTTCAAGTCAACACCGTGGTCCGTTCCATCAGATAAGTTGAATGTGTATGAGGGATCCAATACGATATGGTTATCTGATGTTCCTGGTGGGATGTCCATTAATGGACAGCCAGTTAAGGTGGAGCTACACGAGGAACGAGACAAAGACGCCATTTATCAAAGCATTAAGCCTAAACTTGATTTTTACATCAACAAGTTGAGAGTCCTAAAGGTAGTTAACACTGAGCAGTCTAAGGCGGAGATCGGACAGATCATGCATTATTTTGATCAGTTTCAGAAGTGGATCGATTCGATGGATTCCGATATGGCTAAGCTGTTGGGAGACCATAGTTTGAGGGGTAGGTTGGAGTATTTTAAGAAACTGTCTATGAAAAAGAAACAGAGCTTTGTAGTACAGATGGCAAGTATCGCGTCTGATGAAAGAGTCGCTAACCTAAATTCGGCACAGCAGGCTGATTACCTACGATCTGTCGACCTTAATCGGAACGCAAAGGCTTTGGCCAGACGGGCTGAGACATATGGGTTGGACTTTACGACGACTGTCCACAAAGAGGTCAGGGAGATGCACAAACATCTTGGCGAACTTAAGGATGTTGATGATTCAGGACATAACGTTAGTTTCTACAGCCAGGAAACGACGCTGAGCGGTATTAAGGCTGTATGTTCGTTGGTTAGCGATGGGTTCATTGATGAGATGGATGTTGATGATGTGGTTCAGATGATTAACATTGTTGGTATCGCATGTAATGGACCGATCGGTGACTTCCCTGATCCAATGTGTTATAGAATTGATAAGTTGTACGCTGGCTGCTATTTGAGCTTGTCCGATCTGTTAATTGCACACATTCAGAGCGGTGGAAAGAAATTAACGGTACCCGGAATCGGTAGTGAGATTACCAATGTCATACCTCTATTCGAGGATGATAGAATTCAACGGTTTATGCAGAAGTACTGTCCGTCATTGCTTGAATATGTTTGCTCCATCGGTATGCGCCGAGTGATTGTCGGTATTCCTCTTACATTCGCCTACACTTTGTGCGCGGGTGTATGGAAACTGGTCGAACTCTTGAATACGGATAAATCAACCGTTAACATTGATTGCTTTTTGCGATTGTTGAATAGTTATAATGTCAGTATTGGAAAACATTTTGATCATGTTCTTCCGTATATCAAAGAACAGGATCCTAGCTTGTGCTACTACATCTGCAATAATGGTCTGACGAACATGATTCAGCCACTATTTACTCTTGTAAAGAGCGGAAAGATGGAATATATTGATAGGATCTGTCGATCAATATATAGTTATGAAACATATCAGTTAGTGAAACGAAGGTTGAAAAAGGAGGAAGATCACGCTGCATTTGTGAAAGATGCGTTACACAAGCTGCTGGGGATTGATCCGGCCAAACAGATGCCGGCACTAAAGCCACTGTTCGAAGAGGACACCATGCCAGAGTTTTATAATGGCTACACCGTAGATGGCAAACTATTGGACCAATGGACAAGTTCATTCTGGTACCTTGACTATGTCACACTGATGACCAAGTTCATGGAGGCAACAACAAAAGAGAACCCTGTTGAATACATTAAATCGATTAAAGAGATGGACAATCAGTCAATATGTGCAGCGTTAGGGATTAATGTCGATCTTAACACGTACAAATTGTACTCTCTGGTACAATCACTGTTATATAGATCTAAACCGGATCGTGTTGACGACGCTAAAGAAGTGATGTTAGTTAGCGATTTGGGATACAAGGATAATGGTGATAAGATGATTAGAGAGTACATAAGATCACAGTATGTCGGTCATTGGACATGCATCAAACGACTAAAGTCATTACAGGAGATCGATGAGGCCATTAGACGAATGATAACCCTCATGATAAGTTGTCCAACCGTCGATGAATTCATTGAACTATTATCCAAAGGCATGAAGTTCGGAGATCGCCAGTTTAGCATTACTAACACGTCAAGCAAAGGCTATATGGAGTTAGCAAATGCGTTCTTAGACACAACAAACGGAATGCCTGGTCGATGTGAGAAATTGGCGGTGTTCATAATGGGTCGAACAATCGATGGAGTAAAAGTTGTGTGGAACGGTGGAAACGCTCTGTTTGGTGGACTTAAACGGTTTGAACATGTATTCATGCCTACTTCAACCGGTAGAGAGATATTCGCAATTGTTAAAACCCATTATAATAATAATGCAACGTACCTATATCGCGATTCAATGCCTAACAGGCATGGCCATAGCAATGATAAACCATCATACTTTGCGTTCGGCTACACCTCTCTTGAGGAGATGATCCAAAATATCTCTGATGAAGAGTGGCAAGAGTATAAAAAGATTCACCATAACTGTTGTGGCATTGGTAAAAAAAATTGAAAAATTTATATATGATATTAAGACGCTATAATTATTAATCATCTTTGGATACATTGAATTCACCGAATCAACCGATACCATGTCTGATATCTATAATGTCCAGTTCACATACTCTGACCTGATGAACGACAAAATCAATCTTGAGGACTTACGGGTAAAACCTATAGCTTTTGCACCAAGACGAAAGGCGAACGTTAAAGAAGTACCGGTGGTCAACGAGTATAAGCCATCTAATGCCGAATATAGTGCAGTCATTGATGAGATCGCTAACTTGCTACCACATAAGAGTATCTGGCCTTTATCTGGAAATGAAGATGAGGAAAAGTATGAGACGGACTATCCTACGGTTACCAAAGAGATGTTATTGGATGCCGGTTCGGATAGATCACCAATTACTAAAAGACCAGTCTGGATCATCGGTAACATGGTGTTTTTCAAAAGATATGCTGATAAAGATTTGGTCAATGTTGGATTTTTCAAAAGTCCGGATATCTCACCTCATACCTGGTGGGAACAAGGATTTGTGCTACGTACATGGAAAAGTCTGTTTGCCCTTCGTGATCTCATCAAGAGTAAACATCCATCTAACATCACACAAGAGGAGGTCTTGAAACTGATAGATCTAAAAATTGAATGAAATTTGTTTTATCCGTAAATCAATCATAGTTTAATCATAAACAAAGATGGATTATTCAGTATATACCGTTAAAGAGCTCAAAGAGATGGTAAAGGGGAAACCGATGGCTATGGTTATCGGAACAAAGAAGGCCGATTACATTAAAGCGTTGCAAGATGCCGATGCTTATGAAAAATCAACACATGATTTTCATAAAGAGATGGACCAATGGAGGGAAGATATGGAGAATAAAACAAAACGGGTTAATGAAGGGATAACCAAAATAAGAGATGCTGTTAAGAAACTTGATGAGAAGATAACATCTCTAAAAGCCAAAGAAGATAAATCAATCGAGGATTATAATGTGTTGGTTAAACTATTGGAAAAGAAGATTAGTTTAATGAAAAGTTGGTGACCGGCCATGGTTTCATCTGTGCGGAGAATACAAACAGATATTTGCAGGCATGTATCTATATGATTGGCAACTGACACGAGTTCACGCGGTTACTCTGACTAACTGTAACAAGCTTCGCTTTATACCATTAGTTGTTACCACCGCGCGGATAATGTTGAATTTTTATCCATATATGTGTATAGTATTGATATGTGATGTAAAATGAAACATTGTAACGTGGCGATTATTGGGGCCGGGTGTGGAGGGTTAACTGCGGCGATATATTGTGCTAGAGCGGAGCTTAATCCTATCGTATTTACCGATCAGTTTGATAAGAAAGGTGGAATGCTGTCAAAGACCAGCGTTGTTGAGAACTATCCTGGCTTTCCAGATGGCATCGATGGTGGTGAACTAATCGCTAACATGGAGGCGCAGGCCCAACAATACGGTACCGAAATTATCGGCCAATCGATAGTATCGGTTGACAAAGAGCCTGGAGATGATGTGCGGTTTAGATTGGTTGATGACGCTGGTACCGTTTATATAACCAAGGCGATAATCATAGCAACCGGTTCAACGCCTAACAAGTTAGGTTTGTCTGATGAAGACAGATTATGGGGCTTTGGTATATCATCGTGTGCTGTCTGCGATGGTGCATTGTATAAGAACAAGAAGATTTTTGTGGTCGGATCAGGAGATTCGGCCTGCGAGGAAGCCCTATTCCTAACCAAATTCTCAAACGTCACCATGCTTAACCGTAGAGATGCATTCCGTGCCAGTGCAATTATGCAAAAACGTGTGTTATCGAATCCAAAGATTAACATTATATATAACACACAGGTAACTAAATTAATAGGTTCCAAATATCTTGAGGCGATTGAATTGACCAATAATGATGGTCATAAAACGGTAATGGAGGTTGATGGGCTGTTTTATGGTTTGGGTCTGACGCCAAACGTCGGTTTATTCAAACATCTGGTTGAGATTGATAGAGTCATCAAAAAGGTTAATCGAAATATGACATCATGTGAAGGCATATTTGTATGCGGAGATGTGGCGGATGAGACGTATAGACAAGCTGTTGTGGCCGCCGGAGACGGTTCTATGGCTGCACTCGATGTAATCTCGTATTTGGACCATTAAAATTATTTTATTAGGTATAACTATATATATACATGCAAAGACACGTCCTTTCAGGATCATATCATTATCCGAACTCTAGGACTAGGCATTTGGGTAAGTTGAATGACGATCAGGAGATTTCAACAACCTGGATCATAAATAGAGACTTAGATGAGTTACAACGTGGCTCTTTACTAAATGACGTAACTAATTTTTGCAAACAGTTTAACTTATCGATTGAACAGGTTGATAACTACCATCTGAAAGTTACTGGGTCTGCCAGTAGCTTCAATCAAGCTTTCAAAATCCAATTAAATCAGTATGAGACTCATGAGAGTACTTTTGGTGGGAAGACCGTTTATCATGGGAATTTGACACCATTAATGGTGCCGGTACAATGGAAAGATAAGATAGACAATATACTGGGTTTAGATAACACTCCTGTTACGCATCCCTACTTTGTGTTAAACAAAGATGTGCAAGATCAGAGTCGGGATATGTTACCGAGAGCGACATCAAGTTTTACGCCATTACAGTTGGCTAATCTATATAGTTTTCCGACCGGTCTTGATGGTACAGGAATCAAGATAGGAATCATTGAGCTCGGTGGTGGGTATACTATTAGTGATTTAACACAGTATTTATCGATATTGGGGATTTCTGGAACACCAAACGTTAACGCCATATCGGTTAGCGGTGCGACGAATAACCCTGGTGATACGTCTGGTGCTAGTGTTGAAGTGGTATTGGATATTGAGGTTATCATGGCTATCGTACCAAAGGCGACACTTAATGTATATTTTGCTCCTAACACCTTTCAGGGTTTTTATAACTCCATTAATCAGGCTGTTAATGATAACTGTAGTTTGGTTTCGATATCATGGGGTGCATCGGAGTCAATTTGGTCATCGTCAATGATGAATAGTTTTAACACTCTTTTCCAAACTGCGGTGAATAAGGGTTGTACCATTTTAGCGGCTGCCGGTGATAACGGTTCATCTGATGGTGGTAGTGGAAACAATCTCGATTTTCCATCAAGTTCTCCCTTTTGTTTGGCCTGCGGTGGTACACAGCTAGCCGCTAATGGAAATAATATATCATCCGAAACGGTATGGAATATTAGCCCAACAAGCAGCGCTACGGGAGGTGGAATTAGTAAGACGTTCGCAATGCCGGATTACCAAAGTGGTATAACAACAGTCTCTTTGGGAGGTAAACGTGGATCTCCAGATGTGGCTGCAAACGCTAGTCCATCGACTGGCTATCAATTATATATGAGCAGTCAAGGAGGAAATATCGTGGTCGGAGGAACAAGTGCAGTTGCCCCACTCCTTTCCGCATTGTTGGCACGCATCAATCAAAGTATTGGTCATAACGTTGGATTTATACATCCAACAGTATATTCAAATCCGAGTATATCGAGAGACATTACAGTTGGGAATAATGGTGCTTTCCAAGCCAAAGCAGGCTGGGACTGTTGCACCGGTAACGGAGTGCCAATTGGAACTGCATGGTTAACTGCATTTGGCGGATCTGCTGGACCGACGGGTCCTACCGGACCACAAGGACCTACGGGAGCAGCTCCTATCATCGCATTTAGTGCTTCTCAAACAACCGGTATGGCACCGTTTACTACAACCTTTGCCGATCAATCAACGAATTCGCCAACAAGTTGGACCTGGACATTTGACGGAAGGAATAGCAGCAATCAACAGAACCCCTCTTATACATTCCAAAATGCTGGTGTCTTCGATATTAGTTTATCAGCGGCGAATAGTTTTGGTTCTAATACAGTAACAAAGACTGGATATATCACTGTAACAGCACCACCATTGCCACCGGTTGCTGGCTTTTCAGCGAATAAGACAGTTGGAAACGTACCACTTTCGATAGCTTTTACTGATAATTCAACAAATAGTCCAACCGGTTGGAGCTGGGATTTTGGAGATTCGGGTACAGCTTCAACGAAAAATCCAACACATTTATATAATCAGGCTGGTGTATATTCAGTTAGTTTACAGGCGACAAATGCTGGAGGGACAGGCTCTGTCACTAAGACGAATTATATAACAGTCAACAATATTCCCGCACCTACTGCTAATTTCACCACTTCATCAGCTACCACTGGTTTCGCCCCATTGGCTATCAAATTTAAAGATACCAGTACTGGGAACCCAAATCAATGGCTATGGAATTTTGGAAATACAACAAGCACCCAACAAAATCCAACTTTTACATTCAATAACCCAGGGCAATATACAATTTCACTAAAGACGACTAATAATGGTGGCTCAAATACCATAACTAAGACAAACTATGTTACTGTTAAACAGCCGCTGCCCATTGCTTCATTCTCAGGATCGCCCGTTTTCGGTAAAAAACCATTAACCGTAAAATTTAAAAATAATTCAACAGGAGCAACATCATTTTCATGGTCATTTGGTGATGGGACTACTTCTCAAGATTCAGCTCCCACTCACGTTTATTCTAAATCAGGTTCATATAGCATTAGCCTTACTGCGGTTAATTCATCAGGAAACAGTGTCATGACTAAGAAAAAATATATAGTAGTCAGTTAAACAATTTAATTAGAACGAAATAATATATAAAGATATCTTATATTATAAGAAGTACAGAAAATGTTAGACTATGTTGGTATTCGGAAACTATTCCACGAGAAAAAATGCGCGTTGTTGTCGGACGATCCTTTGGACGTCAATAACATTCATTATGTTTGTTCGTGCACTAGGGAAGAACATATGTCACTCGATCGATTTAAGGAAGTCAGTCATTGTGATGATTGCAACGGGCCAAGTAAAAACACAAAATTTACGTACCAATATGTCAAACAGTATTTTAAAATACATGGTTCTACGTTGACATCAACAGAATATACTGGCACAACCCAAACATTAGAGTTCATTTGTGGCATCTGCAATGAAATGAAACTTAAAACATTTGAATGCTTTCGAAAACACCCAGAATGCAATGAATGCAGAAGAAAGATAGCAGCAGATTCATTACGACTCACATATGAATTTGTTTATAATGAATTCCAGAACGGCGGATGTAAATTGCTTAGTAAAGAATATAATAATGCCCATGAACTTCTACATTATATATGTAAATGCGGAAATGAAGCATATATAACATATAGCGATTTCAAAGCTAATGGACGATGTAGGGAGTGTGGGAATAACAAGATGCGATTACCATATGATTACGTTAAAGACTTGTTTGAATCGTTAGGATTCACGTTAATATCAAAAATTTACATCGATTGTGATACACCTTTAGAATGCATTTGCATTTGTGGTAAACTGGCTAACCTAAGTGTTACTACTATCCGGGCAGGCAATAGATGTGGATGCCTAAAATCTAAAGGAGAAATAGCCGTCAAATCAGTGTTGGATGCATCAGATATCCATTACAAACCTCAAAAGCGATTTGATGATTGTAGAAACATCAACACTCTGCCATTTGATTTCTACGTTGATAACTCATTTCTTATTGAATTCGCAGGTGAACAGCATTTTAAGTCAATTGAACGATTCGGTGGTGATGCCCAACTCGCCAAACAGATCAAACACGATGATATCAAAAACCGATATGCCATCACCAACAACATCCCAATCCTTCACATCAGCTACAAAGAGATGGCACATATCCCCATTATTATTGATCTATACCTAGCGATGATTAAAGCCAATGCTGCTCCACCTATCACATTTACCAATAAAAAGCTATACCAACGCATGTATAGCTCCGTTAAACGCCTCCTCAAAGTCCCCAAAATACCAAAACTCCTGCTAACCAGCAACGAGTTACCACCAGACACCGAGTCAGATTACCTATTCCTCCCTTTCTAA